GAGCACAAATACGAGATGTCACTCTACAACTTGCTGTGCCTCGGTTTTGAGAGCCACCAACTCGCACAGATGATGGAAGATGAGAATGTTATTTATTTTGCGCAGGAGCCGCAACCATGAGCAAACACCGTCTCTTTGGCAGACTGCCATCACATCGCAGGTTTGCCCGGCCTATCGAAGTAACTATTCATCATGATATTGATGGTTGGTACTCCGTTACCAGTGAGCACACAACTATTTTTGGTTCTGGACCCACCAAAGGCGAAGCTCTAGCCGATTTCAAGCAAGCGTTGATTACCGACTTTATTGAACTAAGCAGGCCAGAACATGTTTTATTTTGGCCGATCCAGCAAGAGCTAGATTGGATGAGATCGGTGATTACTTGGAGATAAATATGGACATCCATCAGGACAATGGCATTTTTGAGTTTCATTCCGAAGGATACAGCATCACCCAGTTTACCACAGGCAGTGACAGGGCCATCAAAGCGCACGTGCGCCGCGCCTTTTGCCGCTTGGTGATTGAGGAGATGCATCGGCAATGTATTGAAGTTGACCTAACAGTTTCATAAGGGAAGCACAACAATGAATAACCCAAAAGCCCAATTTCAAGTCAACAACGGCGCTGGATGGGAAACCATAGCCGAAGCCGACATTATCAATGGCATTGTTAAGCCACCCAACGCATGGACGATGGTGCGAGCCATGCAAAAGAGAATCAGTTACACAGGATATACACCAATAGAGATAACCATTGCTCCAGAAAAGGACGATCCAATGGAACACATCATCAAGCTCAAACGCATCGAGCCACCGGAAAAGATCATTCTTGATGCAACCGAGTATTATACCCTGCTCTCACTTCTTGGCGATCAAATCATCAAAAATATGAAATTGGCTGAAGCAGAAGACCTTGGTAAGCATGAGCTAGCAGGCATGGAATATCTCAAAACACTGCACAAAAAGCTCTTGCCCTATCAAATCAGGGGTCATGTTGAATTGAGGCTAACGGAGGAGCAATCCAATGCTACAAGATAAATTCTATCCCTATGGACACTCAGAACTCGATATCGAGGTCGCGCAACCGCTCATCAAACAGCATCAAATCCTGCGGCAAACGGTGGAGCAGCACTTTGCAGGCTGGCGCGTGCTCAAGATCGAACAGGACAGCACAACCACCTACGACTACACCGAGAAAACAGCTACGCAGCCACATCCTGAATACATCATGGCAGAGGCACAAGCACAGTTCACCATTGAACTCGTTGAGGACAAACCACGCGAGATCGAAACGTCTCTCAACGAACGGTTGAAGCTCCCACTTGAGCATCTGGTGATCCGGGCCAGGCTGATTGCAAACGGCAAATTACTCATCACACAAACACGCGCAAGTATTGAATAAAGCAGGGAGAGCAATAGCATGTTTGGCAAATTTCGCTGTATGCAATGTAAATATCGCTTTCCGTACCAGCAAATCGTCTATGACCATTATTTGTGCCTGGATTGCTACGCCTGGGCAAGAGGCGCAATGGATCGCAACGAGGGCAGGCCACTACTGGAACATGAAGTGGATATCTTGTTAGCTACTTACGAAGGGCTTGCACCGTGGGGCTTCTGGAAGATGCTAGACAGCCGTGAAGCTAACTACATTCTTGATCATGAATCAGCACACAGGCCACCCATGCACACCTGTACGATCTGCCATCGCTACTATCGAGAGCGTGACGCAGGCTCTCATAACGTCTGCAAGTGGTGTAGCAACAAGATGAAGAAATTGATCACACATCAAGCTCTGCCCAAACAGGAAAGACACTTTATCTCTGAATAACTATTTCAACGGAAGTGAACCATGTCTACTATTTCACCACCACGCTCCACTCGCTCACTGGGCTACTCCGCTCGGCGCAGTTCGGGTAGTTGCGAGCACAAAAAAAGAGGGACGCTCCAATCCCTCCTTTCTCAATTATTTCGCGTTTCACGCAGCTATCACGGGATGGGGTTCCTCGCCATCCTCAACATTGATAGGAACCCCCAACGTGTCAACATCTGCCTGCCTCCACACAGGATTATGTTGCTTTTTCAAATTCGGATTATAATTCGCTGGCTTAATTCCATGCTCTTTTATTCTGGTAAAAAATGTTCCTCGGCTAATATTCAACCGATGCATGGCTTGATCTGTCGTCAACACTTTGTCGCTCCTAGCCATAAGAAATCACCTCTCTCAATGTCTGTATTCTATACCATTGACATTCAAAATGTCAAGTCGTATAATATGTTCAAGGTTACAAATTATCTTAGTCATTCAACGCTATTGGAAATATTATACATAACAATGGCGGGAATTGACAATATAGACAATTTTTACAAAGTAACCAGTACTAGAGGGCAAAAAAAAGAGGCCGATACCAGCCTGAATAGTGTTACGGCAGTTTACCTGCTCCCCGAATGTGACCAGCAGCCAAGGAGCAGGCTTAGTTCACTACGCCGTCTAAGCTTGATTCTACCTGACTTTACCCAAAAAAGTCAAGGTTACCAATCAAGCAAGGGCGGTGGTTGGAGGTGTATTTATGAGTAAACGCAATCGCCAAAAAAGACGCCATATAGGGAATATCGGAATTATCCCCACAATTCTTCAGACATTACGCGCTGACTTCTCCTGCAATGAAGAAGAGATTGAGCTTATTCAAGAAGCATTGAAAAAGAGAGTCCCTTATGAGATCGCGCAATATATGCAAGACATCCATGAGGGAAAAGTACCGTTCCTTGTCAGGCAACCCTTACATCTTGATATGGGAGACGGCACGACTCAAGAGATTCAGATGAGAAATGACCCTCACATATTGATACTGGATTATCTTGAGGAAAAGTTTAATAAACGCTTCGCTCTTCTTTACTGGCATGCCATAACTTCCACTACACCACAAGATTTTTATGATGGCTTCAAAATTTTTAAGAGCATGCCTCTCACCAATAAAATCCTTCAAGGTGGAGACCCGGATATCTATTCTCCAGAGTGGATAGCCACACATGCAAAGGTAGCGATGGACTACCTTGCTCCACTTGTCCGCTCACAAAATATGCCACCGGGAGCAGCAATCGTACTCGCAGCCGGAATTATGGATCGCAATATCACAGGCAAAGAACGCTATATCTCTGAAGATGATCTTCTCAAGATTTGTGAAATGATTATGGCTGCCTGGGAACAGAAGTTGTTTGCTCCCAATGAAAATTATCCCTATACCTTTGAGCAAACGGCTCAAGACTGGCAAGATAACGATAAAAATATAGATGGAAAGTGATGGCATGGAGCAATGACGCAAGATGTAGACAAGCAAGAAAATCTCAAGACTGGTTTTGTGTTCCCTAATGAGCAAATTCTTATTGTGCGGCCCTGCCTACTCAGGTTTTGCCGCAACATTTACCCTGCTGCAAAACTTCTGAGCACATTTCTTTACCACGCCCGGAAGTGTAACGAGCAAGAGCCTACATTTACCATGTATCGCACACAGGAGCAACTAGTAAGGGATATGTGCGGTGATATTAGCGAGAAAACGTTGCATGATGTTGCAGTGCCAACACTGCAACTTGCTGGTTTTCTTGATCTAGAGGAGCAATTAAAGAGCAATCGCTATACCATCGATTTGGTTGTCATACGTCAGGCCCTGGCTTTATACATTTCTAACCAGGAATCCCAACCGCAATTAGAAAAATTTCTTATTGACATTACGCAATTAGAAAAATTTCTTATTGGTAAACCTGAATTAGAAAAATCTCTAATTGATAAGAAATATTTCTTATCGCAATTAGAAAAAGTTCTAATTCATACTAGAAAAATTTCTAATTGCCAAAGAGGTCGTAAACCTAGTTCTCAAGATGGCTCAGATGGCAATTCTCAAAACACAGAGAATAAGAGATATAAAAGAGATATTACTTTAGAGAATAATAGTGTTTTGTCGTCAGACAAAAACAACGCCACACCCTCGCCAGAAGAAATTGAAAAACAAATCGCTCGACTTCAAGCAGAACTGAATCGATTGAATGGCACACCCTACCAGGGCAACATGCAAAATACAACCGATCCTGGTGGCTCAACAAACACTCTGCCAAAGGGTGGTGCATCCCCCACTTCAGCCGGGAGATTTTCTGACACCCCCTCTAATCAGAATACCGCACAAGAGCCACCTGTTGAGGCTAGCGTGTCTCCTGTGCAAGAGAGTCGTAGCGTTGGGAGTCTCAACACACAAGTGCCAGAATTCACGCCACAGAGCCAAGAAACCGCATCTGAGAAAGAGGACATCCATGAAGATCGCGCCCATTCAATGGATAGCCGTGATGGTGATCTGGACAATCTATCTCGTCATCCAGATACTCATTCGGCTACGGATCTACGGCAGGATGCGAGCAGTGCTGTTGTGGGGAACAACCATCTCGACGGCACTGCTGGCGATACTCGTTCTGGAGTGGCAACTGGTGTAACTAACGAAAATCTTCGCGATGGTGAAACAATAGGTGCAGAGCCGACGCAGGGCACTGCTAACGAAAAATTGCGCGACAATTCTTATAGCCCGAATTCGACTACAAAACCTGCCGTACCTGCTACTCCCGAACCAGCAAAGCCTGCTCGTACTCGTGGCGGCAAGGGTGCCGGCAGTGCTGAGAAGCCCAAGAAGGTTAAGCCAGTTGTGCCAGATGAAGAGTTAGCCCTGCGCAAAGAGTTGCATGTCTGGGTCAATCAGCGCCGGGGGTATTCTCTCCAGAATCGCGCAACAACGAAACAAATTATTGACGAAAACACAGCATGTATTACACTTGCACATATGCTCTATGTAGCGCAATATGAGCAGAACACAGAAGAGGGTAGTACTTGGGATGATTTCAGTTTTGTTTGGGATTATAGCGTGAAGCATGATAAATATTGGTCGCAACCAAATAATAAAAGCCGTTTCGGTGCTTATGCCTTGCTTCAGATGTTTGCTCAGACCATTGTGAAGCGAAGTAAAAACAACGTAACACCAATACGTCCAGCTTCTCCTGCCCAACAAGAGCAGACAGCAGAAAAAGCAGCGGCAATGGATGCTGCAATTCAAGAGCGATTAGCCAGAATGCAACAAAGACAAGCCATTTAGTGAAAGGGAGTACAGTCATGGCAGAGACCAACCGAAACAAGATTACCGACATTATGGCGCAGCGCAGACGCCTGGGTATCCAGCCAGTGAATAAAGGTCCGGTTCAGGTCGGCACAAACATGCTACGTTTGCCCGATATGGTGTTTCATCGCATGGGAGGCAAGCCAACAGCAGAAGAAGTACAAAAAACCTGCTCTATCTGTGGCGAGGTGCCTCCGCGCAAGGTTGCCAACGGTTGGCTCCCTGGCAAATGTCAGTGTGAGCAAGAGATGGCTACACGCGAACGCGAGCGCAGGGAACGCGAAGAGCAGTACAAGCTTATGGCCCAACAGTTGCGGCGAAATTGTGAGAAGTGCTACACCTGGCTCGGTCCTGATTGGAGCGATCTGGATCTGGACGAGAAGGAAAAGACGTTCAAGAACTTTGACTATTCTGTTCAGATGGATGGGATGGTGGCCGCGATGGATATGGCAGAACAGAGACGTGGCAATCTCATTCTGTGGTCTGATAAGTCCTGGGGTACTGGCAAAACGCACCTGGCAAGAGCGATCTGTAAACAACTGATCGAGCAGAACATTCCTTGCCGGTTCACGACTGCACAGAACATGTTCAATGCTTTTGGCGCTCGGATGGATGAGCACCAGGGCTATAGCGATCTGCTGGCGGAAGCTGGTACAACGCCACTCCTGGTGATTGACGATTTGGATAAGTTGCATAAAGCTCAAAGTGAGTTTAAGCAGAGTATTCTCTTTGAAGTGCTCAATAAACGCTACCTGCGTAAACTGCCGACGGTCATCACTACAAATGCGCGGGTGGTGATGACTGACAACGATGTAGAGGGCATATCGGATTACATAGGCCGAGCTGCTGCATCCAGACTCTGTGATCTGTCGAATGGTGGACTACAGGTTGTTGAGATGAATGGCGATGATTACCGAAGGCGGAACCGAAAAATTTAGCAGAACAAGAAAGGATAAGGATGAAACATGGATAACAAACAATCTCTCGAAACAAGGTTTGCGCGATTTTCGGTTGCTTCATTTGAAAGTTTTGAGACAGATCAGAGCGGTGTGCAAGATGCCTACCTGCAGGCCAAGCAGTACGCTGATGAGCCCACAGGATGGCTCGTACTCACCGGGCCGATTGGCTGTGGTAAAACACATCTTCTGGTGTCCATTGCCAAGAAGTGTTTAGAAAGAGGTCTTCAGGTACTTGTTTACCCAGTGTCAGAGTTACTGGATTATCTGCGTTCGGTTTCCTTAAGTGAACAAAATTTCAATGAAGTGTTCGATCAGATCAAAGACGTGGACGTGTTGGTTCTGGATGACTACGATGAGCCAGGTACGATGTGGGCAAGGGCCAAACTATTCCAATTGTTAAATCACAGATACAACGAAAACTTGTCTACCGTCATAGCGTCCAGCAATGTCGATTTAGAAAGCATTGACCCTCGTACGTATTCCCGCCTCAATGAAAAGAGCCTGGTTACAATCGTTAAGATGGAGAACGTACGAGATTACAGATTATATGGCATTGATGAGGAATAATAAATGGCTTTCACCCTTACAGAGAAAGAAGCGCGTCGGCTCGGCCTGCTCCCTACCGACGAGCAACCCAAACCAGCCAGGCCAGCACGCAAGCATCGGGCCACCTGGAGCCGGGGCAACATCGAGGATTGGGAAGGCCCGAACGGTTGGCGTGTGGGCATTGCGCGAATGCCACGAGAGGATGTGATGGTGGATGTGGTGGTTGCGTGGCGAGAGGGCAAGGTAGGAGTGAGTGAGGTGGCAGAGTGGGAGACGTTTAAGTGTTGGAGTGTGGAGCGGATTGAGGCGAAGTTAAGAGAATTGGAGAAACAACAAGGATGATCACCTTTTATAGGGCGAATAATGCAAGAAAAATTAATTTTTGGTCAAGTACCAGCAGCACAGCCACAAACACCTACCTGCGCGTTTCAAGTAATGATCATTGATCGCAATGGCCGCGTCAAATCGGCCCGCTGCCAAGAAAAGCCGATCATCAACGACTGGTGCCTGTGCCATCAACACGCGCAGGCAGGCATGGACCTGGGGGCCGCATTGGACTATCCAGAAATAGCTGTCCCACTAGTAGATAATGAACCATGCAAAATCATCCTGGGGCAGGGACGCGAGAACTGGCAGGCGTACTTCGAGCGAGCTAGAGACCCAGGCTTGGCAACTGTTATGGCCTATCTAGAAAAAATTAGGGCAGAAAGAGAGAAATAACCAGTGTCAGCACACTACAAGCAAAAAGCAACACATCGTCTCAATCGCGGCGAAGTGGCCGGGCCGAAATATAACAGTACGGTTCTGCACCGCAAAATCACAGTGGATGGTCAGACCATATCCGTGTATGCTGCCACTGCGGAGGAGTTCTATTGCTATGTTTACGATTTCTTGCTACAGCACTATAATGCCGTCAAATTAGCTGAGGAAAAATACGTAGAGACGTTTGATTTGGACTGGACAGATTGGCAACATCGCATCTCTGCGATCGAGCATCTGGACGCGATCAATCAATCGCGCATTCATCGCCAGTTGCCTGTGATCCAGTTGTTTGCTGACGAGTGACTACTCCCCCGACTGAAGATCGGGGGCTTCTACGGATTGGTTACCGAGGCTCTGTAGTCCCAGAGCCAGAATGTTTAGAGAAGCATTGAGGTCTCGATCCAGATGCAAATGACAGCACGGACAATCGAATATCCTCTCGGAGAGCGGCATCTTTTGCCGGTGTCCGCACTGGCTGCACGTCTGGCTTGTGTAGGCTGGATTGACTTTGACAACGACTCTGCCAGCCTCTTCCGCTTTGCTAGAGAGTTGCTCAAAGAATGCCGACCACGAGGCATCTGCAATGCTTTTCGCAAGACAATGATTGTGTACCATACGATTAACGGTCAGGTCCTCGACGCAGATCACGCCAAAATGATCGACAATCTGACGGCTATTCTGATGGGTGAAGTTCTCACGCCTGAACTTGATACGCTCATGAACGCGGGCTACTACCTTACGGTGCTTCCGGCGTTCTGGGGTCCCTTTGGCAAGCTTAGAATGCTTGCGCTGGACCTTAGCCAGTGCTTTCTCTTCCTTGCGAAAGAACCGAGGATTCTCGATCTCTTCAGCAGTCGAGAGGGTGGCAAAGGTTTTGAGCCCTACGTCAATACCCACTTGGAGAGAGCACTCTGGCAGCCGTTCAGGTTCACATTCTACCGAGAAGGAGACATACCACTTGCCGGTACTGCTTTTGTGGATGGTACAGGTCTTGATCTTTCCCTTGATCTCACGGTGGTAGACCATCTTCACGCTGCCAATCTTGGAGAGGCAGACCCGGTCGTCATGCGTGATACTAAAGCCACTCTGGGGGAAGGTGAAGCTATCGTAGCGGTTCTTGCCACGAAAACGAGGGAAGCCGGGTTTTTCTCCGCTCTTACATCGCCTGAAGAAGGCTTTGAAAGCCAGATCGATGCGGACGGCAACGTTCTGCAGGACCTGGGAATGAACTGTTTTGAGGGAGGGACGTTGTTCTTTCAGTCTCGAATAGGTGGCTTGCTGTTGATAGCAAGACAAGCTTTCCCCGGTCTGCTCATAGGCATTCTTGCGCGTTTCAAGCAGATGATTGTAGAGCCATCGGCACTCCTCAAGGGTTGCCTCAAGCTTCTTCAACTGCTTCTTTGTTGGATAAATTCGGTACTGAAAGTTTTTGATCATGTGGCTAGTCTAGCAGATTTTAAGCAAATTGTCAAATGCAGCTTAAAATCCTGTGGTGTGGTACTATCCCACTCTACCCAGCCAGCCCGAAAGGAGCGGCGCTTTCATCCCCCGCTTGAAAGACGGGGGCTTTCCCGCGCCGGTTTCGTAAACATGCAAAAAGGCTGATAGTGATGTTCTATCAGCCTTTTTCTCTGGGCAACTAAAATTTCCACCCGTGTTTCTGCATGTTGGCCTGCTTTCCTCGTTTTAGCATCCGCGCCGTAAGCCCCCTGCCCTTTAGGGATGGGGTACTTCACGTGCTCCAACGTTTCGGATTTGTGCTTCGAGAGGACAAAAACGGGGAGCCAGTCCGTTTCTGAACCGGCTCCCCGTTTCAATCTTCTTGCTACTTTTACTTTACTTCGCAAACTTTCCACCACTGTATAGGCAGTGCCTCAACTTAGGACTTGCTGAGAACTTGACCTTCAGCCAGGCGAGGGACGACCACCTGAGCAATGATGAGGATATCATCATTTGATAGACAAACATTCATTCGGTTGAATTTTATGTCCAATCCCGTGCGCAGAGCCAGGACCTCGGCTGTAGCAGGATGTCCTACAGCCTGTACAAAGCCATTGGACAAGAGCGATATTGCCTCATGCTCTTGAATTGGATGCATCTGTACTGAATGAGGATGAGATGCATCAAACATTGCCATCGCTATTGTATTGCAAAGAATTGTTGCCATGTTTTGTTCTCACTTTCTTTAGACCTTGCCTAAAGGTCCCAACCGTGCTTTTTCATATTTTCAACTTTTCCTTTTTTCAGCGTCTCAAACGTCTCTGCTAGCGACATGAAAAGGACCTTATATTCCATTGCGCCAGACTGAAACATAAGAATATCGTTGTCCGTTCCTCCATATTTCTCGGCGAATGCGACGCTTTTGGCGTCAGGCCGGGGTGTGTATCCATAGAGATCTGCGGGCAGCGCATCTCTCCCAATAATCAATTTGAAGCGATTATCATATCGATCACTGCGGCGTTGGTACGTTTCTTCTTCTGATTCTCCCTCCCGCTCATCGTATATCGGGTTTTGGAGGATTTCAAACGTATCCTCCGAAGCCACAATTACTTCAAACAGCCTACGATATTGCTCTGCCAGCGGGATACTTCGTAATCCAGTTGCACGAAGATCGCGTTCTTTCTGGATACGCTCTTTTACTTCAGATACTGGCATAGCGGTATTGTACAGTTCCGCAAGGTCCTGGACTTTGCCTCCATGCCAGATAAAACCATTCCGATCAAGGAACTCTTCTAGTTCGTCGTTATGTATTAAATGCATGTTATCTACCTCTCTAATGGGCAAGCAACTCTTCTATTGCCTGCTTGCCTGCTTGCAGATACTCTTCCACAAATTTCACTGCATCCTCGTACGGGACGAATAGATATTCTTTGTAGTGGATAGCATCGTATGAGTACGATGTATCGCTATCAAAGCACATGTCGCTGTTTCCAGCGCTATGATAAGAGCCTTTGCCGATATATCGGAAGCGCTTGATGATCATCTCATGCGCCTCAGGAGATCCCTCTAGACCTTTCTCTTTTATCTCTTTCAATTGGCTATGAAAGCGCTCTACTCCCTCCAGCTTGGAAACAATGATATTAACGAGCTTCTTGAGAGAGCTCGTACTCTTTGCGTCATTGTATCGAAGCTTCGATACTGCTAATAGAGCGTCTCTTCTACCAAAGTAAGCGGGATTATCTCCCATTTGCCTTTCTGCTTCCCAGGTTTCATGGGCAAACTTAACAATACTCTCAAGACGAGATTGATCGAGTCCAAACTTTTCGACATGAGCAAGAAATTCATTCTCTTGCTCGACTTTCTCTTGTTCAGCCTGGATATCCCAATAGCTTTCTTTCTGGAATATCCTATCATTCCACAAGAAATCATTGTAGGCAGGACCGAAATGTCCTAACTTCAACCACGTCCTTGCGAGTTGAGGCTTGTTGCACTCTTGCCTCAACCTTTCTTCCATTTTTTCATACCAAGCCTCACCTTTTCCATTTGGCCTGGTAGCCTCTTCAAGTAATCGCTCAGAGGCGAAATCAAAGAACTCCAGGCGCACTCTTTCGGCCTTTGCAGTATCGGCTTTTGTTCCAAATAATAAAGTTTTAAACATGTTTGTTTTCTCCTTTGTTTGTTTCTCAACTTCTATGTTTTTAGTATACGTCAGTCGAATATATAAGTCAAGTGTTTTTAGGTCGATTTTTACCAATTTTGAACTTAAATGCGAATGTTGGTATTCTCTTGACGAATATGCAAGCACGCTGTATACTTAGCATTGTCATATATTCTTTAGGCGAATACTTGGAGGTGCTTTGTATGGCACGAAAGAAAGAGATTGAATGGGTCAGCGGTAAGGAGGCAGCCCAGATCATGACTGATAATACAGATCATGTGGTGCAGGATGCCTACGTTCGTTTGCTTGCAAAGAAGGGAAAGATACGCTCGCGTCCAGTAAATAAACGAGAGAAAGAGTATCACAAGGGAGATGTGGAGGCGTACATTGTGGAGCGACGAAGCGAAAAATCGTGTGAGGCATTCAAAAATGAGGTGAAATCATGAAACTTTACGCCGTTGGATATAGGTCTCTGGATGAGGAGTTGATGGTGGTAAATATCAGAGCCGACAATCCTGAACAGGCGTTACAACGTCTAACGGATTGGGCCGAAAAGCGCTACGATTTCCGGTATGGTCCGCCGGAAGTGGATGATGTAAGAGAAATAGAATTTGATGGAGATTCTGTTTGTATAGCATGGAGGACATGATATGAAATGCTTATTCTACGGATCGTTTGGCGTTTCTCGCTCGCCAAGCGGCAAGTACGCCACCGTAACCAAGGCCAAGTGTCCAGAGTGCGGCGCGGTTCGCACTCTGCAACGCCGCTCTGGCAACATGTGGTTTTATCCAGAGCACGAGACATTAATGACAGGTATCGGACGAGATACCGTGTATCTCGTGTATGTTAATACATCCGGCGTGTTTGTCGAGCCATAGTATCACAAACATGTACGTGCCTGCCTTGACATCAAAAGGCAAAAAAGTGTGAAGAAAAAGGTCCGGGTAATATCAACCCGGCCCCTTTTCTTTCGTTAGATGTGGAGGCGCTCCACAATTTGTGTTAAAACATTGCCCACGACTGATATTTGCCAAAAGTCTGAAGCTTGTGATGATGTCAGATATGCATATGGTATTGTGCCATATCCGTTCTGACCATAGCTTTCTCCCCACGAATTACGGAATTTGAAACGCTGTGTCGCATCATCAAATCCCACTGCTACAATGGCATGCCCTCCCAGCAGAGGCTCATCCGGTCCCGGCATTGGAACGACTCCATCATTGGCATCCATGAATGATTGGAATACGTTAATGCCAAAAACAAACGGCAGCCCAGATGCTAAGCACGCTTTCATCATCGTGAGATTTTTGGTAATGCGTCGATAGCTCACCACACGATGATCGAGCGCATCAACACGACACTGTACTGGCGGTTCCACAGCGAATTTGCTGGTGTCGTACGGCCAGAGCGACTCAGGACAGACACCGCGCTTGTTCATCACCTTCATGCCGTCTCGCAATGTCGCACCGCTGTCCTGGCTCACATCGCCTTCCAGTGCACGCTCGAAGTAGTAAATGAAAAGCCGCGATGGCGTAAAATCAGGAAGCTTTTGACGTAATACATCGAATTCAAATGCTCCTGCAATAGCGTTCGCTGTGCAGCTACCAAGGTCTCCCTGGTCGTACACCGGCGGACATTGCGCTGTCAAATCGACCTGTGCGGGCAAGGATTGTGCCACGTCCTCAGGGATTGTAAAGAGCAGATCGCGGCCATCTGGGGTATCTCGTCGCCAGCCAAAGCGGTAATTATTAGTACTTGTCATATGTGATATCCTCGTATTTTAGTTTCTTTGCCAATTCTTCGCTGCTCATGTGCAATTGCACACGTATCTTCTCTATCGCATATTGCAATGCATCGGTTACTTCGCTGGCAGTGGCGCTGTCACGCATTACATCGCGTGGTACTACATATCCAGTGAAATAGTCAGACCTGCGTACCATACGCTTTAAACCTTGCAGCACGATGATGCTATATTCCGCATCACTAAATCTCACAAATTTTTCATGCATTTTCTTCTTTTCCCTCCTCGGTATTTGTGGGTGGTGGCTGTGCTTCCGGCAGGTGAGAAGGATTACAAAACCACTCTAGTTTCAACCGGTTGTGGCTCAGGTCCTCCGGCGCGTCGTCTATGAGGTGAGAAGGATTACAAGACCACTCTAGTTTCAACCGGCCCTGCTCGTCGTAATTGGCACGGTACCATTCGGCAAAGCCTGGAAAAATTTGGTCGAGTGCGGTCAACCCCTGCTCGCTCAGGCGCTGCGGTGCTGGAGCGCGCCTGCGGCGGTGTCTAGAAGCGCGTTCGTTAGTCATGAGGTATCTCCACGGGGCTATCAGTTCTGGGCCATCTTCAGGCTCGTAGTAGTACTCCAGGTTGATGTCGTCCTGCGTCCAGCCTTCGTTCGCGAGCAGGTACTTCAGCACTCGCTTTTGTAGCGTGCCAAAGCCGGTACGAATGCCTCAAACAAACAAAAAGGGCATCGAAGCGCATAAAAAAACGCTTCGATGCCCGATGATTGGCCGCAGCCCTCTAGTTCAGCATCTTTGTGAGCTTAATTTTATGCTACAGACTGGCCTTTGTCCAGGTCCATAGCGTGTGACTTCTGTCAATTATGCAGCCAGTGATTAACTCCATGATGATGAGAACAAGCGCCGCTTCCTGTCGCCATCGATGTCGTGCCATCATTACACTCGGCACCGGTTCGCTGGCCTGTCTCTTCTGGAGGAGGCGATTGCACCGATGGCGACGTTGGCACTTGTGCAGGCGCTTGTTCTGCCGGTGCAGATTGTTGTATGGGCGGCTGCGTTGGCGTGGGTACAGGTGTAGGTCGTGGCGTTGCTATCGGGCTTTGAGTTGGTGCGATCTGCCGTACGGGCGGTTGGGTCACAATAGCGGTTGGTTGTGCTACTGCAGTTTGGCTTCCAGAGTTGGCAGCAGCGGAACAAATACAGCAGGAGAAACAGAGAAACAGCGCGATGCTACACACTGCAATTTTGCCTGCTTTGCCACGTTGTTGGAACCATGCCCAGAGCTTTTCATGCGCAAGCTGTGGACGCGCCGGTGGCTGTGAGTATGGAGGCCATGGCGGGCCTGGTTGCATAACAAATCCTTTCTTGAACAATTGTGCAAATAGTGTTAATCGAGAAATACATAGAAACAAGAGAAAGTATAGCACAACGTGTCAATCGTGATAAAATGTTGGCATTCACGGACGTTTGTGCTATTCTCTCTTCGATACGCTGATTGCTGACAGGCCAGAGCTAGAGCCAATAATCAGGAAAGCGATAGAAGAGTCAACGACCCCCGCGAAGATCGCGGAGGCTTGTGTCGTCGCCCCTGGACTCCACCGCAACTCGGCAGATCTTCGTAGACGTGCCGCTTTGGCTTCACGGTCCGAGGCATCAGGGGCCATTGACACAAACCCCGTCCTGATCCAGTCCTGCCGGACCAGGAGCGTTCTCATGGTGACATTGCGAGCGCCAATCAGATCAGCATGCAGGTCTCCAGAGGCGATTGAGATGAATAAATCTATCGGTTGGCTCTACAGCCAGTTCCAGAACGATAACAGCATAGGGACAGCACAATGCTATCTCTGTGCAACGAGATGTACTGAACAGCATACTGTTGCTCGTGGACTAGCTGATACATTCAACAGCCACTATCTTGCAGCATGTCCAACATCAGCCTATCTCTGTGATGCCTGCCAGTGGTACTTTGACAATAAAGCAGGCCATCCAGAATTTCGCAAGATGTCGCTTATTGTCCAGCCTCATTCCTGGCAGAATTGGCAGCGCGAACAGATGAAGGACGATATCTTGCATGCATTGCGGCATGGTCTGGAAGAAGATTGCTATCTCGTGATATCTCTGAGCAAAAAGAAGCATGTGCTGCTACAAGCTCCATTGAATGCCACTAGAAGCCATCAATTGTCCATACAGGTTGAGGAGCAGGTTGCACATCTCAATCTGTCAATCTGGGAAGCAATTGAGATGCCGTTTATGGGGCTGCTTCAACTCGGACATGGAAAAGGAGAGATCCTGAGCGGTAATCTCTATGGCCAGACGCTTAAAAAACATGGCCAATGGGATTGGGCGCTTTTGCTCAGTCGCCAATTGGAGCAATGGCGCAACTCGCCGCAAATCGAATTGTACAGCTATATCACGATAGTTGAAAAGGAAGAAAAAGATGCAACAGGAGAACGGCCTAGCGCAGGAGATGGACCTGGAGCCATTTCAGCAGGAACTAGAGATACGAAAAGTAGCAGCAAGCCTGCTGAGAGCCGTGTGGAACGGCATCGACAAAGAATATCTGAGCAAGTATCGCATGGAGATCTGGAGAATGTACGAAGAGAGAGTAGCGACGGCGGCACGAATTACGAACAGCTTGACCTTTTTTCTCTCTAGGCTCTCACAGATGTTCCAAGTGGCTGAGATTGGCAAGGATGATGATGAACGCCGATTCGTGGCCGATTGCCTTGCAGGAAAACACGGTGACCCTATGCTCATCCTAGAGGCACTACGGCGTGATCCACAGGTCTGTGTGATGCTCATGAGAATAGCTAAAGACGAAGAAAAGCAAGAGAAAGGATGGATTGCCAATGCAGCAGGTAAATAGTTACAGGTTTGAGGGCATTGCTACAGCCTTAAGTGCGGTGTCTCATCTGGGTGATAGCACTGGCGGTACAACGTCAATTCTACGTCGCGAGAAAGTTATCTCTCATGGCAAAATCATTGATGTAGCGATGATCTCAGGTAACTCGTTTCGTGGTCAATTACGCGATACCGGTATGCGCTATATGCTTCGTGAGCTAGGGGACCCGACGCTTTCCCCGGCGGCATTTCACTTTTTGACATCCGGTGGTGCTCTCACAAAAGAAGCCGGTCGTGGTCTGGATATGGGGCAGGCGCGTAAATTGCGCGAACTCATCCCGCTTGTGGGCGTCTTTGGGGGAGCATGTGGTCGTCAAATCCTCGAAGGCAAGTTAAAAGTAGGCAAGTGGTATCCCGTCTGCAAAGAGATGATGCATCTCCTCCCTGCACACTATCAGCATCTCCCAGAGTCGTATCTGAGCATCTACGACATGACGGACGTACACAGTTTCACGCGTACAGATGACGCTAAATCTGAGAAATGGCAGCAATATCTTCCAGCCCCAGAGCGAACACTGTTAGAAGCGCCAAAGACGAAACTAGCAAAAGACGGAACAGAGATTGCAGAGAAGCCGGGTACAGCGCAGCAGATGCGCTATTCACAAGAGGTGCTGATTGCTGGTACACGCTTCTACTGCTGGCTTCAGCTAGAGGATGTGACCGATCTGGAGTATGAAGCCTTTGCTAGCGCGTTGATCGAGTGGAGTAAGGCCCCGTTTATTGGTGGTCAATCCCGGCATGGTTGCGGCGAAGTTGAGCTAAAATTTGACAATTGGATGTCTGTATCGCCTCTTGCCAGGGCTGGTAATCAAGAGGTTGGTCTGCCTCTCGGACAGGCATATTCTGAGCATTTACAAACGAATAAAGAGGACATCCTAAAAGTGTTGGGTGAGATAGGCTGATGTTTGAAGCGCTCCAAATCACTGCCCATCTTGCTGGCTCTATTGCCCTGGCACGCCCAGAAGATCTCTCACTGGATGGCATTTTAGCCGCTCAGGTCCTCCGGCGTCATTATGGAGATGAGTTCTACTATCTGCCAGATCCAAAAGAATGTGTGATGTTTGCTCGCTTGCCTCTTGAGATGAGAGGCAAGCCATCGCCTGAAGTTCAGCAGATGCGAACCGGCGATGTCTGGTTTGATTTCAAAGAACAGATACAGGATAAGAGCCTCTGGTACTGGTCATGTTCCTCAGCCCAAATCAAAATCCAGGCGAGAGACACGCAGTACTGGAATAAGCGTTTTGACACACAACCATCTCTTTCTGATCACATCGACTTTGGCGGTCGAGTTGAGAAAATCATCATTGAGCAAGGCCGCTATAAAGCCTATCATATGCCACTGCCTACTCTCGTAACAGATAAGGTTGTCTGGTACGCCTATGGCGATAGAGAGCAGATAACAGAGCTTATCCAGCCTATTGTTGGACTGGCCAAAAAGAGAAGCCAGGGAAACGGGCATGTGCTCGCGTGGCATGTAGAGCCAATTGAACAAGATCAATCAGAATGGCTTGATGCAAATTTAATGCGACCAGTACCAGGTCCTTTGTTTGATCAATCTATCGCTATGCCGCTTGATATCCAACACATTGCCTATCGTGCTCCGCAGTGGCATTCGATCAATCAATCATGGTGTGTAACAAAGGCAAGAAAAAAAGATGCTTGAAATAGAAAAGCTGCAACATATCTACCATGCCAAACTGCAACATTTTCAACGAAAGGTCGAGAAGTCTAGAGCGATCATTGACGAGGCAATAAGCAAAATTGACCATCCATATCTTGCTTTTTCAGGTGGCATTGATTCATACGTTCTTCTTGATTTGCTTTATTCTGCCGGTAATCGTGTGTTTGTCGTCTTTGGTGACGATGGCTACGATTATCCAGAAAGTCTTCAGTTCCTCTCCGACACTGAAGAGCGCTACAACTTCCATCTCCATCGTGTACGCTGTATGCAACCGTGGCGCGATTGGTGTAAGGAAATGATGCGTCCTGATCTGTGCGAAGATCCTGAAGCGTTGGCAATATGGGGCAATCCTCCTGTTTGGGATGAGACACAGGACTCTCTCAAGGATCTCTCAGGCGGCTACGATGGTACGTTCCTGGGACTGCTGGCATCTGAGAGCAGAAGCCGTACCTATGCACTCAAAGGCGGTACAAAACCGCTTTACCAGGTAAAAAGCGAAGGCGATAGGTGGCACTGCTCGCCGCTAGCTCATTGGTCGAAGCGGGACGTCTGGGGGTATATTGTGAGTAGGGAATTACCATACAATCCAGTCTATGACAAGCTTGCAGAACTAGGCATACCGTTGGATCATCGACGCGTGGCCCCACTTACCTGCTATCGTGTCATGCAGTACGGATCTCATGTGTGGCTCAGAAGTGGCTGGCCTGCGCTCTATCACAAGTTGGCTGCTACTTTTTCCGTAATCGCAAGCTACAGTTGACAGCTCCCTCTATATAGCTTCCACTCCTAGCCAGTCCTCCGGTGCCACCAGCTCGTCCAGCAACTTCGTCAGTCGCACCGTCTCCAGCGAAACAGCCACGACCTGGCAGACTAACCGGACAATGTACTCTTCATCATCCTGGTTATTCGGATCGCTGACCAGGCCGCTGCGTTTATCAGTTGTGACCTGGTACTGGTCTACGACCCACTCTAGCGCCGATTTGTCACCCAGGCGATACTCGTACACCTCTGGCGGGATACCGGCCAGGGTGAGCGTCTCATTGACAAACAGAGATGTTTTATCGTCCGACATGCGCATCTTTTCCACGCGATACGAAACAGGCACGCCTGACTTTGTGATTTTGCGCAGGGGAAATGGCAAGGCTTGCTCATAATGCAGGTGCAGCCACATGAGCTGTTGGCCGATCGCCACCACATCGGCGAATTGGCTGTCCGGGAGTTGCCGGACAGGGGAATGACAGAGCGGGCAGGTTGGCCCCTGCTGCTCTTCAGATTCAAAAAGGGATGTCTGTTGCATGACAGCCATGGTAACAAACAGGGGAGCCCCTTGCAAGACCCTGTCCGATGAAAACTCGCTAGGTGCTACTACACTCCATCACGCGCTCGGCTTCTGCGAGTCGGTAGCAGGCAATGTAGCCTGCGATGTGGCTGATGGCGATGTAGAGCCTGGCAATGCCGGGAATGATCGCAGGTATGGCATCAATGGCGCAAGTGCTTCAGATTGGAGCGCAGCTGAGAATGCCGCCACGACACTGGCGTCGGTGAGATTGCCACCTTGCAGGATGAGTGATGCGATGGTGGCGATGATGACCATGATGAGTGCTATAAGGCCGTTAATAGTGGCTGACCAGCGCTCCTGCTGGATGATGTACGAGATGATCAGGACGAGCAGGGGCAGCAAAAGTGTCCAGAGTTGTGATAGGGTTGCGGGTGTCATAGTGCCTGCCTTTCTACGATTTCCGTTCTCTAAAACATGGACATTTGGGACAAGCCACAAATATCGCCTTTAGTTCCTGCTTCAACGAGAGCAGTTTCACCTTGTCCGTTGACAAGGCCAGAGCTGCTCTCTCCACAGGTGTCACTTCCCGACGAACTGCCCTAAATCAGACAACGCCGATTGTATCCCCGTGTTCAATGCCCCGAAACCAGCCTGTAGCGTTGCTGCTGTGGCTTGTGCCGAGTGGAGCGTACTAATAGCTGATGCGATATTTGCGGGCACTGGTGCTGATTGTGACAAGAATTTATCAAGGTGACCAGGATAGCAGGGACCGGATATGCCGGGAACGCTATCAACTTTGTGCGCAGCATCATAAACGATGATCCCACGCTCGAACACTTGATAGGTTGCCCCTGGTGTGCCAAGTATCGGTTGCTCTCCGCTAGTCGGCAAGCCGAATTGTGACAAGCCATTCAACCCGGTAGCTGTGCAGGTGCGGTAGTAGGTCAAGATGCCGTATGCGATATCATAGCCAGTTGGCTTGCAGTGCCACCTAGCATCTTTCTGTACCTCAGTAAAAAGGTCGCTAACCTGAGAAATGTCTAACACTATCTCCTCTTTCTGTAACATCCAGATCTGATTAGAACGTAAATCGCTCTGCCATTGCTGATCTGTCTTAGTGACCGGAGCGGCAATATACGGATCCATCACAGTGACACTATCCGCATTGCACGCGTAAGCTACTACTACATGCGTCTCGCCAGAACTAGCAGGCATGTAGGGATCAATCTCAGTGAGCAGGACGGGGTGTCCCTGCGCTAGTTGCTGCTTCGTCTCCTGGACGAGCGCTGTATTGTTGCCATTGATCGGCGAGAGCTGCACGCCATGTTGAGCGCAGTAAGTCACGTATCGTACAGTGTCAGTATTGCCTTGGTAGTTGCTGCCGTACACAGCGTCCTTGACCTGAGCAGACGTGTACGGTTGCTTTGTCAGGTACTCCAGCGATGCCGCTATAGCTGCTGCTATGCAGTCAAATTGCGCGTTGATATCGCTGTCGAGTTGTGACACCATCGGGAAGCCTTCAAGAGTTGTCATAGGGGCTCCTGCTAAGAAGATGAAAAGATCATTCCATGGATAAGGGCCTGGGCAGTTTGGGCGATTCTGTGGGTCGAGAGCATAGTGACCGGTAATGCCACCACTGGCATCGGCTTCACGCATCGGGATATTGCGCCGTTGGCAGATGTCTCGAATAAGCCTAAAGCTGGCCTGCTTCTGCACATCGGTCAACTGATTAGAATTGTCAGTCGCAGGCTTGACATGTTCAATTGAGATGGTAAGCAGATTCGGATTGATGCCACTATCCCACCAGCCATCATGAAAACCATTGCCATAACCATCGCCGGATGTGCCACTCTGGCCACTGATAAAACCGTTTGCATATGGGGCATCTTGTTCAAGGACTGATTGTACAATTATTCCATCTGTTCCAACAGTATAATTTGCTGATACTTGTGCAGCGGGATTTTGAAACCACTCAGATATAGCTTGAGCGCTAGTGCCTCCTGCTGTACCATGCAATACGATCCATTTTGGTGTTTGCCCCTCGCGACCAGTCCAATGAAAAGGGCTGGGCATCCAAATTGCATTTGCATAATCAGTCATATGAGCCACCTGAGCGCTCGTGGTTCTTGCTTGACGTATTTCCTGATGAATGCTATCAACTGTTTGCCGATTTCCTGTGCTTTCTCATTATCTGGTTCTCCAGCAGGAAATTCTTTCCAGCACATCATGGCACGTCCAATGAGAAAATATACTTGAACAACGCCTCAAATCCCAAACAAAGCAGTGACGACAATCAGCAGCAGAAATACCGCCACAACGCCATAACAAACAGCGCGAATCACGCTTCGACTGATGGCCGCACTGATAGCCAGATCTGCTGAACGGACCAGAGCATAGGCGACCAGTGCCATGAGTGGCTGCAAGAATGTTCTCATCACATGCTCCAAAAAGCAAAAAATGAGCCGATAGCTTGTGGCTCGTCGGCTCGCTGCCCTGAGTATAACATGTTTGTGGGCGTAAGAGAATAGTCCTCAATGGAATAATATTCTTTATCTATATCAAAGTTTTTAATAGGGCGACGAGGATTTGCTATGACCTTCGGTTCGCGTTTAGGTTTCTTTGGAAGCGATAAAGGACGCTCAATTGCTGGCACTATAGTACGTGATTGTAGATAAGCTTGTAGACTGTCTATTCGCTCTTGTCCAAACACCTCCACTAACTTATCTCCCTGACGATTTCTCTTTTTGATATTGCAATCTTTACAGGCTGGCAGACAATTTTTAGAATGAGTGCCTGCAATAGCAACAGGAACAAAGTGTTCTAAAACAGTGAAAGGTTTTACTCGACAGTAAGCGCATATACCTCCGAAATCTGAAATGGTTTGTTCCCATTCTTCAAGAGTTAAGCTTGCTATAACTCCTAACTTCCTAGCCATTCTCACATGAGCCTCTACACGTAGAGCTTCAGCGTTTTTCTTCATTGTTCTGCTCAAATCTAGATGCTATACTGGCATCGATTGCTTAGGCGTATAGTGCTTCAGTTTCTCAGGCTGTCTCAACACTATATGCCTGACTTATCAAAAATTTAGCTTTCTATGGTGTTACTGCTTTTCGTCTGTTCCTCCGATCTCGCATCACGTTATAGAACTGCAAGCCCTCTACATCCTTGATATTGATGTTTCTTCCTAGTTCTTTACTAAGAACCTTCAACAACTTATCAACAACTTCTTGTTGAGTACGATGTTGCCCATCCTCAACGCGAACTATCGTAGACTCTGAAACCTTAGCTTTATCTGCCAGGGTTTTACGAGAAAGTAAAGCCTCTTCTCGTAAGTCTCGTATATTTGCCATTGCTGTAACTCCTTTCTTTCTAGGTATACCAACAGTATAATGATTGTCGTTATATTTGTCAAGATATCTAGCTTTTAATTCGTCTTTTTGTATCTTACGTAAATATTCGTGACATATATCTTGACAAAGTGTCGCCAACCATGTTATTCTTATTCATGTGAGCGATGTGCTTACGAAGAAGTAGCAAGAGAGGATAGAACCATGACAACCAAACAGAAGCCAGCAGCATACAACAACTCATGGCTAGGCAACACCGTAACTGAGGCACAATTGCAAGTGATCAATGAGCAAACAAACAAATGGGACACCGTTGGTACTTGCACAGACACACCCAACGCCATAGCTAAAGAGTTAAGCAAGAAGAAGTACAAGGGATTGAGTATCTGGGTGAAGTCGTGGGATGGTCGTAAGTATCACGGATTAGTGAAGTAGAAAGGGAATGATCAATCATGAGCAAATCATCGAGATACGTCAAGCTCACACCAACAAGCTTTGTCCATCAGATCAAAACAGGAACATGGTTAACGCTTTGTGGCCGCAATTACTACAAGTACGACTATATTACCTGTTCAGAAGAGACACTTGACTTGGTTCACAATACCCTTTGCCACAAATGCCAGAACAAACGATGCGAGAGTCCACGAACCATCAAAGAGGCTTTTACACCTCAAAACATCATGAAAGGTAAGTAAGAAATGACTATCGAACAATTTCGCCTACAGCTTAGAACGCTTGACTTGGAGGCACGTAAGCAACCTAAACGGGAGGTACTCAACATCCTGTGCTACGGAGGTACACTATTCGAGATAACTTATGCCGAAATCTACCAACTACAAGACATACAGGAACTTGCAACCAGAAAAGAACAATGTTTACAGCAAAGAGGACAAGCCAACACACGTCAATTCAAGGAAATGTTAGTTGAGGCTGGATTCTACAGGGAGATATAGCCATGATCACCGTTCATGTTTCGCCTTCAGAAGAGAAAATCTATATTGAACACACCACACACGGTACTCTCATCATATCACCTGAAGAAGCTTGGAGCATCTACCAACGATTACATGAGCGTCGATCTGACATCTACGGACTGGTAAGAAGGCGTGAGACTGCAACAGAACAAATGGAGAAAGACGAGTAGCAACAAGCAAGCAGGTTGAGCACACATCTCAACCTGCTCAGTGGAAAGGGATTGCTGATTTGGGGGACAAATCAGCAATCGCAAGAAAGGAAGATAACATGGAAAAATGGCTCAAAATTGCAGAGAAAGCTTTGCTTGAGGATCTACCTGAAAGTTACCTAGAGCAAGAACTGCAACAAGGCAACTTAACTCAAGCTCAGTGTGATGCTATCAAGACGGGCGGCTATCAACGCGATAGCTGGCCCACACCAGAATGGGTTGGCGTGCGCACTGGGAACGGACACTCTTCCGTTCCTGGTTCGCCATCATCTTCGTCACGATCGTCTTTAGAAGCAAGCTGGACATTCAAATTCCAACCTTGCGCAATGGCCCAAGCTATAGCGCGGGCTTCTTGCGGGGTTTGCGGAATACGAGAGAGTTCTTGATCGAGCATCTACAGAACCTTTCCCCGATAAAATCGGTCGGCATCGTCAACGGACATCAGCCCATCATTAAACCATTGTGCCACCTGCCCAATGGCATCTTGATCTTCGTGGCAAGGGCAGGACATGTCCGGGCAAAAGTGATCTGGCGTGTGGGGAAACAGGACAAAGTCCTCATTCTCATCTTGCTCATTTTGATGGTTGAATAGCATAATGATATACTCCTTGTGTAGTCTCGTCTTAATACAGGCTACAAGTTTGGTGAGTCTGCTGGCGCTGCGAACACCAGCAGACTTTTTGATACAAAGAATGCGCTACGAGTGTTTGTTTTGCGCCCCATCCGGGGAAAAGAGGATGGCGCGATTGAGCGCCTCAAAGCGCTCCTCCTCCTCTTCGGTAAAATCCCGCCGCTCATGGATAGCGTCACGCTCCGCTCGTAAGTCATCGAGAGTGATTTCACCCTCACGAACGGCCTTAATTAATTGACCTGAAACTGAATGTTTGTCTCGTGGCATTGTCTTTTGACCTTCCTGGCTCGCTACGAGCCAATCTGTAAATGTACCAAGCCGCACTACCTGTTTGTCGGCTTGCGCCTGCCTCCCCTCGCATCGAAGAGCAAAGAGAGGCAGAGGCCAGACGGCAAACGAACAAGAATGCGCTACGATTGTTTGCTTTGTTGATGTGTGATATGGACTTCCAATTACCTGTTTACTACACACTCACTCAGGGCTAAACGGACGCAGGCGTTTTGTTTTCCAGTTCCTCTAACAATGCTTGCCAAGATATGACTACACCACCCGGTTTGTCGGGGCCTTCATCACGAGGGCCATCATCGTCACCGCCTCCACCATTCCATCCTTCATCATCGTCTTCATCGTCGTCTAGTTGCCCCTGGGTGACGACTCCCCATGGATAAATCCAGGGGCTTCACGTAGTTACGCAACGGAACGTACCCGCTTCGTCTTGCGTAGGCTCCGTCCAAGCCAAATGTTTTTGATGTTTATCGCAGCGTTGTGATCTCGATCCAGAACCACTCCACAACTGGTACAGGTATGTGTGCGTTCTGAGAGGTCCTTGTGTGGTCCTTCGACGCCACAACTTGAGCACACTTGCGAGGTTTTGTACGGGTCAACTCGTACCACCTGAGTACCAGCGCTCTCAGCCTTGTACTCGCAAAATGTGACGAATTGACTCCACCCCGCGTCAAGGATGCTTCGATTTAACCCTGCCTTCGCACTAGCTCCTGCCGGTGTTTCTGTACGGCATCTGTTACCTGTGAGATGTCCATATCCTGAGTGATAACGATGCCTAGATGCTTTGCCAGGCAGAGAATATGTTCAGCAACGCCACACATATATATCACTTGCATACATGGATCACAGCAGAGAATACCTTCAACATTTGCTTGTTCACCATAAAATGTCTGTTCGATATTCCGGTACTCACTCTCATCAATGCCCATGATCGGGCAAAATGGACAGGAATTAGCCATTGACAATTTCCTCCACTTCTCTCGCTATTTGTTCCCATTCAGCCTGTTCTTGCTTGGTCAACTTCTCCCATACGACACGCTGTTCAGGAGGATAGTAGGACTCTGCCCACTCAAAACAGGACTGCCCATCGGTCTTAAACGGTCCTGTCACCTCAATTTTCCACCATTGCCCATGCTCGTAGATGTATCCTTGCATTACGCTACTCTCCTCTCAAGACTTCTTCGTTTAATCTCATTCGCTACCATCAATGCCCACGCATTCATAGTGATGTGTTGAGCCTCATCATACATGGCTTCAGGTATCCAGTCCTGAGCCTGTAATGCTGAGTGGATACGGGCGAGACGTTCATTTGTCTTTTCAGTGATACTCATGTCTCTTCTCTTATGCCGTGGTGAAGCCGAAATCCCACCACGACGCTAAACTACTACGATGCTTATGCTGCCTCACAAGGGCAAGTATAACATGTCACTAATCATTTGTCAATAGGTTTAAGGCCAGATATTGACTATTTAATAAAATTAATGTAGTGTGTCACTATGTTAATGTCAAATCATTGCCAATAAGGAGGGTTAAACTGTGATTGAAAAGGTACTCAAAAGTACCCGAATGTGTGCGGAGTTCACACATCAGAGCGTAGCGAACTCTGGCAAGTCGGCTGACGGTGCAACCGAAATCCATCACAGCGGATCATCGCAAAAGGCAGCGTACATGCGCCACTAAGCCGCATTCACGGCTTTTGCTTCCATTGGAACCTGGAAGCGGTATCTTCCCCGGCTAGGGGCATACACGGGCGATCCCGTGCGATGTGCTGAGTATTCACAGCAACCGAGTATGTTTGAACACAAAAAGGAAGGCAGGTTTACAATGGCAATTATCTCAGAGACACACGGCAAGCTTCTTTCCAGTAAAGAAGTTGCTGAAATACTAACTAAACGATCTAACGGAATACGTACCTATACAAACATAGGCGTTAATCGAATGGTTTATGCAGGAAGGCTTAAGCCAGTTGAGACGGTAGGAGGCGCTAATTTCTTTCTACCTAAAGATGTTGAGCAATTAAAGATATATCCTAAGAAGGGCAATCCCACCACTAGAGAAAAGAGAGGCATTGCTGGTACTGGTGTTAACAGATTGGAGATAGCTAATCGGGCTGGTGTATCACAAACAACTGTATGGAATGCATTTTCAGGAAAACCTATTAGCCAAGAGACTGCTGACAAGCTATTCACTGCCTTTAATCTCTTAAGAGAGGAAAAGCAGCTCCCAGCAATGACTATAGATCAACTAGGGTGGAATATAGTTGACAAATGATTAATGACATGTACAATAAGCACATCTTATCTATGTTGGAGGAGCAACAAGCATGACACCTGAGCAAATCACAGCATGGGACAAGGTACGCAACCACTCAGGTAGATGTACCTGTACCGATTGCAAGCGGTGGGATCAGATTGAGCAATCGTTCACTGAGCAGGCTGAGCAAATCATTGATGCGCAGGAAGCTTATGAGTGGTGGCGTTCCTCTCACTCTGGAGGCGTCCAACTTGACTGGTCAGACCTGGATTTAGAAGAACAGCAGCAATGGCAAGTCATAGCTAATATGAATGGAGATTAAACATGCAGGATTTTTACGGCGAAGATATCAGCATTGGCGACACGCTAGCATTCATTTACGATGGAGACCTGGAATTGCTACGTGTCCGCGAAATTGCAGACGGTGGCGTCAAATGCATCGGCATCGAGAGTCAGAATTCGGTGTCAATTCCGGCTGAATCGATTGAAGAATACATCCTCATCTGCAAAAGACCGAAATTCAGCAAAGAGCCACCAGTCAAGCGCTGAAAATCCAATGAAAAAGTGTTGACAGCATTGTGTTTTTGTGGTACTATTCAGACATCAAGAACGTACCACAAAAACACAATGGAGATGAAGAAATGTACGAAGAAATGACCATTGATCAGTTGCCAAATCGCGAGAGAAGCGACAAAGACTTCCAAGGTGTCAGCGCTGCTGGCGTTGATTTCAACAAGCCTATAACCGAGGACGCCTATGTTGTCCTTGCCAATTCCCCGCATGGCTGGCGCAACGTTTTGGAAGCCTCTTCTGAAGAAGTTGCGCTGACAAAAAAAGCGCAACTGGACAAGCGACAAAATGCCATGTGCGCTGCTATAGGTGGCACGCCATGGGAAACCAAGATTGTGCTCGTCCGTGGCGTTCCAGAGCAAAAGCAGGCATTTGTCCCATATAGTCAGCAATTGCCGGGAGAACTGTCTATCCTTGCGGCCATTCAAGAAGTCAAGAAGAAGCGTCCGCAATTTTCCAATGCCGATGTTATCCTCCTGCTGGCAGAGCAGGGATACGGAAACACGGCAAAGCTTCGTAGTCGTGTCAGAGAAATTTTAGAGGCTGATTCTTCGCTTCAATATCTTGGGGCTGGCGAGTATGAAACGAAAGGAAAGAAAGAGTCATGAAAAAGTATGGCTTGCCAGTGTCCAGGCCTCGCCGCCTGGACAGCTACGAGCCTCTCACGGGCACCTATAAGCCCGTGAGGAGAAGCGAAACCATTGTTGAGTATCTTTCCGTGGCAGAGCAAGCGCAGGTTGAGCGCTGGATCAGTGAGGCTGAGCAGGCCAATGAAGGTCCGCTGCCTGCCGAAGAAGAGGAACAGGTTAGAAGATGGCCGGGAAGAGCGTGACTGCAAAGAAGAGTCCTGCAAAGTCCGCCGCTTTGCAGGGCAATCAACGAGCCGTCAAATCAGAGAAAGTCAAGGAGCGCGGCTATGTCAAAGTCTCTCTCAAAGAGGAGCGCCGTGAGGGTCTGCGCCGGGCAATGTTTGCCGAAAAGCGCGACCACTGGCCTAATGACGATGAGGTCAGGGAAGAAGCTCGTCGCGTAGCCTACGCGGCTATCGATGCGCGCATTGAGCAAGCGAAGGGACATAAATAGAAGAGAGGGCTGGTACATCACCAGCCCTCTCTCTTTACCACTTCGGCCCGAATACCTCGAAGCCGAAAGCAACCCCGCCTTGATTGGTCGCCAGTGCAAGCCGGACCCCTTGCGCTTTCAACTGCTGTAGCTTTTCCAGACGACCTGGCAAGAGCTGCCAGTCGTCGGCGCTTTTTCGGAATGTCGCGCCTGACTTTGTTTCAGTTAAAGCCCCATCTACATTTACTTTTCCTTTTCCCTTTTACTATACGTTTTACGATACCGCCTTACGAACTCGACGCGCCAGCGATAGTACAACTTCGCCGGCCCAATCTTCTCGACTGGCGCAGGTTCTAGCCAGCCTTGCCGCGTCAGATCAGTGATGCGCCCAGGCTCGACGCCCAGAATAACGGATGTCTGCCTTGGCGAAAGCAGCTCATAGGACGATTGACCTAATTCTGCTTTCAAAGCCTCTTCATGCTGCTCTAAGAGCGTCACGGCTTTCCTGGTAGAGCGCTCTTTTTCCTGATTATGTAACACAATCTTACCTTCCTTTCTGATGGTTTATAATACCATGATTTCATGGAAAATTCAATGCTAAAAGGCTTGACAAATACCATGAAATCATGGTATTATAAAAGCGTACCAAGTGAGGTACGACGGAAAATTAGCAGAGAAAGAAGGAAATACAAAATGAAACACTTAACACCTGGAGACATGGCCTATCAGGACAAAATCAACGGCCTCTACTGCGGTACATGCCAGAATGGCACCTGCCTAGTTGAAGATGGCACATATTGCTGCCACAATGCCGTAAGAGGGCTTTCATGTCCACATCAGCCGTCTAATGGATTTTTATCCCACAAAGAATTCGCTTTCGCGGAAAAAGATGACATAGACAGAAATTACGGCGATGGTTTCGACTATGGTGAATATGCCAAACGTGCACGGCGATCGACACAACCGTCATCTAGACCACAACGCCCACATCTGAAGCAAGAAGCAGCAGAGGAGTAGCCTTTGAATTTTGCCAGAATGCGCCTGGTCGATTTCCATCAGGAACAGGTCATGTTTCAATCTCCTGATTGCTTTTATTGCTCGGACCAAAAATCCAAGGCAGTTAAAGCTGTCGAAGCAGAGGTTGAGGCCAATGGGGAAACACAAAGCCTTTTCTTCGGGATTTGTGCCAATCATGCTGAGGTTTGTCCTTATCCAGATGGCACATGGACAAATGAAGCATGGACAATTTAGAAGGGCAAGAAAGAGGGCTGGCACTCAACCAGCCCTCTTTCTTTTGCTATCCTTTATCCTGCGATTTCATACCATGATAATATCCTGCACGAAAGATGTCATGCTCCGTTTCCGTATAGCCAAAATCCGCTGTCCAGTCAATGTCGGCTACAAAACCGGCATATTCGGCCTTATCGACACCTGGCAGATCACTATGGTCATGAAAAGCTCCTTGCTCAATCGCATAGTCTAAAATTTCATCAGTGCTTGATCCGGGTGCAGGTCTTTTCTTGCTCATATTGTTATCTTCCTTTCTGTCTACTTCTGCGCGTCTGCCAGAGCAAACCACTCGGCTTCGGTCACAATCCGCAACTGCGTTACATCCGACTCAAACCGAGGGATGGAGCCGTCCTCGCAATAGATGTACAAATCGTGCCATTCGTCTGCTGACCTGATGAAGAGCTTGCGTGCTTTCTCTCCGTCATCAGTGTACCAGCAGAAGCCCTGATCATCATCGTCTGGATGGTGGAGCAGGCACACAGCATATAGAGCAGGCGTAGAAAAGCCTCTGACATTCGTCACACGTTGTACTTTTCCATCCACTGACTCAATAGCCTCTTGCGCCTGCTCGCTGACACCGCCGCATACGAACCAGTATTCTTGCCATCCTTCAGTTTCTTCTTCGTCCATTAGCTTGTTCCTTTCTTTTTTTCTGTTGTTAAAACTACTTAAAGACGCTTACAGAACCGTTTTACACTCCTTTTTTCTTACCAAACATGCCACCAAGGCTTCTTTGATTGCTCTTCTATGATTGGCTCCAGAGAGTCACGCGCAGCTTGACGCAAGCCATCATAAAACTCTCCCTCATCAGCCGCGTATACCTTCTCAATATTCTCAAGGCATCCCCTCGCATCGACTCCCCACCCGCTGTCTTTTAACTCTTTTTTGTTCCATTGACCTTTTTTGTATCCGAGCTCGTATGGCGTCATCATTGATGCGATGCAATAACTCACCGATTGCAGGCTTCTTTGTGGTTGCCATTGAGTCCTCCAAGACCTTCGTAGTAACGGAGCGGGCGCTATATCTAGTTCTCTTTATCTCCACTTGGCCGCTTCTTCCGCTCCTCCACCCACGCATCCAGGTCAGATTTAGCAATACGGTAGCCGCGCTTACCAATAGGGAAAGCTACTAGCCCCTCTTTTTCAATCCAGTTACGCACGGTGCGCTCGGCGACCTTAAATTGTTGGGCGACTTCTTGAACGGTATATACTTCGTCCGGCATCGGCTCCCCTCCTCAGTTTGAGTATATTTTACCAGAGTGTGTCAATGAGCTACTGTTTCAGCACTGTACTGAATATAACGCAATTAGCGGCATAGAATTGCAATTTAGGAAAAGTTATTCTCTTCTCCTTAGATTTTGCGCAACGCCTCGACACTTCCCCAACGATTACGTAGAATAGCAAAGCCTTTATCTTGTCCCAAATGTGCATCTTTCCGATCAAACTGAATGTATACTTCTTCACCCCATTCAGGTTCGTTCGTATACCATAAACCCTCTTCATCAGTGACAATCCTGGCTTTTTCTCCTGCCAGGACACCATCTGTCAATTCAACCTGATCACCTAATTGAAAATCCATCTTCTTTAATCTCCTTGAGATGCTAAAGTTCAGTGTTCCTCGACATTGGCCCGTCCCAACTACAATGATTTGCTTGCCTCACGTAATTCCTCTGGCTTACACCAGAAAAATGGTTTCTTTCCCTCGATTTCGTTGTCAAATTCAACGCAGAACTGATTAGGCCAGTTGTATCGTCGCCCTGAGCTATCAGGCATCAGATCATCATCGAGGTAACGTATGGTTCCAATGCCGTAGTACCCGGATACGTATTCTACGCGATCACCACGATTAAACTGCTTCATGAGCTTATTCCCCCCCCCCTCTTAGCTTTTCCAGAAACGCCCTCTTCTCCTCCGGCGTCATTGCCGCAATCTTCAACTCAGCCTCAAGAAACGCTAGCTCCAACATAGCACTCATGGCGTCTTCGTTGGCCTTGAGCAGATCCACGGCTTTGATAAGTGCTCGGTCCTCACGGGATCGTTTGAATGGGTTCCACATAGGTTATTGCTCCTTTCTTGCATTCCGTATCAATTGTCTCAACCATTCAGCATCGCTCTCAGCCATGTGTTGCAGTCCCGTTTTACAAACGATAAGGTGGGTAGGTTGTCCATCACCATCTCGTTGGGGGCCAATATAAACCGCCCATGGATGTGTACAGGGGTGCTCGTGTCCATCTGGACAGAAAGGACATGATGATTTTTTTGCATCCATTGGTTATTGCTCCTTTCCAAGATTAGCTATACCCTCTTTCATGATCTTTCTGGCCAGCGCTGATATTTCCTCCTTTGTTGGCTCTTTCCCTTGACGTGCAAGTTCCTGTTCTAATTGGGCGCGTTCCTGCCAGGTGATTGAGACGCCAAAGTTATACCCCTCTTTCCCCAGCGGTGCTTTTCGGTTGAATTGGTTGCCGGGATGCCCATGCTTTTTCTTATCTTCCATATGTCTATTTTCCTTCTGGTATACTCTGTTAGTAGAGAGGGCTGCGAGCCTGAGAAACCACAGCCCTCTTGTTGGTGTCTTGGCAGAGGTTAGCCGCCTCTGCCTACTGCAATGCCTTCTCTTTCACCTGTACCAGAAAATCCATATCGCCTGTATATCCACCTTTGCCATCTGACATCTCGTGTACTTTCTTGCGAAATGCGCTGAGAACATCAGACTTGCTAGCGCTGGCCGACAATCCAAGGTGAATGAGTGCTGAGTATTTGGATGAGAGAACCATCCTCTGTGCTGCTTTGAATGCATCGCGTTCTTGCTGTTGTTGCCTGCTCTGGCGCTCTTTCTCCTCACGCTGGCGGCGCTCCTCGCTGGCTTTGCGCTCGCGTGCCTCACGCTCTTGACGTTTTTTCTCTTCTTTGGCGGCTTGTTCTTTCGCTTGGCGCTCACGCTCGGCGGCTCCAACTTCCCACTCAGCACGCTCTTGTGCTTTGCGCTCTTCTTCGGCCTCGTACACACGCTCGGCGTCTTTGGCGTCGGTATTGTGGAGAAGTTCATTGATCCAGTGGATATGGCTGTCTTTGAGGTAGTTGTATTCGATATAGGCGTGCTCTTCGGTGCCGCAAATCTTGACACCGCAATCATAGCCGTGGGCTTTGTTGTACTGGCGCATGATGGCCTCAACAAATGCCCGTGTCATTTCGCGCTGGCAGATCACATAATCAGCGCCAAACTGGACTTCTTCGCCGTCAATCTCTACGGAGACATATGATTTCAGATCAACAGTGCAGTCAAACGTCGCACCCTCAAAGAATTTGACCACCTTGCTTACTTTTGTTTCAGCAGGGCCATCTGTCCAGCGTACGTAAACGGAAGAACCACCAGCGCTTTTCTTGACTGAGAATTTGGTGCCAGGGAAGTTTTCTTTGAGTGCCTTACGAATGAGTTTCGCTGTCTCTGTGCAGTTGATGTATGTAGCCATTGTTTTGATCTCCTTGTTTGTTGAAGTAGTTTTGTGTTTTCTTAACTATCTGAATTATAACAGACATCTGTTAGATATGCAAGGGGTTTGGCGATGAATTTTGAAGTTGTTGGAAAATTGGTCATACTGCCACTGACCTAGTGAGGCAGGTGAATACATAAGGCATCCTATTGATCCCACCCTGCTTATTCTTCTTCTTGATTGCCTTGCTAAATGCCAAAGCCTTCAAGTCATAGAGCAGCTGGATAAACTGATCTTCAGTGAGGCCAGATTGCTTATAGAGCCTGGTTGCATGGGAAATATTGGGCCCAATATGGTCACCATCTCCTAGCTCAATTGATAGCTCTTTGATGATGGATCGAAGAAATGCAGGATACTTGCTTTTACATCTGGATTTATTCGAGTAACATCTCTCAGGTAAAATATCCATCTCTTGAATTCGAGATATATTCTCACAAGTAATATTATTGTGTGGATAGTTCGAGTTATTCGATATCTCCATAGAGGGAGGTAAAGCTTCTTCATCCAGCAAAAAGTCTTCCTCGTTAAGATCCTTTACATCGGCTTCCCACTCATCAACAAACGGCTCCCCTATTCCAACTTCCTGTTCCAACTGTGGCTCAACCTGCTCATCCACAGCAACACACACCCTGATCCGATAAAACTTCCTGATCCTGGTCTTATCCGTCTCATCCACCCACTGCTCAATCAAACCATGCTGCACTGCTTTCTTGATACCCAGAAGCACAGACGGTTTTGACATGCCAGTGCCATAGTCGATTTTCAGGCCCTCCTCTTCATAGTAGCCATGCATAAATACCTCTGTGGTCACCTCAACCCACTCATCCCAGGTATGACGCAGCAGCCACTCCACAATTTTGAATTCAGCCAGGTTGTCAATAAAAGCGGCCAGGGCGAACCAGTCCTCACGACAAACTAAGCCATTGAAACCGTCAAATACTGATTGTTCGTTTTGCTGCTCAATTGTTTGTTCTGCCGTAACCATGATATGATACTCCTGTTCTGAACAGTGGGCAGGCGTTGCCATCGGTCTCTACTTCGTGGCAACGCCTGGATCTTATCTTGAAATACCTCTCATTGCTTTGATGTGCTCGCACAATTCCCGTTCGCAGCTGCACAGCCATCTTTGACGATACCGATCAAGCTCAACGATGTAGAACAAATCCGTCCATTGGCTTTTGAACAACTCCACCCGACTATCAGGCAGTATGTGGAACGGCTTTTCTCGCAGTCTCTGGCCAGTCCACCGATTGACCCGATACGCTACCAATGTTTTGCCATCGACTCCAGCAGGGACGGGAAAACGCTGTTTTGTCTCACCGGGGCACCATGCGAGCGTGATGTGGTAGGGAGCAAGGCAATCTCTTTTGAGAGACTGCCCTGCGCTAAACGTTTGGCTCATGCCTGCCACTCCTTGTCCAGATAGCCACTCTCCCAGAGTGCCATTGCTTCATCGCCGCGCCCACTGTTGATCAGGTCAAGTAGATCCTGCCCTCCCTGACCCATGCGAGCATTGATGAAATCGTGGCGTGCCGTCATGGAGAACCCATAGAGGCCAGCACGGGCGGCTTCTTCTTCTGCGGACTGTCGAGCCCGGAAATCTGCAATGTCGCTCATGCTGCCACCTGCCAGTCTGTTGAGTGGTCGCCGAGCACTTCAATGGCAATGGTCACATTCTGTTGATCAGGTTCGATCCACAGTAGATCATTCGTGAAACTGAGATGATAGTTATCCTTGTTGTGGCACCAGCAGAATGGATCATCACAGTAGGGATGTTCTAAGGTGTGTTCCATCGCTACCACCCCCACATTTGCAGGCAGGACCACGAGCCGCAGGTGTGCTTGCTAGACCGGGCGATGTGCCCGCAAATGCCGTACACGGGTTTGACCGCAGGGCGTGCTGTTGGTGAGGGTTGGGGACGATTGACAGTGGTGGTTGGTTGAGTAGCCTGCTTGATTGGTTGGCTTGTAATCGTGGTTTGCATAGTGTATGATTCTCCTGTCGGTGACTCGTAGTTTTCCAGACATGAAGCCACCACAAAACTTGGGTAATACATCAGGCAGGGTTCCAATCTACTAGATGTATTGCTTTAACAGATGCCCTCTCGCCTTCGCCCGGTTGAGAGGGTTTTTGTTTGCCCCATCATTTACGGGGTACTTCTAGTATACCTAATTAATTCGTGAAAGTCAAGGATATGATGATGGTATTGAAAATTAAGATAAGTTATGATACTATTTTCTTAACACGAAGTGGGAGGTATACATTGATCAGATTAGAAGAGTTACGGTTCAAGTCTCGATTGAGCGTAGAAGATTTTGCTAAAAGGCTGGATATCTCAGAGTCTACGCTTATTCGTATTGAGACTGCAGAACGACAGGGGCGCAAACATCGCATTTCGCATGGTGTGGCCTATCGGCTTACTGAGGCGCTTAAGAAAATGATAAACAGCCAAGAGGTACAGTTGGATGATTTGGCAGGAGTGCAGATCGCGCCGCCACGACCAGGCAGGCCGAAGAAGATAAAAGAAGCGGCGTAGCCCTGGTGGCTGCTGCTCACACTCCGGCAAGAGGTATCATCAGCAGCCACCCATGACAACTCAAAGAAAGTATAGCACAGGATCAGCTGCGAGTCTGGTCCTATTTTATTTGCGTTCCTCTTCGGGCTCATATTGTGCAGGCGTCCCTGGCACTAACGCCGATGGCAGTACTTTCCCCTCCGAGTCGTGGCTTTGTCTGTACCATTCGGGGAAACCGGGAAACAGTTCGCCCATCACACACAACTGCTCATCGGAGAGCCGGGACGAGCCGTGTGGGTTGCGGTTGCGACGTTTGGGTATTTTCTTGTCAGTCATGCGGCATTTCTCCTACTGGCGCGGCAATGTACGGATCATCAGGCGATTCGGCGAAATATTCCAGGTTCGCGTCACTCTCATCTCGGTCCATGTTGGCGGTCAAGTACAGCATCACGCGAGCGCAAGCATTCTCCCACCCGATGCGCTTGATTGCCGAGCAGCTGCGGCAGGCGGGCACGACATTGGACCAGACCAGGCCAGCGATAGGGCTAACCATGTCGATGACGCTGTATGATGGCTGTTGGCAGTACGCACAACAGCCCCTGAAATCGGACAAGGTACTGAGCCAGTGTATCAATTTCAAATCAGCAGGCAGGTTCTGGCGTTGGGCCTGCTTAACGGCTGAGTGCCATCTATCGAATTCTCTCAATTTGTCCTTCGATATGCACGCACTGCACAGGCCGTAACTGGTCCTGGCTTCAAATGCGGAGCCGCAAATGGCACAGAGGGTGAGGGAAAGAGTCATGCTGCGCCACCTTCCCACAAAGACACAGGTAATACCTTTACCTCATCCAGCGTTGCTAACTTCTCTAAATCGGTTTCATTCCAGTACACCATTGGATAACTACGGTCACCTCGGGCATATGCGTCTCTATGATGTTCATGCTCTATCAAATAGCTAAGAGGGCGCCCATAGAGTCCAGTCGGGCAGGTGCCAGGGCTCCCATACGCTAAATCACCCTTTGAAGGCTCCGAGCAGTTGTGCAGGAAGAGGGCGAATACCTCTGTTTTCGTTTGCTCCTGTACTTTGATGTAATCGAGATAGTGTTTGATATCAATGCCTGTTTGCCAGTTGCCAGAGTTGCGATGCCAGGTGAAGCGGGTTTTGTGTTTAGCTTCAAACCACTTGAAAAGATATTTCCTCTTCTGGTACTTCATGGCGAAGATATCAGGTGCAATAAGTTTGCCATCCAGCGTGAAGAGGCGAGGTCCCTTACCAGATGGAATTTCGATTTCATAAGCTGGTAGGATGGACCAGCCCTCTCGATGGATGAGCCAGCGGGCGCAGAGACTTTCACCCACTCGCCCACGTGCATAACAGTCATTAAAGCTATAGCGAATGTCTGTCATGCAATTCTCCTCATGATGGGGCCGAGTGATTTGAAGTGATTGATGAAATTGGTTGTGTGTTCGCCAAGATAGACAATGACACAGGGGAATGGTGCATGATAGGGAGAGTTAGCAAACTGGATTCTGCCGCGTACATTGCACATGAGGTACTCATAGAGTGGGCTGAACCATACGGTATCAATGCGAGCTGGCAGGAGTGCCAGGGCCTCGGTCACGTTGCCAGATTTATACTCAGCTACAAGTTTGTCTGTCCATTTGCTGATTTCCGCTCCATATGGAGGGTTCAAGTACGTTTTGCCTATCCAGGTTTGGGCAAGTCCATCATCTTCTTTGGTGTAGAGTGTGCGAGCCGGGACCGCTGGTGTTTCGTGGCTGTTGGAACAGGGGTCGGTGTCGATGGTGCCGAACATCTGGCAGGCTAAATCAATGATTTCCTGTGGTGTGTACCATTCTGGGCTGTCACTGCTGCCCATCACTCGCATTACGTGTTCATCACGTCGCTCTTTGGCGTCTAACTGTGGGCTATCTGGTGTATCCTCTACAACAGGAGCAACGGTTATAGGCTGGAATGGAACTGGTTCTCTGTGCCAACCAGGAAATACTTTGTCAAGTTCTGTATTGCTTGTAAGCGGTTGTGTGGGTGGTTCTTCTGGTCCCTGGTTGTCGGAAGAGAGCGGATCTGCCCATTCATCCAGCCCTATTTTTGTGTTGTCTTTCTGCCACTGGGTAAAGCCGGGAATGACTTCATCAACGAACTTTTGTGGGGTAAGATTTTGCTGTTGCTGTCCAATGTTGGCAGTGTTCATGGTTGCTTCCGTGCCATGCTTGGTGATGTAATGGCGTTCTAACTGCGGAATTTCCGCAGTGAAGGTACTTCTGATGTTTCTAACAGTTCCTTCGTCAACACCACTTTGACGGGCAATCTCCCTGTTACTCCACTTGCTCCATTCCTCATCCCTTAGCAATGTCTCCACCGCTCTGCGCTTATCCGCATTTGTGCGCCGCAGTCCATGTGTAGCATTTGTTCCTACCGAGTATAATACGGCATCCCGGCGAGTGCCCTGTCTTATCTCAGCATCAATAGTTTCTCTGCAGATCTGTTTCGCGCCATGATAGCGATGAAATCCGTCTGCTAGCCAATAGTCAGAGCCATCATAAAAGACTGTGACTGGTGGGAAGGTTGCACCGAGCAGTATATCTTGTGCGTACTCGTGGATAACATTCTGGTCCAGGGCTGCGCGTGGCTGCGTGCCACCATCAATGCGGATACTATCGAGAGGTAGTTGAGTAGTTTTTGTTGTCCCTATCATGTATATCCCCAAAACGACAAAACGCGCCATCGGCTTGTGGCACGATGGCGCGTTTTGTCAATCTCTAATTAGATTGGTAGGCTGATTTTACCACATTGGTGGTTCTCTAGCTAGATTTCAGGATATGTATTTGTGTATCAGTTATACAACCAGTGATTGACTCCATGATGATGTGAGCAGGCCCCGCTTCCTGTCGCCATTGATGTTGTCCCGTCATTGCATACGGCTCCAGTACGCTCTCCTGTCGAGGGTGCTTGAACAGGCAGTGCCGGTTGAGCAGGTGCTTCTGTGGGCTGTGGAGTTGGTACAGGAGTAGGTGTATCCGTTGGTGTAGGCACGAGCGTAGCAGTAGGACTCGGCGTTGGAGTTGGCTGTAACGTCGGTACGGTCTGCTGTTCTGATTGCCGAGTGACAAGGACGGTCACAACAACGGTTGGCTGCGCTACAGTCTGGTTACTGGTGTGGGCAGTCGTGGAACACATGCAGCACGAGAGCGTGAGAAAGAGCACGACACAGCAGACCATGATCTTCCCTGATCGGCTGCGACGTTGAAACCATTCCCAGAGTTGCTCGTGGGCAAGTTTTGGGCGCTGCGGAGGTGGACCAGGTGGATAATACATACACACTTCCTCGACATGACAAATTTTAACTCAGGCGTAGCATAGCAGGATTGTCAATGCGAGAAAAGGGGACCGAGTTAGTGCGCAGACTCGGCGGCTGCGTCTCCATGTGTACATGGAAATAATGATTATCTTACCAAACCTATGATACACCTCACTGCTCGCTCACACAACCCTCACCGTGCGAGATGTTGGCAGTACTGGCTGTGTTGTGTGAGATGCTCGATAATGGGCGATTTGGCAGACTGTGAGGGAAGTGGAAGGGACTTTCCAACATGAATAGTCCCTTTAAAAAGGCGGTTTCTTATGTTCTAAACCCCAGGCTCAGTATATCAGACAAGCTTGCTGCTGACTATATCGTTCAGAATAGCCGAATGTTTGCACGCCAGTGACATCTGTAACGCCTCCTCTATCGGTGTCCAGCGATACGCCTGGTGCTCATGGCTAATTTGGACCGGCAATTCTTGTTCGAGAGTTGTCGTATAAATCCAGTTCTCAGCTGTTTCATCGCCAACAGGCCAGGGCCAAATGTCTACCAGTTGCATCGATGGCAACTCAATGATACCTGTCTCTTCGGCTGCTTCGCGTATGGCTGCTAGTATTGGAGCTTCTCCCATATGGATGTGTCCACCGATTAACTCCCACTTGTCACCATGACCAGGGTATTCATCAGGGTTGCGCTGCAGGAGGAGCACGCATCCATTGGCGAATATGGCAATCGTAACTGTATGAATGGTGTCCATCATCCCTCCACAATCCGCTGCAATGTCTCTCTATCGATCAGCCACCTGTGCAACGTGAAACACTTCTCCAACATCGCCTGTAACGGCCTGCCCTCTGGCAATATCAACGATATCCAGCGATCCCGGCAGTCACGTGTCGAGAGTCGCCAACGTGGACGCTCCGAGTGGCCAATGTTTTGTAGTTCCCAGTAGTGGTGGTAGATCTCTCCATCAGCATCTTTCCCATAACTGATGAAATTGATGATGATATACGAATCCCTGAGCGTCACATCCCTGGCAGAGAACCACGTATGATACTTGTCCAGAAACTCTAGCGAACATTCGGCCTCAAGAAACGATTTGAGCCACTGTCCGGCAGGAATGAGATGATAGGACCAGGTTCCCTCCCAGTCCTGTAAATTCTGATTGTAGTGCCGCATGGTATTACTTCTCCTGCGCAGGCGATTCACGATCCCGCCCTCTCTTCATGATATCCTCTGGTCCGAGCAACAGTTTGAGCGCTTCTTGCAAACTGGCCAGATACTTTGGATCTTTGTGTGGATTTGCCGCGAAGTGACGACTCCACCACGGCTAAAGCCGGGGGCTTCGCAGAGGCGCGTCCTCTGCAGGCTCCGTCCGAGCCCGGGCTCTTTTCGTTTTCTTCTCAGGACGCAAGTTCAAACCTTGTGACACAGCCAGGATATTTACCGCTGCGTTGACATCTCTGTCGATTACAAGGCCGCATTCTTGACAGGTATGAACCCGCTCACTCAAGTCCTTATGCGGTCCTTCGTGGAGACATCCGCTACATACTTGACTGGTTTTATACGGGTCCACTTTCACCACCTGCACGACACCGGCGCATGCTGCCTTGTGTTCACACATGGAGATAAAAGTGGACCAACCCGCGTCGAGTATGCTTTTGTTCAGTCCAGCTTTGATACTGGCTCCGTTAGGTAAGTATTGCCCGGTTTCTTCGTCCTGTTTGGGTCGGGGAGCTTTACTCATCTTTGATGGAGCCAGATCTTCAAAGACTATCGTTTCATAGGTGTCTACCAACCTGCGGGACCACTGGTGTAAGAAGTCCTGACGCTGGTTCCTGATCTTGCGGTGGTGTTTGGCGACCCGTTGAATAGCCTTCTTGCGCCGATTGCCCTTGCATCCGGTTTTCTGATTTTTCTTTTGTTTGCGGGCCAAGACTTTTTGAGCTTTGATCAACTTTGCCTCAGAGGTCCGATAGTAGCGGGGATTATCAATGATGTCCCCAGAGGACAATGCTGCAAAGTGGTGCAACCCGAGGTCTACCCCTATGGCGTCATCGGTGTACGGGGTTCGCTGTTCATTAACCCCTTCCAGATCGCAACTAAAAACCGCGTACCAGTGCTTTCCCTCTCGTTTGATGGTTACTGTTTTCACTTTGCCTGCAATTTCTCGATGGAGCTTGATTTTGATACTACCGATTTTGTGGAGATGGATTTTGTTGCCTTCTAAGTCCCACATTTGAAGGTCAGGATAGGTAAAACTGCAATAGCGACCCTCATTTTGAAATCGGGGATAGCCTGGCTTCTCTCCGTTCTTGACCCGACGAAAGAAAGCTTGATAGGCTTTGTCCACTCGCTTAATGACATCTTGCAGGACATGACTACCAATCTCCTGATACTCTGTCCTGATTTCGTTGCGGATAATGGTTAGATCGCGCATCTGCTCAAACTTGCTGATGGACTTCTTGGCATACTTATATGCCTCCTTGCGTTCTTGCAAAGCAGCGTTATAAAGCTCCCTGCAACGGTTCAAAGTCCATTGCAGGGAAGCGATCTGCTTCCTCGTCGGGTATAACCTGAATTTGTATGCTTTGTTAGACATCTCTTTGGTTCTCGATATAACGCTTAACAACATCCATAGTTGGTTTGCCTACCGTTGAAATAAAGTAACTGTTCGTCCAGAGCGAGTGCAGTTTCTTCAAGTGTGGATACTCCTTTCTCAGTAGAAATGAAGATCGTCCTTTCATGAGCTTAATCAGTTGGTGGGCTCCGAACTGAGGATCAACACTTACAAGCATATGGATATGATCAGGCATGACCTTAAGTGCCACGATATAGGCTTGCCTCTCCTGACATACTCCCCTAATGATCTGTTCCGCTCGCTGTTCTATTCCGTTTATGAGCACTCTTTTTCGGTACTTAGGACACCAGACGATATGATAGAAGCAAGCGAAATACACATTATTGTTGGAGCGGTAGTAGCGATCGATCCGGCGCTTTTCCCTCTTCATGCTTTCCCCTGGGAGGGTCGCCCCATGCCTAAAGGCAGGGGCTAGATATCCTCCCGCTCCTTTCTACCTCGCTACATCAAAGAGATTGCGGCCAGCATATTTTCACAATCCAGCTTTTCTTGCACTTCAGAGAATGCCAGATAGCGTTCCAAATCTTCCTCAGTGAGTTCTTCTGAGTCGGTGAAGATGAGTGTCTCGATTTCCGCGACGGTCTTGGCTTGTTCGTCCATTAACACACCTCCAATACTTCAGGTGTATGGAGGTTGGTTAACTCTTCAATATGTGGGCACGATGCGTTCTGCTTGCCCTCTTTACACGAACAAGCGAAACGCTCGCCGGTCCAGTGGCAGAGATAGGCAAATCCTGGGAAATTGCGAGCTTGTGTGAGGTACAGATGAACAGGTGCTTTGAGGTTGAAGGTTTTTGAATGTTCAATCTCGCCACTAAATACGTTGAGGTAATGGGCGCGGAAGGATTGGGTGGTTAGCTCGGTGGTCCGCTCTGGGCTGTCGTGCTCAACTACCAAAACGTGTTGACTGCGAGGAACAAACGTGCAGGCTTTGCCGCTGCGTAATGAGGGCTTGCGCATAGGGGTATACATGATATAAACTCTCCTTAGATACGCCCCATAGCCTGAAGAACTTAAGACGTATCGGTTCAATTAGAGCCTTAGCTTTCCCGAGCTAGGGCTTTTCTTTTTGCCTGAAACGTTATCAGGTATTCAAAGTATACCTTCCAATTTTGTGTAAGTCAAGGGGTTGACAAACTGCGACATAATCATGTAAGATTTCAATATCAATTATGACAGTGAGGTAACTATGACACAACAAGATGGGGAAGAGTTCTTGACCATTGAGGAGGCAAGCGCTTTGATGGGTCGCTCAAGACGAACATTGGAAAGATACACTTCCGAAGGTCGGATTAAACGATATAGAAAAGGCTTGCGAGTGATGTACAAACGCTCTGACGTTGAACGATTGATTGAAGATATTAATCGAATTAGAGAAGACGAAGATTAAGTAGGTAAAACCCGGCGAAGTTACAGCAACGCCGGGAAGATCGAACGGACGGGTAGTGTCTCAAACCAATGCCGTCCAGTGACCGCAGGTATTGTAACATCGCTTGTGGGGCTGGACTAGAGGAAAGGAAGTTCTAAAGCGATGTCAATAACAATCGCCTGGAATGGCGGCGAGAAAGCCGTGATGGTGCAACCGAGCATGAAAGTACTAGTTGCCATCGCTGCAATTTTTACTTTGGGAGTGGTGTGTGTTGGGTTGGCTGCGCTGGCTCTAGTTGGAGGAGCCGCGTATTTAGTCGTAACGCTAGCGATGTTGGCAGTACACGCATTGTCGGCGGCAATATATAGCTCTCTCTTCTCTTTTTCACTTTCGCTTTTATTGGCGGCATTCCTGGGTGTGGTCCTTGTAGCGCAGAGTTTACGCATTCTTGGCGTCCAGAAGAAAAGCGCGGGTGTTGCATGAACTTGCGAGTAAAAGATGGGCTCATCCTGGGAGCCATTGCCATTCCACTCACTATTCTGCTCGTGGCGATCTTTGCCAATCTCAAGGGGTTTGAGTCTGGTATGAGTGAGGCGGTTGCTGAGATCTGGGTGGGTGTAAAACTGCTGTTCTTTACTGCCCTGGGTCTGGGCGTCATTTATGGATTGGTGATCATCAGGCAAAAATCAAAGGTTCGAGTGATTGGCCCGAGCAAACATGGACCGGCGCAGGCGCTCATTGTTCAGGAGCGTAAGGGATTTTTCCAGGTTGAGCAGCGAGTGGAACAATTGAACGTTGGACAGATGCAGATGGACCCGATGGAACAAATTGCTTTGCTAGAGAAGATCATGAAGATTGCCAGCACGACAGCGACGACTGATCAACGCATGCTGGCCATGATGCAAAAGTATGGCACTGTTGATGTACAGCCTAGTCCTACTGAAGATCGCAAAATGCTTCCATCTTCAAATCTTGAGCAAAGTATCAACCTCTCTCAGGACTATCTAGTACCAGCAGATGACTTTCTCTCTGGACGAAAGTTGATTGTTGGCGTTTCAGGTTCTGGCAAATCAAATAGCATCGGCACCTATGGAGAAGAGTTAGGGCGGTTGGAGGTTCCTTTTGTACTTGCCGATACTGAAGATGAGTATCGACCGCTCTGTGATCCTCGTTGGTTGCGCAATGGCATCCTTGCAGGCGCTACTGGTATGTATTCGGTTTCTGTAGATAACGCTGAACAGTTTGGTCATTATGTCCTTGATAATTTGCTGCAGGTTATTCTCAATCTGCAGTCTTACGAGATGGTTGAAGCTGCGCAGGTGATGATCGGGATTATCAAGGGCATGCGCGAATGGCAGGAAGAATTGCCCAATGAGAAGCGGATTCCTTCTGATTTCATATTGGAGGAGGCTGTTACCTGGCTTCCTCAATATGTTAATGAGAGTCCTTTGAAATCGCAGGACCCGCAGACGCTGGCTGCGCTACAGAATACTTTCTTTAATGACATGGTGCGTAAGGGCCGTAAGCGCGGTCTTGGCATTACACTGGTCTGCCAGAAGATAGCGGAGTTGGACAATCGGGCCATGCAGTCGGATGGCCGACTGCTTCATCGGCAAACTGAAGAGGCTGATCTGGAGCGCTATCGCAAGATGGGGATTACCAGAGAAGAGTCTCTCTCATTGCAGAACGGCGAGGCATTTCTTTTTACCGGTCGTGTGAGCAAGAAGCGTATCCAGGTTCGCCGTCGTCATTCTCCACATGGAGCAAATACTCCTGGTTTGGAGCAATTACGGCATCACCAGATTGCCCGAAATGCCACGAAAGGCGAGCCGGAAATCTGGGGAATTTTCGACGAAAACACCGAAAAGCAGACAGGCGGCTTAAATTCTTTCGGACAGCCTATAGAGCCAATTGATAATATCTCGAAATTTCACAGAACCGAAATTTCGGTACAAAAAAGCCCTGAAAGAGAGGTGCCGGAAATGCTCCGAACCGAAATTCTGCAACGCTACGCTGATGGTATGAAACGCACCGCCATTCGAGATGATTTACAGATAAATGGTGACCAGTATTGGATGGTTCGTGAAGTGTGTGATGAGTATGATCGGCAGCGGCAAGCTGTACAGTAGGAAAGGATTTGTAGTCATGGCAACATTGATGGAACAGCAAGCACAAGCTCAGCCAGTCAAAAAGAAGCGCTTGAGCGTGCGAGGTTTTGTAAATAGGCAGCAAAAATACAGCACTTGTTAGCAGATTTGTTGGTGCTGCTAAAAATGCTGCAAATTTACTCTGAAAAAGCTGTACTTTTACGGATTTATCAGGTATACTTATTCTCAGTTTGACGAGCGCTGTAAATAGGCAGTAAAAATACAGCACTTGTTAGTAAAGGAAGAGAACACATGCAAACGTATGCGTACGGACACGACTTTGGCAACGCGGAGACCTGTGGAACGATGATTGTTCGCAATCAAAAGATTTCTAAAACCGTTCCCAGCGTCACCGCACAGGGAGGAAGCCTTGAGGACTTAGCCAAGCTGGGGATCGTTCTCAAGCCGAATGATTATGTCTTCAAGAGTAGGCATAGCGATACTGAGCTGTACGTTGGGAACTTGGCGCTGACTCAATCGAACATGTCATTTAGTGGGCGAGGAGATATTAGCCGGTACTGGAGTGAGAAATCTTTGATTTTGCTTCTCACTGTGGCTTCTTCTCTGGTCCCTGACGCTGAGTTTGGTCTGAATGTCGTCACCGGATTACCGGTGCAAACCTACCTGGGTGACCCTGACAGCCGCAAGAAAATTAAGAACGCTCTTGAAGGCGTTCATGTGTTTGCCGTCAATGGAACGATTCGTACGATCCATGTGAAAGTGGAGCGTGTCATCATGGAAGGGGCCGGGGCCGCTATTGCTTTTGGCTCTCGTGATAAAACGGTGCAAGGGGTTATTGATATTGGAGGGCGCACGACAGATCTGTTTGTTGCTGAAGGCCAGACCCCTCAGCGGCATATGTGCGCAGGCAGGCCTTTGGGTGTTGAAATTGCCGGTGATTTGCTCAGTTCTAATTTTCAGAAGAAATACAATCGTCCTCTGAAAGGTCAGGAGATACGCAGAATCTTGCGGGCGTATGCTCATCAAACAGAGTACCCTGTCATCAAAGCACGTGGTGAAGAAGTTACTGATTTAGAGAGTTTGACAAAAGACGCACTGCGTCAAATCGGCAATGAGATTGCCTCATTTGTCTCTTCGACCTGGAGCGAGTCTGAGACGGGTAGTGAAGTTGCCAGTAGTTTCTCCTCGGTCTTGTGCATCGGCGGCGGGGCCTACTACTTTTATGATCAACTTCATAGTCGGATTCCCAACCTGCAATTTATTGCACATCCTGAAGAAGCCAATGCTTATGGGTATGCTGTGTTTGCAGAGCAGCAATTACAGCGTCTGCGCATTGCATAGGAGAGGTGCGATATGGCAAGGGACAACAAGAAGTATGTCTATCTCACGATAGGCATACTTCGCAATTCTGAGACGCACAAAGCGTTACTTGCAGATGCCGAAGAGCACAATACTAAGCAACTTCCTACTATCGCTGGAATACGGCTGAGTGAGTATTACCAGCTAAAGCGGAATGGCCTGTTAAATATGAGTGTCTCATCACAAAAGGCTGATGCTCAAGATCCGGTATTGGAGAATGATACGGTTGGAGAAGAGTTCTCTGATGCGATGTCTAATGCTGCCGATGCTGATGATGCCTGGCCTGACTGAATGGGAGCAGCACGATGCACTCTGACTATACTTTCAAACGTGTTGGTACCACGCAGCCTGCGCAACCAACGCGAAAACCTGCTACTGCGATGCCAGACCTACCAGCAAAGAGTGTGCAGGCGAAACCACGCAAACCACGCACCAAACGTGAACGGGAAGCGACGATTTACGAACAGCCTCTTGGGGCAAAGTTAAAGGCGTTCTTCACTGGGAAAGCGCCAAAGAAGTTAACAAAGAAAAGGAGAGCAAAGCGATGAAATTGTTTGATTGGATTAAGGATAACATTGATGCTGCTGTGGCCTATAGCGAAGGCCAGGAATTTGGAGATGCGTGGAAGGAACAAGGCGGGGAAGACATCAACGATGAGGCGTTACGCAGGTGGCATATCAACAATGGCTATGAAGGCAACTGGGTGGCTTTCAATCGTGGTGTGCGCAGTGTATTGGGCGGTTCTAGTTCTGACGAAGAGTAGTTTGTCGGTTGGTCTTTGCCACTCGTCAGTGTGATGCGTGGCAAGTGCAAGCCGATGGGCTGATGAAAGGACAAAGACATGGACGAATTCGATTTGTTAGTAGAGCAGGCTGATCAGGAGATGGCACTAAATGGAGAGATCTCTCCATTTACGCAGATGCAGCTACAGGCTCATGCAGAAGGAAAACCTATACCGCGTATAGACTTTGGCGCGATCTGGCACAGGGTGTCTGCCGAGCGGGAAGCCAGGCAGCAGGTTGAAAACGACATTTGGGGAGATGAGGAATTTGATTTCGGCTATTCGGGCAACTGGTAAGTAAGTGCAGGCCGATGGGCTGAGAGTTGAACAGCAAAGTGAAAGGATAAGATGATGAGTTTCTTAGGTAATCTGTTTAGCGGCAATCAGGAAAAGAGTGCGGATCAGCAACGGTATGATGAGTTGGCGGCAGAAGTGGAGCGATGGGTTGTGAATGAACATCAAAATATGGTACACGCTGGCACAATTGAAAATGGCCCGCTTATCTGCTATGCTTATACAAAGCATACGAGAAGGTGGGCTTGTAGTATGTTTTGTTGCGATACGGACGCTGCTCTTCCTGCTATTGATACCAGTAAAATGACGCGCGTGCAACTATCGGTCTCGGAAGCAAAAGATATAGGTGAGGCGGTGGCTCTTGTGCGCAGTTATGATCATGGAACTGGTGAGGCATGTCTGCTTCTGGTGAACGGTTTCATCGAGGCGATCTTGCCGAGGCTCAAGAAACATCGGAAGAGACCAGCAAAGAAATAATGATAGTGCTATCTATCCGTTCGAGCAGGGACGAAACTCCTGCATAGATGCTGAACTAGAGGGCTGCGGCCAATCATCGGGCATCGATCTCTTTTTATGGGAGATCGGTGCCTTTTTGTTTTGATAGTAGGAGTCGTGACATGGCGCGCTATCGTTATGCAGCGACAACGCCTTGCTGGGATGCACCACGAAATCGGGTATTGGAGTGGTTGATCCTTGGTCTGTTTGCATTGGTCCTGATTTGCCAATTTATGACGATGGTGCCAGGAATAGGATATAGCTGCTGGCTGATTGGGCTCGTTCTGTCGCTGGAAGTCCTTGTACTAGTGGTTTTGCTGCTGCGAGCAAGGAGTTGAGCGGCGTGTTGCCACAAAGACAGACGACGCCTAAGCGCTTTTCCTCGATTAAACAACATTCTGGCCGCTGGACAAGCGGTGGCTGCCTGTGGAGAGAGCATAAGACCCGGTGCGTGATTGTGAGAAGCCCCTGTCTTTAGACATGGGGAGCATGTCAATTTTTGTGCAATAGCAGCGAGAAGTGATATGACAGTATGGGGCTATCCAGGTCCACAAGGACGACAACAGAAACGGCATGTCTGCACGGAGCCGCGATGGATGAAACCCGGATGGAAATCATTGGCCTGTGCGGTGCAGTTGCTCATGATTCTCGATTTTTGGTTTGTCCTGCTCGCGCGTGGAGCGGTGATTGGAGAGGCTGCTTGGCGGTTCGCGATTGGCATCACGGCAGCTCTTGTCATTCTGGTAAGCATTCTGGCTGTGCGGCGATGAGTTCAAAAGAGGAGTTCTGGCTGGGCATTATAGCGATCGCCGTGTTTGTTTTGTGTGTTACTGGATTAGCGATATTGTATTTGCATGCTATGCCTGTTTTAATTAATCTGTGAGGGGAGACTATGACCAGAGAAGCAGACCCGAAAATCACGATTTTGCCAATTAACCGTGACATGTTTCTCGATCGTGTCGTGGTGGATGTGTCAGAGGAGGAGGTACCAGCATATGGACTGTTCCATGTGGTCTTCGACAATCGCAAAAAGCAACTGCGAGGTTTTGCGCGCCATGAAGCCTATGGCGTTTTGTTTCCGAGCGGTCATGTGCATATCGATACAAACCATTTGCAAGTGCAAATTTATCGTAGCTTGCGGCAGATGATTGATTTTCTGGAAGAGTTTGGCGATTGCCATATTTCTTGGCTTCGGGGAGAATAGAAGGATGGACCTTACACGTATGCCTGATGGTACCTGGGAAATTATCCACGTTGATACCGCTGCTAATGTGCTAGATCTCTATAACAAAATTCAATCGAACCTGACACAACTTCAACAAGATGCTGGCGTGATCCCTACTCCACCTGTCACACCACCTCCAGTTACACCGCCTGCAACTACTGGTTTCCGTGGCATCTTTGCTTTTAACAACATGGCAAAGACCTCGCTTTTTGTAGATAATCCAAATGTCGCCGGGACAGCACTCACATATTATTGGTCACAGTTGGAGCCACAAGGCGGACAATTCAACTGGTCACTGATCGATAATGATATGCAGCCGTGGATAAAAGCCGGTAAATCCGTTATCCTTCGCATTTCTACCGCTGGGTGGGCCAAATGGCAGCCTGAGCAAAACAGCAAGCAGGGCACCCCGCAATGGGTATTTGATCAGGGCGTCCAGCACGTCACGGAAACAGACGGAGCGATCAAACCGCAGTACTGGAACCCACACTTCCTGGCCTCACTCGCTGATTTTATCCATGCTTTTGCCGTCCGCTATGATGACAATCCGAATATTACTTGCATAGAAATTGGCGTAGGAGATGGTGGCGAAACGAAAGTGGACACGATGAAGAATCCGAATATGCTTAAGCTCTGGCAGGCGATCGGCTATTCTGATCAGGTCTGGTTCAACACCATTCAGCAGATTGTGACCATGTACGCAGCGAATTTCACAAAAACTCCTCTTGCACTGATGCCTGACGCTTCTTTTCTTGGCGGATCGCTGAAGGAGCAAGATGTCATCAATTATATTGCTAAACTCAACAATAGAAACATTTGGATTCAGGATAACGGGCTTATTGCTGGGCAGGGACTACCAAGCAGTTTTTCAGTTTTGCCAAAGGGCTGGCCAATATTGGCGGAGCAGAGAAATGATACAGGAACTAGCGGGGATAAACTTGATGCGGATTTGTCTACAGCGATTAACAATGGCGCTGTTGCTATTCTGGTGTTTACAAGCGATCTGCAAAATGCGGCAAATCAAAGCACGTTGGCCAAATATGCAGCGATGGTCGGGAAATAGCGGAGAATGCGATATGAGGAGAATATTATCCACTTGTCCATCTTGTGGAAAATATATATTGCCGCCAGGCATGATCATTATGGTCCAGAGCCAGAGAGCACTTGAACTGTTCTGTCAGACGCAAGGCGAATGCGTACGCATAGAGTGCACAGGCTGTGGATACTATGTGAATCCGTTCTATCATAGTCAGTGGGAATGTCAGCAATTTGTGAGATGGTGGGGGTATGGTCATCTTAAGGAAACATCGCTCAATGAGCGTGACGTGTTGGACGAAGCTGAAGCTATTTTAAGAGAGTCGCACGAGCAGAAATGAGGTGAGCCGTGCCAAAAGAAGAGCTTGAACAAAATGTCATTTACTGGCATCCTCATCATCCACATGTGCCAAAAAATCCTAACATAATTCATAACGAAGAATGTCAGCAAGCCGGATTTAATCAGAAGATTGCCGTGATTATAACTAGGATGACCGGGACGATGTGGACTGCTTATGCATTTGCCTGTCTCGCGATCCTTGGCTTTCCTGCGTTTGCACAATGGCTTGGCCCTCTTGTTGCAATATATGTAATATGGGTATCACAAACGTTCATCCAGCTAACCATGCTACCAGTTCTTGCTGTTGGTCAGAATGTATTGGGTAGAAAAGCAGAAATACAAGCTGATGAAATGTTCAAGACAACTCAAAGGTCATTTCATGATATAGAGCATATTGTTAAGCATCTTCAAGCACAGGACAAAGAACTGCTCCGACAGAGTAAAATGCTCGAAGTGCACTATCAGGAACTTTGCAAGCAGACTGAGATGCTTACTCAGCTTCTCACTCCTCCATCTCGACGGCGGGTACGTACGCAGGAACAGGAGCAGATGCCATGAAGCACCTTTTCAACGAGGGAATAACGCGCATCTGGGCCGACGACGAAAACCTACTCATTGCTGATTGTTCTGCTGTCTATCTCTATCATCTTCTCTGCGGAGGGGTAAAAATGTTTCATTTGCTCTCCTCTGGCGGGGTCGATTCGCTGGAAATGACACCTCTTTGTCGTTGTCATCGGTCTTATGTACGCTTTGTAGAGAGGAGCATGCCAGATCCTGTACAACAGACGTTGGCCAATGTGTTTGTTGGTCTGGGCTCGTGTCGATCTGTGGATGATGTTCGGCTGATGCTGGAGGAGATGGCTAGCAGGGAAGAGATGCAGAATGTGGAGCAAGCGCTGTGAATAACAAGTCAAAGATGTTGCCAGTCAACTGCGTCCTTGATAGAGATCATCCACACAAAATCGGCGAAATCGGCTATGATAAATCTGGCAAGCCAGTGCTCACCGTGCTCTGTCGCCGCCATGATACGATCAGCTCGTGCAGCATGATGACATTGCTCCAAGCGTGGCGCGAGCTGGCGTGCGGTGATGAGCAGGCACTGCAGACACAGTTGACGAGATTGAGAAAGGCGGCGTTGGATCTGGAGACGGACCTGGCAGACCTTCAGCGGTCAAAACGAGTAGGATAGCGCTAGCGGCCAAAGTATGCTATATTTTGATTACGAGCCTTGAGCCACACTCATGGCTTTTTTTGTTTGCGCGTGGCACGGGTAGCCGCGAAGTATCAGTTATGTTGAGGTGCCTTCCAACACACATCTCAGACAAACACTGCAACCACGCGCCAACACAAACAGTAGGAGAATTTATTATGCCGACGATAAGTAGTTTTGTATCCGATCCTAAATTTTCTCTGCTTGTATTTACCTTAACTACCATTGTGGTCATGTTATTCAACCATTTTTCTATTTTGTCGCTTATACTCTTAACAGTTGCTGGCGTGATTTGCCTTGCAGGTCTAGTTGTTCGTGTTCTCTCTTACCATCCTGCGCATACGTGCAGGCAAATTGACATCCTCAGAGGTGATGATTGAATAGCAAGCTAATTGGACGATGTTCAATCTGCCATGCGCCGATACATGTGGGCGAGCCGAGGTGTGGTATCTGGCGTCGATTGTTGCCTCCAAGGATTGTGAGGACGTGTGTGTGCTTCGATGTGATGTTGGTAACGATACAGTATGCGTTGGTGCATGGCGTGCAGATGCCGGGTGCGATGGCTATGATGCCGAGACGTGAGGATGAGAAGTGAGATGAGTGAACTTGAGCCCGTACAAAAGAATATTATGTTACCGCTAGTTTCTCTCTATCCTCATGCAAGAAACTACCGAAGCCATCCTCCTGAGCAATTAAAGATGCTTAAAGCCTCACTAGAACGTTTTGGTCAAGTACGTTCGATTGTAGCAAAAGAGAATGGTGATGGCTCTTATACTATTATCGCCGGTCATGGTATTGTTCTTGCCGCTCAGGAACTCGTAAATGCTCATGCCTCCTACTATGAAAAGCTAGGCAGTCTGAGATGTGACCTGATTCCTTCCTCCTGGCCCATGATCGAATGTGAGGCATACCTCATTGCAGATAACAACCATGCTCAACACGCGAGCGATGATGAGACTTTGCTCGCACAGCTTTTGCAAGAGCAACAAGACGCCGGGTACGATCTGGCAAGTCTCGGTACTGATGATGAGACGCTGCGGCAGATGTTGGAGGCGTTGGGTGATGAGTATCTGGGAAGTGATGAGAACAAAGAGGATAAATCAGTCACTTTCAAAGAGTATGATGAGTCTATTGCTGATGATCTGGATACAGAGATGTGTGATCAGTGCGGAAAGTTGTGCTTGAAGTCAGGGAAGGGCAAGAAGTAATGCTTGACTTTGTGAACAAGCCAATCAATCCACCGGGGCCATATAAGTTCAACGTGATAACGACTTTTGCAGGTTGTGGTGGCTCATCACTCGGCTATAAGTGGGCTGGAGGTAAAGTACTAGCGGCTGTGGAGTGGGATGATAATGCTGTATCAACTTATAGACTTAATCATGATGGAACTCTTGTACTTCATAGAGATATCAAGACGGTTACTGCTGAAGAGTTGTTAGAACTTACAGGATTGAAACCGGGACAATTAGATATCTTTGATGGCTCGCCACCCTGTCAGGGCTTCTCAGATGCAGGTAAGAGACAAATAGATGATCCTCGTAATAACCTTTTTCGTGAATATGTTCGATTGTTACGTGGGCTTAAACCTAAAACATTTGTAATGGAAAATGTTAGCGGTATGGTTAAAGGAGATAAGAAGCATATCTTTGCTGTGATCATGAGGGAGTTGAAAGAAAGCGGTTATTGGGTCAAATGTCGCTTAATTGACATGAGTTATTTTGGAGTACCGCAGGCGAGAGAGAGAGTTATCTTTATTGGTGTGCATAATGACTTGCATATAGAACCTACCTACCCTGATCCACAAACGCGACCTATTTCGGTGCGTCTTGCGTTTGAGGGTATTGAAGATACGGTTGCACCTACATTACCGGATTGGTTGAGGAAAGCATGCAGAGAAATGAGAGCAGGTAACTATAATACTGCCTATGCAGAGAAAGCTTTCCAAAAATACAAAGGTGGAACTGGCGGCGCCAGAAACACAAAATTACTCTCTTGGGATAAATGTGCTTGCACTCTGGTGAAAAGTGAAATTGCAACAACTGGACTCATTCATCCTGATCGAGAACGGTACTTGAGTGTTGGTGAAATAAAACGAATTGCCTCTTTCCCCGATGCATTTCAATTTCCTGGTGAAAGAAAAAATGCTGTAGAGCGTATGGGTAACTGTGTTCCTCCACGTTTTATGCAAGCTATAGCAGAACACATCTATACTCACATCCTCAGTAAAGCCACACTACTCGAACGGGTTGAGGAGGCGGCACATGCCTAAACAATCCAACAATCCTATACCACCACGTGCAATGCGTAGACCAGGGCAACATCTTACAAAAGCCGAGCGGGAAGCCATACAAGAGAAGTTCCTTAAAACGTTGTCTATGACTGCCAATATACGAGCGGCGTGTATGGCAGCAGGGGTTGACAGAAGCACCGTTTGGTATTGGCAGGAGCATGACGACTCGTTCTCGATGCGCTTTAACATTGCCAACCAGGAAGCGAATGATCTGCTTTTCGCCGCTGCGTGGGAGCGTGGTGTAAAAGGGACAGAACGCCCGGTAGTCTCAATGGGTCGTCAAGTTTTTGTGACAGTCAGGGAAAACGGCAAAGAGGTTGAGAAGCCATTGATGGAGCGGGTATACAGCGATTCCTTGCTCAGTTTGTTATTAAAGGCGAGACTTCCTGAATTTCGAGACAAGCAACAAGTGGAACACTCTGGTTCTATCGATGTTGGCGGCGCAAAAGAGTTATTACTCCAGAAACTAGAACAGTTGAAAGAGTCCGATGAAATATGACCACTCTTGCTGCTCAACTTGCCAGATTGCCCCGTGCTGAGCTTGAAAAGCTTACTGATGAGCAAGCGGCTGAACTGCTCTATGATTGGTCTGTATGGGCGCGACCTGAACAGATGACTCCTGCAGGTAACTGGAATGTGTGGTTGATACTCGCGGGTCGCGGGTACGGGAAAACTCGGACAGCAGCAGAAGATGTGAAAGCATACGGGCTCAAATACAAGAAAAGCCGTATCGCTATCGTTGCTCCAACGTTTGCCGATGCCAGGGATACCTGTATCGAGGGTGAATCAGGTCTGCTCAATATTCTTCCCAAAGACAAGATTGCTACTTGGAACCGCTCAATAGGTGAGCTATATCTTACCAATGGAACAAAGTACAAGCTATTTAGTGCTGAAGATCCCGACCGATTAAGGGGTCCACAACATCATCGGGCCTGGTTCGATGAGCCATGTGCCGCTAAATATCCATCTGAAACCTGGGATCAGTTACTGTTTGGGTTGCGTCTAAAAGGTCCACGAGGGCAATCACCTCAAGCAGTTGTTACTACTACTCCTAAGCCAATCAAGTGGCTCAAAGAACTGCTGGCACGTAAAGATATACATGTTACCAGAGGGAATACTTTTGATAATGCCGCAAATCTCTCCTCCGTTGCGTTGGAGACACTTAAGCAGCGTTATGCCGGGACAAGGCTAGGAAGGCAAGAATTATACGCTGAACTTCTTGATGATGTTGAGGGTGCGTTATGGAAACGCGAGGAGATGATTGAGGTATACCGTGTAACCTCACATCCTGAGTTATTGCGTGTAGTCGTAGCTATTGATCCTGCTGTTACTGATCAGGAAGAGAGTGCAGAGACCGGTATTGTGGTTGCTGGTATTGATGGAAATGGGCATGGTTATGTCTTGGATGATAAGAGCTTACATGCCTCACCTCTCACCTGGGCATCTGAAGCAGTGACAGCCTATCATAAATATCGATGTGATCGCATCATAGGCGAACAGAATAACGGTGGGCAGTTGGTTGAGTCGAATGTTCGTACTGTAGATAAGCAGGTTTCTTACAAGCAGGTCTATGCAAGTCGAGGAAAGTATACACGAGCTGAGCCTATAGCCTCATTCTATGAGCAGGGCAAAGTACATCATGTAGGTATGTTTCCCTTACTCGAAGATCAGATGTGTCAATGGGAGCCATTAACAGGGCAGAAGTCACCAGATAGGCTGGATGCGCTTGTATGGGCACTTACTGAGTTAATGGGTGGAGGCGAATTGTCAGCAGCTGAACAAGTGGCAGCCATGAAGCGCCGTGTCGAGTTGTCCCGCACGCGAACCGCAGCACCTGCGTGGCCTGGAGGTGCGAGATGAGTGATAATAAGTTGCCGATTCCGCTATTTTTAGGTGAAGATGCATGAATAAGCGAAGCCGTAAAAAAAGAGAAGCACTAAATCGATCTGCTGTCTATCCGATTGGGAACGGTTTAATGTACGTGCCTGGTGGCCAAAAGCAGGGCACTCTAGGTCAAGTTTTTTACGGCACGCAAGCAAATATACCCACCGGACAGGCGGCCCTGTTCAGCCCTGGGATTCCGCTCGCACCCCAACCATCCGCAAATCCATTAGGTTATCCCGTCCAGTGGAAATTCGTTCCAGCCTACAATACCTTCCCCGTTGATCGCACTAATCAAAATCCCGACATACCTAGTTTTCAGCAATTACGTAATTTGGCGAAATTATATTCTGGCGTGACTCTCTGCGAGAGGGCTTGGTTCGATCTCGTCCCACGTATGCAACTCAAAATATCACTCAAACCCGAATACGTGGCCGCAGGTGCAAACGACAAGGACTATCAAACCGAAATAGCGTACTTCCGCAGTTGGTTTGACTCTCCAGATAAAATGCATGACCTGCATAGTTGGATACGCATTGCCCTCCGGGAACAAACCCAAATTGATGAGTTATATGTTTACAAGCGTAAAAAGCGTGGTGGTGGGCTATATGCATTAGAGATAATTTCGGGCGATCAGATGAAACCACTATTGGACGATTGGGGAAAGATACCACAGCCACCATCCTATGCCTATCAGCAGTACCCATGGGGTCTGCCAGGTGCGTGGTTCAGATCTGATGAGATGATCCACTACCAAGAGTCACCAGCCGCCGACAATCCTTATGGACAATCCAGAGTCGAGCGTATCATCATGCTTGTTAATCAAGCATTGCGCAAGCAGAAGAAAGACTTGAGCCATTTCACAGAGGGCAATATTCCACAAGGCATGATGAAGGTGCCAGCCGATGCTACGTGGACTCCTGACCAGATCGATGCATTTGAACAGGCGTGGAACGCTTTACTTGCAGGCAATCAAAGTCAGCAGGTCCGTATGCGTTTTACACAACCCGGCATGGAATATCAGGCATTTGAGCAGTACCAACTTGATCCTACCTTTGATAAGTTCCTCATCAACATCTGCGTAGCGGCATATGGGCTAAGTATGCAGGATGTTGCATTTACTGAGGATATCCACAAGAGTAGCGGTGACTCTCAGCAGAATGTGACATACAGGCGTACTATTGACCCGCTTGCAGTGGTGTATGCGGGCTTCCTCACGCAATGTATGAACAATGACTTTGACCCTGATTTACATGGTGAAATGTTTGAGGCGAGTTTTGGAGGATATGAAGAGGAGGAGGATGTATCAGAGTTAGCAGGTGCATACAGTGAACTAGTAACATCAGGCATTTTAGGCGTGACTAACGCTGGCAAATTGTTGAAACTTCCAGACGATCCTAATGCTCCGTACATTGGTCGTATCCTGGTAACAAAAGATGGTCCCATCTTTCTTGATGACATGGCCTCCGATAAAATGCGCAATGCTGCCCTGCAAGCGAAATTGCAAGGCTTACAGCAACCGCAACAATCTACGCAGCAACAGAAGCCACAACAGGATGATAGCGAAGAAGAAGAGATACCACCACAGAAGAAGAGTAGCCAGAGCAAATCTGATCAGAGCGACGAGGAAGAGTTGAGCCGCGCTACTGCTGGTCAGATGGATACTTCAGCAGATGCTGATGCAGATAGTGGTGATGAAGCCGACGAGCTAGACGAAGAAGAGAGTGAACTTCCAACGCCAGAAGATCTGGCATACGAGGATGAGATCTTACAACTCCTCAAATCGGACCAGGATGAGCCATTTAGTGAACTAGAGCGTGTGTATGGTATTGATGAGTATGGCTACAATCCTTTTGCTGATCTCATTCTTTTTGCGCGCCATGAACCCGGTGGTCATGACCATGATCAGAAAACACATGGCGATTTTGCACACCCGGCCTATGGAGCTAAACACGATACGTCACCAGCAGCCAAACAAGCCTCGCAGGCAACGGCACAACTTCAACCAAAGTTACAAGCCGCTGAAACCAAATTGCAATCAGCCCGTGACGCACTTCACCAGGCACAGCAGAACCTGCACAATGCTGCGCCGGGGGAGAAGGCGGCGGCAAGAGCAGCGCTCCATCAAGCTCAGGCAAACTTGCATCAGGCCGTACAACAGATGCGTGCATTGCGCCAACAGGAACGCGAACAACGGCAACAGGAGATGGCAAAGATTCGCGCTGAGAAAGCGGCGGAACGCGAGCAGAAGCAAAAGGAAGCAGCGGCAAGACGAGAGCAAGCCGCTAAATTGAAGGCTGAGAAAGCAAAAGCGGCAGCGAAGAAGAGAGCAGCGGAGGCAAAAGCCAGGGCCCAGGCTCAGAAAGCACGATTGCAGAAACAAGCAGCAGCAGCCAAGGCAAAAGCTGAGAGGATGGCAGCGAAGGCACAACAGAAGGCGCAGACCGCTGCGGTTAAGGCTGCTAAGACTGCTGCAAAATCAGCTAATACCCAGTCCCACGTTGCTATGAAATCGGCAAAAGCACAACAGGCTGCGGCCAAACAATTGCAATCGCTGGTGAACACGATCGGTTCTAAAGCGCAACTCTACAATGCACTGTCAGGACGCAAACCATCAAAGACGTGGACGACTCAGGAGTCGCAAGAAGCGGCGAATATCGCGCAAGATCTCCATGATTTAATGCAGGCTATCAACTCTCATCAGAATGAAGAAGATGCCGCTAGCCTCGTGGAGAATCTGACATCGGCAATTGGTAAGTTGCAAGGCCAGCGTGGCATGACACAAGCCAGGGCGAGCGTACTGGAAAAGCTTGTACAGAAAGCACAGTCAGAGATGCTTCGTGCCATGTTGGCAGATGAGAGTGAGTATGACTATTACGAAGATGAGGAGGAAGAAGAAGATGCTACCAACGAGCAAAAGGGACTTGAAGAGAAGCGCTACACGATTAGCGAACTCCTTCAATTACTCACGCAACAGATGCAAGAGGAAAAGGCAAGCCAGGAAGATGGAGCGCATTTTGAGCGATCCACGCAAAATACAATGGTTGCAAGAACAGAGGGAGCAACACATCAAATCGATCCTACGCCCGATGCCTCATCCCAAAGTGGTGGCAATGATGAACGGGCGATCTCACAGGAGTACAAACGCTGGCGGACCAGGGCAATAGATGATGTGAAGGCTGGGCGTACACAGAGAGGCTTTACCACCACACTCATATCTCCAGATATTCATAAATGGATAAGTGACGAACTTGTGGAGTGTACAACGCCTGATCAGGTCCGTAATGTGTTCAATCGCGCACGTGGCAAAGAGGCAGAGCCAGCCATTGCCAACAAGGATGATTTGGCGAAGAGTGTTAATGCTGTCTTTGAGCGTGTAGCACAACGCGGACATAGGCAGGCAGCAACGATGGAGGATTAAAAGTTGAACAAGGACTCCATTATTGCTGCTTATAGATTTACTGACGAAGACAGACAGCAACTTATCAATATACTTGCCAAAGGCTATCTCCTCGCAAAAGCTCAAGCTTATCAACGTGCCCGATCAAAGACCGCTCACGTGGTTCGCATGCGTAAGCCCTGGCAAGTCACCGAGTCCGAGGTTGAGAAATCGCAACAATGGGCCTCTCAGCAGGTTGAGAGTATCGCAGAGACGTATGAGACCTTGCTCCGTCATGCTCTTGAAGAGATGCCACAAGAGCGAGCCCTTGGCGATATTATTAGCGGTATCAAGAATGTTGTCTCTGCTGTTGGTGACTGGATTAGCGGTTTCTTGCCGTGGAAAACGCAGCAGATTGCTGATAATACGTGGAGCACTGGTGAGAATGCTGGCACTGATCAGTTTGTGGATGACGTGCAGGACGAGGACAATGCCGAAGAGTTAGAAGATGATGGGTTACTCAGATTGCAGATATTGATTGAGCCTGGGCATAGCAGTTCTGACACGTGCGCCGCTTATGCCGGAAATACTTATAATTTGTCTGATGATGTACCAAATTTTCCAATGCACATAAACTGCATCCATTACAAAACCATCGTCGTGAACGATCAACCTATTAGACGTAGCGTGCGAGCAAATCAGGACATTACTTATCTCTTCCTCGATGTAGATGGTGTGTTTTCGGTTGCCAGTGCTGGTCTGCCACAAGAAACAATTTATGGCAAAGAAGGGTGGCCGATCCCGCAGGCAAACGCAATCTTGCAAACGATTGATCAAGACAAGAATATTAGACCTATCTGGATGACGCACTGGGGACAGTTAGCCAATGGTTGGTGTGTACGTGCCGGATTACACGCTTGGGCTGTCTGGTACCCTCTCACGCTAGAGGAGGATGAGATTGAAGCGGAACGGCTCTATCCTAATTTGGACAAGAAGCCACTAGCTATACAATATTGTATGCATATGAACGATGTACAATCGGCAGTGTGGTTGCAGGATGGTTTTAGTCCAGAGGAGCGAGAGTGGGCAGAGTCAGCAGGTGTACGACTGGTCAATGCAAACGAGGAACCGTATCACTCGTTGTTGTTGTCGGAAGATAGCAGTGCAGTTCAACGGCTACTGGATTTGTTGCAAGGAAGTCCCTTGTCTGCACATTACTAGCACAACTTTGCATGCTGTGCTATACTTCGACTAAAGATTGCCTGTAGCTCCAATGGTAGAGCACTGCCGGAATACTGCAGGCGCTGTAGGTTCGAGTCCTACCAGGCAATCCACCAAAGAAATATTTCTCTCGCAAGAGAATCGAGCCCCTGAGCCACTCGCTCAGGGGTTTTTTATTGCAATTTATGAACACCGTGGGGTGTAGGGGTAGAAAACTGTTTTACAAAGATCGACATTTATCACATAAAGGCGATTTGCTAAATCGATGGCATTTCTCACACCTCTGTCGTGGTTGGGGTTTGCCTTTTCTTGCTGCTGATATTTTTGCAAGATGTTCAGGAGAATGTGGGCCTGTTCCCTTGCCTTTGCGCCCTGCTGACATTTTTGCAATAACTTCAGGAGATCTAGGGACACCTTTTTTTGCAACTGATATCTTTGTTCTTCCCTCTTCGCCTATGTCCCATCCAGCTTCATATTTTGCTTTCATCGTTTCAGACTTTTTTGCTAAGATTTCTGGTGATTGCTTGGAGGGTCTAGCTTTCTGCATTTTTGCTATGTTTGCCCTTCCCTCAGGCGTAGCAGCTTGGGCTTTCTTAGTCGCGGCTATTTTTGCTCTCGTCTCAGGACTCATTGGAGGACGTTTCTTCGCGGATTCAGACAATTTTGCTCTCCACTCAGGACTGGTAGATCTGTTTTGTGCTGCTGTTTTGCATCGCTCTTTCGTTTTAGGGCTACGTTTTTTGCCTTTACCTGCAAGCCCTATTTTAGCACGATGCTCAGGCGAGAGTTTGGTTAGTCCATCGCCGCCGTCGGTACGATTGATGAGGTTGCAACCATGCTCTCTATAATAACTAATCCAGTAGCGTTCGCGCTCTTGCCAATTCGATATAGGAACCTCTTCCAGAATCAGAAGTATGGGTTGCATCCCCTGACTTTGAAGTTTCTTAATCCAGTTACTCTTGTGCACTTGAAAATGATGACTCGTTGTATGGTTGATGTATCGCTTACGAGGATTATTACTCTTGCCGATGTATCGAACCTCTTCAGTAATAGGGTCAATCAAGGCATAAATGAAGGTGGTCGTCTGCACAGGAAAATCCTTTCAATCCGCTCTAGAAGTCATACTATCCTCATTAATTATACCCTGTTATTAGTTGGAGGTCAATATGGTAGAGATAGATAATCTCTTGGAACTTCATCGTGCCAAGTGGACAACTGCAAAACGGGAGGCTTATCTTAAAGAGCATCCTGAAAATTTTGCAGGGCCGGATGGTAGCTATCCTATCGAGGATGGTAGCGATGTTGAAGATGCATGGGGGCTTGCAGGTCATGCAGATAGTCCTGACGCAGTACGCCGCAAGATTAAATCCATAGCTAAACGACTTGGACTGGAGGGCTCATTGCCAGATACAGCAAAAGAAGATGACACTTCCAAAGAGCGCGTAACTACTGGCGTACTCATTCGCGCCGATGGTGGCCACGATGCATTTACTGGCAAACACTCACATGCCCACCCGGCCTTTGGCGGTCAAGGCGATGATGAGAACCACGAACACGAGCACAGCCACGACAATGATGCAGACCACAAACACAGCCACGAAGAAGCCGCGCAGGAACGAGCCCACTCCCATAGCCGTACGCACGAACCTGTCGCTGCTATCCAGACCACAGATCGCCATGTGATGAGCCTGCCATTGGTGCGTATCGATGCCGCAAAGCGCGAAGTTTGGGGGCAGGCTACCGCTGAAGTGCCAGACTCATACGGCACGATCTTCGGCTATTATCCTGAAGCCTGGACCAAATGGCGTGGCAATATCCGCGAGCAGCACGATCCAAAGAAAGCTGTTGGCAAGGCTGTTGACATCACGCCCGATCCTGAAGAACGCGCTATTTATGTCGGATCTCGCGTCTCGCGTGGTGCGCAGGACACCTGGCTCAAAGTTGAGGACAACGTACTCACTGGCTACTCTGCATCGATTATCCCTGATCCTGAGTTTGGCAACGATCCACGCCGCTGGCCAAAAAAAGAGTACCAGGGCAAAGAATACCCTTACCTGCCAAGATATACCGTTGCTGAGTTGTCGTTAGTCGATAACCCGGCCTGTCCTGGTTGCGATGTCACCATTGTACGTGCTGACGGATTTGCTACCGATGTGCTGGATACGACAGAAGACGAGCCAGAAGCTTCCCGATCCTTGGAAAGAGCAGGAGCACGTGTTGGTAAAGGCACACAGGATGCGAACCATAAAGCCATAGCACATACATTGCACGCAGCTGTGGCGCAGATGAAAAACTGCAAAGACGATTGCCCGCAGTGTGCAGCCGCCATGAAGATCATCGATCCTGACAATGATGGTGATGTTGATCTTGGTGGCTATGACGATCCAGACAACGACTGGCAATCACTCTACAACGGCCAAGAGAAGGACATGGAGCGGGTTGTTACTTCTCTTATTGAGCGCTCATTACAGCCCGTTTATTCACGACTACAGAGCATTGCAGGCACATTAGCACGCAGTAATGTCAACGCCGCTCCGACCAATATCGACCAACTTATTACATCTTCAATCACCAGGGCGTTCGAGACATTTGAGGCTCGCATTGCTGAGATCCCAACCAAATCAAGCTTAGACGAAGTACGCGCTGAATTGTCAGCGGTAAAAGGTCAAGTTGACAAAATTGCGGAACAGCCGATGCCTGGTGGCCCGGTTTTGAATGCGAGTGTGATGCCTCGTCCGCCAATTGAAAAGCAGTTGGCTACTGATCCACTACCACGCAATGATGAAGCCCTCACTTATGGCGCTGTTTACCAGGCGATGGCTGAACTTTCCAAGCGTGGCCAGTTGGATACTCCTGACAAACAAGTAGATGCGATGGCTGCAGCTCTTGCAGCGCAACGCCGGAGATAAAAATAATGGCAGTAACTGATACATCCATCAAGGAACAGTTGCCCCAAAGTGCACAAAAAAGCATCGGCGATTCCCGCGTAGCAGTGGGTGTCATCGATGAAGGACTGTATACCGAAGGTGACATCCTCAAAAACCAGGCTCTCATTATGGCGCGTGCTCGTCACGGTATCGCCTATGAGGACGGAGCCGAGTTCTCAGATCGCTTTGTGCAAGAGATGCGCCGAATGAACATGCCCAAGCAGTTCGTTCATCAACATCTCAACGAAGAAACAATTAACGCGATCCAGCAAGGTAGTCAGAACCGCGATCAGCAGTATATTGGCAATAACGCGGACTGGACTGGCTACTACCTTGAGCCGCTTGCCAAGTTTGTTGTCCCGTTCGATACCCCGTTCAGAAACATGCTTCCACGTACGCCAAGCGTGGGCATCGATGTTGAGAACTGGCGTGCTATTACAGATGTGTTTGGTGGAAGTGGTCCAACTCTCGGCTCGTTCATCCTGGCACAGCAAACCGCGCCGCAGAAGGCCAGTTACACCTGGGTCAATAAATCCAATGTGTTGCGGCAATTGGCTTTCAGTGATGTCGTGACAATGGAAAGCGAACTCTACGGGCGTATGTTTGAGCCTGATGTTCGCGCAAAAGTTGCCTCGAAGTTGGCACCATCATTGATGCTCGGTCAGGAAGTGGCATACCTAAATGGTGCGCAGAATCTCTGGGCTCCTCCTCCTGCTGTTGGCGCGTCCACTACAACCACGGGTGGCACGCTTTCTGCTGCAACGTACTGGATTATTGTAACAGCCGTGAATGCGCAAGGCGAAACGTTGGCATTTGGCGGTTCCACTCCGACTGCACTTACACAAGTTACGACTGGTAGCACGAGCACGATTTCCTTCAATATCATGCGCGTGCCCAACGCTACGAGCTACAACGTGTACGTTGGCACTGGCTCTACACAGCCTGCCAATACGGCCATGTGGAAGCAATCGGCCTCCTCAAACTTTGGTGGTGCTTCAGCCTTGAATGATCCCGGCGGCTATGCATCGGGTTACTTCTCCGTTACCATGACGAGCAGCACAGGCTCTGGTACGGCCTACAGCACAGTTGTCACGGCAGGTAACACGGCGATTGCGTTTACCTCTGGTGGTGGTGGTACTCCTGCGAATCAGCCTCTGATGTTTGATGGCATCCAGTCGCTCATCTACAACAACACTGGTACTCTGAGTACTGCAGGTGTTGGTGGTGAGACGGCAGCAGTTAAACGTGTGGCTGATACAGGCGGTGCACTGGCCAAGACTGATATCGATACCTGGCTTGAGGCAATGTATCTCAACTCTCGTGCCAATCCTGAATGTTTGCTTGTGAGTGTGAAAGATCACAAAGCCCTCAGCAACATCATCACGCAATCAACCAACTACCGTGTGAATGTGCAGCCAACAGGCCCTGCGCAGTCTGATTTGGTTGGCGGTGGTCGTGCGACGAAGTGGATCAATCAGACGACTGGAAGGTTAATGGATATTATTATGGTACCTTACCTGATGCAAGGAACCATCATTGCCGTATCTCTCACTTTGCCCTTCCAGGTTGCAGAAATAGATAAACCTCCATTACGGGTATCAACGAATAGGGAGATGTGGGCACTGGAATATCCACCAGATCAGTCACATCCGACTCAATGGATGTATGGCGTTTATTCGAGTGAGACGTGCATATGTCAGTACCTTGGCGGGCAGGGTATATTAACGGGAATTGTGACAGCATAAGCAAAACTAGTATTAAGTGCACGCGACATTGAAGTGGTTAGTGTGCATGTAGTATAATTAGCCTACACGCAAATTATTGTGAAAGGTTGATTGTGCTACATGCAAGAAACAAAGTTAGCTTGGTTGGCTGGAGTGATAGACGGTGAAGGATGTATTGGAATATTCCGTAAAACGGTTAAACATCGTTCAGGAAATATAACAATTACGCCAACGCCATATATCACAATTGTAAACTCTTCTTACGTACTCATGATGGAATGTCGAAGTATTCTGGAAGAATTAGGAATAACAACATATGGTTTCCATAATTCAAGAAACTCACATACGAGACCGATAAAAAGAATCTTGGTAAAAAACCATCAATCATTAGTTATATTGCTTGATGCGATAACACCCTACTTAATCGGAAAGAAAGAGCAGGCGATACTAATGAAAGAATACTTAGACAAGTATGGTGGCAAGAAGGGTATGACAGAAGAAAGATTAGAATACTTTTCCCAGATGCAAGGGCTAAAAAAGTCTGACCAATTTGATTAGAGTGAACTGATCAGATATACTTAAACCAATCACGAGCCAACGAGCCACAAGCCGTTGGCTTTTTTGTTTGCAATGGAGGTCAATCTCCTATGAACGATCCAAATGTTGCACCTGGGTCATCATCCACGCCGAATCTGCTTGATACGGTTGGAGGCCCATACAAACTCTCGAATGCTGATGCTGTACGAGGAACGGGCTACTCATTTGGTCAGCAGTCTGTGGTAGCGGGTCAGCCCTCAATGGCACCTCAAGGCAACCAGCCTCCATTTGAGAAACTAGCGCCGAAATCAATGTCAACCAATCCTGGCCCGATGGGCGCTAATTATAAATCGTAGCGGAGGAATATATGACCTATTTTACAGATGGTTCAATTCCAAGAGATACCACAGGCTATCCTGTCGGGTCTGTTTATGTGCCGGGTGTTGGGACGGTAGGTGTGCAGGGTGGAGCAGTTGCAACCGATTCCAATGGTGCGCCTTATGCACCTATGGTTATCCAACAACTTGCGTATGCTTCCGTCAATGGAACACTGCAAAACGCTGCAGGCGCCAATGGAAATGGCACACCTTTGGCCTTGCTTGGTAACTCCTCAGTGATCCTGACGGTGAATATGTCTAGCTTTACAGGAACTGTTAACTTTGAAGTTTCTGAAGACGGTACCAACTATGACCCGTTGCAGGTTACACAAGAGGGTACCAATACCATTGTAACCTCTGTCACTGGCTCAACAACTACCAGCATTCATTTGTATGAGGGATCAGTTGCTGGCTTGCAGAATATTCGTGCACGCGTCTCAGGATTTAGCGCTGGAACTGTTACAGTAACTGCTCACGCAGTCCCCGTTACTGATGCCCCTCGCGTGCTCAATACTGATTTGTACGGAAAAAACACTACAGCGGGTGATACGGCGCTCATTGTGGCTCCGACCGGTGCATTGATTGTTCAGCAAGCCAAGTCAAACTATCCACTTGCCGCTGGCACAGGTACAACACCAGTCACTATCAAGAACAGTGCAGGGTATCTCAAAAATTTTGTGGTGACTACGACTGCAACGTCTGCTCTTTCTTTTTATGACAATGCCAGTGCAGCATCTGGAACGATACTCTATACAACAGCAAGTAACATTGCCGCTGGTACCATCATCACTCTGGATATGCCATTTGCCAACGGCTTAACCGTTTCGCAGGCATCTGGTTCAATGGCTGCTACCATTGCCTACATCTGATTAGGCTGCTTGTTTCCTCCCTGCCTTAAAAGAGCGGGGCACCCACAGGCGGAGGTTCTGTGAATACATACATCAGCTGGTTTGATTGGCAAAGGACCACTACAGGTCTTGAGTGGGGCTCTTTAGTGGGGAACACAAGCAGACTAAGTAGCGCAGTCTCCATTGGAGCTACGCTACTTTCTGTCCCTGCTTTAAATGTGGCAATCAATGCCTGGGATGTGATAACTATCTTTGATGGTTCCAATTCAGAAATAGTACAGGCCACGGCAACAGCTTCTATTGGTGCAACAAGCATCTCTGTAACCGCCACGACTTACGCCCATGCCGCAGGTACGTGTTACTGTACAGATGGTGTGTTCGGTTCGCTGGCTGACCAGATCATTAAAGCTTCTCAGCAATTGGAGACGATTTGTAAACAATCGCTCTTTCTAAGTACGTATACGAATGAGATGCTTGCTCTACCGACCATGCGCGCGGCTATCGATAATCAATTTGCGTTGCATTTTCGGCCACGTCATTGGCCTGTCCAGACACTTACCAGCTTGTCTATCACGACAGTACCAAATAACACCATCCAGTATGACCCAACACAGGTGATTATCGATTCAGACAAGCAAATTTGCTCTATGCCGAATATGCAACCACTTCCACTAGCAGGCTCTGGACAATCACCTTATCCGATCTGGAATGTCCCGAGTAGGTATAGGCAAGCTCAGGTTGTGATCACCTATACCGCAGGTTTTAGTGTGATGCCGCCTGACGTAATTGAGGCTGCCGTACTGCTGACGAGCGATATTCTGGCAAAGCGATTGAATCCAGTCGGCGCACCTGATTTAGCCAGTGGACAGAGGCATATTTCAGCTGTGCTTAGAGGAGATAATTCAGGCGAAAGTTTGCTTCGTAAGCGCGCGCAAAAGATTTTGGATTCGTACACGATGCAATCTTTCTGACAGGTTGGAGGTGTATTATTTCTGAAGATTTACGTGTCAACCTGTATCATGAAGGTATAGGGAATGCGGCATATGCAACAAACATCATGGTACAACTCGATAAGTTACCTGCAATGGAAGCGGCAACATACCAGGGTGCAGACCCGCATTTTACCTACAATGTATATACAACAATGCTTCCCCTGAATAATCCTCAATTTGTGCTCTTCCGTGATTTAATGGTTGATCAGGTTGTTATTGATGCGGTCACAGGTCGCCTACGTCAGTATCGCATTGTGAGTGAGCCTAGTATTGATACTATTACGGGACATTTTCAGTGGGTGGTAACACGCATGAGAGGGAGTTAATATGGCAGGAACTGGTTTTCTTCAGGTTGAAGTACAAGGGCTGGAGGATCTACAAAAATTTAGTAATTGGGGGCCAGCACTTGATGAATGGATGACTATAGCTCTGAGATTGAGCTTAGATCACCTTTTCTCCTCAGCGCAAGATTATATGTCAAGCAAATTTAAGCATCCAACTGGAACATTGGAACACAATTTTATTCAGCAGATTTACTCATCATCTATGCCTGTCTCAGGAGCGCTTGTAAACGATTCACCTTATGCTTGGAGGAGAGAGCAAGGCTTCTCAGGAATGACAGATAGTCTGGGCAGGCATTTTACCAATGACCCCGGCATCTACTACATGGAATATACACTAGAAAATGAAACAGATTGGATACGAAAGACGTTCTCACGGTCTCTTGACAGCGCATGGAAAGAACTGGCTTTGACAAGTATCAATGGACCTATCATTAGTTCTACAACATATTAAAAAGAAAAGTGCTTAAATGTCAAATTTATATTCAAATGCACCAAATACTCTTGCGGTAGGGAATGCAATAGTCAGTTTTGCTCAAGCGTTAGTTTATCCAGGTACAAGTACTCTTGTGTACACGACTGTCACTCTGGGCGAACAAAAGGATGTGACCAACAACGTGGCAGGAGGCAATGTTTCACTAGAGGTCTATGCTAATACGGATGATAGTCAACACAAGGGGTTTGGAGGCAAAATTAAAGACACGCAATCCTGGTATTTGCTCTCTCTGGTTAGCCTGGATAATGCACAAACAGCAGAACAGACGATCTGTAATGTGCGTGATGCTCTGATGGTCCCGTTTCAAACACATGCAACTCTTGGTGGCGCTGGGAGCGTGTATCATTCGCAACTTCGGCCAAATTCATCCAGATTTTTTAGAGTATTTCGCAATCAGCAATGGTTGAGGGCTTACGTTTGCGAGATACTCATACTTCAGGAGTGGTTCGTGATCACGCCTCCTGGTGTGGTTTCGTGATCATTTCCTGCACCAGGCCGAAGGCCGCCTCTACTCAATCCCATTGCGACGTGCTATAATCAAGCTAATTTAACGAGCCTCGGAGCCACAAACTCTGAGGCTTTTTGCATTTATGAAGGAACAACATGGCACAACAGATTTACATATTCAACGAGCCAGGCACAATTGATGGCGTTGTTGGAACTTGGCCTGCGGGCTCACAGGTTACGGTTGACACGAGTACGATGAGCGTTGTTTCTGTTGCGCCAATTGGAACGCCGATTACTCCAGTAACAACGAGCACAATTCCTACGAATACAGGATCTCTTGTCAGTATTAATCCAGTAAGCACAACCTCCAATTACGTTTTGCAGGCAGGAACACAAATTGGTCAAAAACAAACAGTTATTAATATCTCAAATTATCCTGCTACTTTTCTGGCGGTTGGAACTAGCAATGTCGCAGCCGGAACAAGTGATACTATCCCTCCACTGTCTCAAAAGAGCTACACTTGGAATGGGACCTATTGGTATGGTTCAAGCCTGCTTCCATCAGAATCGGCTACTGTTGTTGTTGCAGCGTCCAATGCTTCACCACGCTCTCAAGCGCGTGCTGATTTTGTCTGTACTGGTTCAGCCGATCAAAACACTATTTCTAGTGCGGTGAGTACCCTGCCTGCTGGTGGTGGACGTGTACTTTTTACCGAAGGAACTTATTCATTTTCAGCGCATTACTCGATCGTCAATTCTAATATTCTGTTTCAAGGGCAAGGTATCTCGACTGTTTTTCAATGTTCTGCAAACGACTTCGTTTTCTCACATAGCAGTACCGCTATCAGCAATATCTCGTTTGCTGATATGCTTTTTATCGGCACCGTAAACCAAACTGTTTCTGTCCCAACGCAGGCACGCACAACATCTAGCGCTGGTACAACAACAGCGCTTTACTTTGACGGATCGCTTGATGCTGCTAATAGCACAACGGTTATTACAAATATTACAGTTCGTAACTGCGCTTTTCGCAATATTTCATCATTACCAATTCGTTTGTTTGGTATAACAGGCATAACCAGTGTAACCAATTGCGAATTTACAAATACAAAAGATGTTGGATTTGGCTTTAATCAGGAGGTCATCCTAGCAAATTGCCACTCTTACATGAGCGCTGATAATGGATTTTCCATATCGCGAGGCAATAGCAAGATAACTTGCACCGGTAATACTGCCGAATTATCTTGCTTTGATGGCATCTGGCTGTCTGGTTTTATTTCGGCTGGCAACTCAACTGATTACGGCCCAACAGATTTCTCATGCATAGGTAACACAATTAAAAATGTAGGGCAAAATGGGATTCGTTTAGAGGATGCGCCGCTTTATGGTATAGTTTCAGGGAACACGATAGATCAGGGTTATAATCGTGGCCCATCCGATAATATTACAGATATTCAGTGTAATGGTATTGCAGTTCGTGGATATCCTTCCAATGCTCCATCTTCTCCAACATTCTACGCTAAACAATTGTTAATTACAAATAATATGATTCGTCGGGCGCCACGGTCGGGTGTCTATCTCAACGGATGTCAGGGCGTAAAAATTGCCAACAACCTCATCATGGACATTGGGACACAGTACTATGCTGACGGATCAACGGTTATTGGTACGAATCTTACCGGAATGACTAATCCACAAAACGTTGGCATCCTTATTGACCAGGCAGCAACCGTCACGGATATCTACATCGAAAATAATACGATCATTGATCAGCGTGCAACGCCATACGGAATTACTGCTGTGTACCCTTACGCGCCAATTTCCGGTGTAACGATGATCAATAATATGCAAAATCTACTTCAAATTGGACCGAAGTTGCCAACGATCATTACTTCAGAGATGGTTGGCATCCAAACGGCTGGAGAGGAGACGATGCCTCGCTGGGCAGCAAGTAATCTCACAAACATCACCTTGTCCAGTGGCACTTTTCGAGTGGCCTATTTTCGCGCACGCAAAAATGAGACTGTGACACAGATAAGAATGCAAAGCGGTTCCACTGCCGCAGGGGCCACTCCTACATTGGTGCAATTTGGTTTATACAGTGTGGACAGTTCCGGTAATTTGACGCTACTTTCATCAATTAGCAACGATACATCTATTTTTGCATCAGCTAATACAGATTACACAAGAAACATGGCAGCATCGGTAACACTAGCGCAGGGACAGCAATATGCCATCGGGGCTATTGTCGTGACGGCTGCAACGGCACCAACGGTAACGGGCGTCATTTGCAGCACCGGATCAAGTAACTCCAACGATCCACGGCTTACGGCTGTGTGGACGGGGCAAAGCAGTTTGCCATCATCAGTAACCGCTGGGTCGCTCTCAACTAGTTCAAGTTTTATGTATGCGCAAGTTTTATAAATCTTTTTTTGTTACATAAAACCTTTTCGAGCCTTGAGCCACCAACTCAAGTTTTTTTATTTCTGGCAAGGGAGGCACCTTTGATACAGACCTATAAAATTATTGGATCAAGTATGGTTATTCCAGGCATTCCTGGTGAATTCCATGCAGGTCAAGAAATAGATATTGACACAGATGAAAACAAAGTCGTAGCGACGCGCCTTCTCGCAGTGCCTCCTGCGGATGAGGATCAAATTATCACCTCACGCATGCTTACAGCGTTGCTTCAATCAACCAGGCCAAGCATTATTGGAGCGGAGCAACAGTCATCACCTGTTGCAGTTAAAAGGGCAACAGACAATAAATCTAGAAAGGTAGACAAATAAATGCCTATAACCGCAACAGCAGCAAAAGGTGTAGCCAATATCATTGTTGAGGCCAATCCTGGTGAACAGCAATTACTCATTCCCACGGCTATCACCGCTACTATAACAGGTATTACAGCGCCGTCTGGCAGCACTGGGATGAGGCTTCATATTAAACTTACCAATTTTACAGCCTCTGGAAGCTTTACCATTAATGGTACCGGTGTTCCTGGCAACTCGGAGACCTTTACTGTGGCAGCATTAACACAACAGCAAGTGCAATCAGGGCAGATGGCAAATTTTGAAATCGTTTCTGTTAACGCTTATACCGCTCTCACTAATATCACAGCAACAGGTTTGACTAATGGCATTATTGCTATTTATGGTATACAAGCCGGAAAGTACGCTTTACCGTCAACTGTAAAATCGAAACGTACACCAAAGATTTATTCACCAAACGAGCACAATGCACTTATTGAACGTGACAAAAAGGTTGTGCAACTTATCCAGAATACAACCATTGATGAGATTAAACAAGATGTCTACGCTGATATTAGTTTATGGTGGCCTTATGTAATAATGGGCGCGCCAGTCTCCACGGCGACCATCCCATCCACACCAGCCTCTTTATTATCTGCCACATCCATCACTTCGACGATGAGTTTAACAACGCAGCCTACGGCGCCGGGGATGAAAATCATTTTAGCGATTACTGCATTCACAACGCCTGGCACACTTACACTTACTGGAACAGTAAATGGAGTAACAAATGTATCTGAGTCTATTTCCATCACCGGAAATGGAACCTATTACAGCAGTAATGTGTACTCTGCGATCAATGCATCAGGTATTACTAATGCCAGTACGGTGGCTACGCTTGCAGTGACAGGAGTTTTTGGATGGCAATATACGTTTTTATCAGGCGCTGCGCAGTACTCTGCTGTAGTTGAGTGGTATGACGGTACTGGTTCATGGACACATCCTTTTTCCATTTTTGAGGAAGGTACATTTGATGCCAAAGTGCAAAGTGAAATCTCTTTAACTGGAAAAGGTAAGGCCCAGGATCGCTTACCAATTGGAGACAGAACCACAACACCACTTTCTGGTACAAATCGCATCGCCGCTCTTGGTGTCAACCTGAATGACCTGCCGATTGTTGGCTGGCAGACACAAGTATATCTGGATGCTATTACTGGCACGCCATTAACCACTCAGAATGTCAACATTGAAGAATTAAAAGTTGACTTGAAAGTTCCGCAGGAAGATCACTTTACATTTGTAAACACACAGAGTTACAACCGTGCCTACCCCGTTAAACGCAGTTGTACTGCAACAGTCGTATTTGACTTCATTGATCTCCTGCAATATGAGCAATTTCGCCAAAACCTCAAGCAATACCTAGCTGTCCAGTTTCTTGGGCAGTACATAGGCACCTCATCAGGCACCGCTTACTACAAATCGTGGACCTGGACACTACCAGTTCGCTCTGACGGTGGGTTTGATGTCACATCTGATCCAAGCAAAGGCAGTGTGGTAGCAACATCTACCTGGCAAACAGAGTATGATAGCGGAATCGGCGGAGCATACAAGCTAGCCGTCATCTCGCAGATGCCACCGAACTATACAGCATAATTCAATCAAGCAGAAAAGAGGGACATCATGGGCGCATTTGACGATGTAGAACCGATTATCTTACCAGACCCCAATAATACAACAGCATCTGACGCATTTCGCCGAAAATGGGGATGGGAACAGCACGAACAAGTTTTGTTGAAGGGAATAGTAACCGTCGCTGACCAGGAATATGTAAACAACCATTATGTCAAGTCCAGCAAACAGGGCGACATGCAGATGCAGGCCGGAACTGGGCGCTATGCATTGCTTGACCGCATGATTATCGACTGGACTTTTTTGCGTCATGGACAAAAAGTGCCAGTTACACCGGCAAATATTCGCCAATTGCCAGCTAATTATAGCAATCCGATCCTGGAACGGCTCGACCAGTTAGCTAGTGCGATGTCAGAAGAGGAACAGGAGGATTTTTTAGACTCTGTCAACGAGCATATCGAGGTAAGCTCAAACATGGCGAAAGTACGCCTATAGAGATCTTTGAAGAAGAGTTGTACCCACTCTTCGGCGGATATTGGGGGTATCTATCCAGTCCACAAGAGAAAGCAGTCAAACATAAGTTGCGCATTGCGGCAAAATGGGCAGTTCAAAGAGAAGCAAAAGAAGAAGCAAAGTAAAGGTGTGCTAATTGGCAGCAGGAGACCTGGCACTTAATATACTTATAAGCGCAAATGCATCTAATGTGCAATCTGTAGTAAGTGGCGTTACTCAAACGCTCAAGGGCCTTACAGGTGGTAGTGCATTGGGAGGTGTTGTTACTGCGGGCGCTGCCGCTGCCGCTGCTGTGGTTGGGATTGGTGTTGCAGCAGTCAAATCAGCCGGAGATTTTCAGCAATCGATGACACAACTTGTGACTGGTGCAGGGGAGGCACAAAGCAATATAAAACAAGTCAGTGCTGGAATATTGCAATTGTCTACAGCGACGGGCACGTCAACAAAAGACTTATCGGCAGCAATGTATGAGATAGAGAGTAGTGGGCAACACGGCGCAGCGGGACTTCAAGTTTTGAAAGCGGCTGCGGAGGGGGCACGAGTGGGAAATGCGGATCTTGACACAGTAGCTAAGGCTTTGACTACCACGCTGACTGATTATCACATGCCAGCGACTGCTGCCACGAGTGCCATGAACGGCTTGGTGGCAGCAGTCGCTGCTGGAAAGACACACATGCAGGATATGGCCTCGGCCATGGGCAATGTACTTCCACTGGCATCCTCACTGCATATTTCTTTCCCACAGGTCGCTGGTGCGATCAGTACTATGACCAATGCAGGCATGACCGCTCAGCGTGCATCAATGAACCTCGCTAATGCCATTCGTTCGCTTGCGGCGCCGGGAGCATCTGCTCAAAAAGCGATGCAAGAAGTTGGGTTGTCTGCACAGCAACTAAAGGACACGCTAAGTAATCAGGGCTTGGCTGCTGCTATTCAGCTTATTGAGGATCACGTCAACAAAAAATTCCCGGCAGGCAGTGTCCAGGCCGTCGCCGCTTTTAAAGCGATCATGGGTGGTGCGACCGGTTACAACGTTGCGCTGATGCTTGGTGGTCAAAATATGCAAGCCTATGAAAACAATATCAAAAGTATTAGTGCTGCGATGGCGAATGGAAAGGGAGATGTTCAGGGATGGGCTCTTGTCCAGCAAGATTTTAATTTTCAAATAGATCGCGCTAAGGCTGCTCTTAATGTTTTACTGATCACGCTTGGCGAAAAACTGCTTCCAATTGTAACGCCCGTTGTTACTAAAATTGGGGATTTTGTTGGAGGGCTCAGCAATTTAATCAATGGTACAAACTCAGCAAACGGGCCTCTTTCTAAATTTCAGGAGACCTTCAAATTACTTGGAGTAGGATTTGCCTATGTTAAAGATATTGTCAGCCAGGTAGCAAGTGTTATTGCATCTTCGCTTGCTCCAATGTTTCAGTCAATAGGTAGTACAGCAAGCAATTTTGTAAAAAACGGTCTTAATCCAATTATAGCTGGCTTTAATGGCATCCTCTTTGCTGTAGACAGTACGATTGGGCCGGTTACAACACAGGTGATGAAGTTTTTTGCCAATATGAGTCCTGGTGCAAATTTGCTCCAGGCTCTTTCGTCTCATGCACAAGATTTGGGTAAATGGTTTCAAAGCTCAGTGATACCAGCGTTTAAGCAGGCTGAGCCTGGATTTATCCAGTTAGCAAAAGCAGGACAGAGTTTGTTGGGCACACTCTCTTCTGTTGGTAATACCGTACACAATGCTTTTCAAGGCGCTTTTTCAGCTCTGCTACCAGTTTTTGAAGCCATCATTCCATATGCCATCAAGCTGGCTGGAGTCATTTCAGATGTGCTGGGAAAAGCTATTCAATTCCTGGCACCCTACGTATCACAGGCAGTTGCTGCTCTTGGTCAATTCGTTGTAGAAATCACACAACGTATTGCTCCTATCCTTGTTCAGATGATTTCGCAGTGGAATACTAATCTGGATGAATTCCTCCGTGTCTGGAATGCTGTTTGGCCGTTTCTTGCACCTCTCCTCAAAGGCGTCTGGGATGAGATCGTAGGTATCGTTAAAGTGGCATGGTCGCTCATTTCAGGTATTATAAACATCGGGCTTGATATTCTTGGTGGCAACTGGAAGCAGGCATGGTCTGATTTTAAAGACATGCTTTCGGGTGTATGGGATGGGATTAAAACGTATTTACAAGGGGCATGGGAAATTATTAGCGGAGTAGCGCTCGCCGCATGGAGCAAGATACAAGAGGGATGGAGAGCAGCAGGAAGCTTTTTTCAGAATATTGGAGAGAGCATAGGAAACACACTCAAGCAAGCATGGTCAACGATATCAGATGCTGCTCAAACAGCATGGAAAAATATTGCTAAAATTTTCTCTGATATTGGTTCAGGTATTTCGCAAAACTTACAATCGGCCTGGAACGGAATTGTTACCTCCGCGAAAAACGCCTGGTCGGCAATACAGAATACTGCTCAAACAGCATGGAATGATTTAGTCAAATTTATCAAATCAGTCATTCAAAACATTGTCGATGACTTTCAATGGCTCTACCAACACAATTACTACTTTGCCGATCTCGTTGATTTCATCCGAAAGGTGATGACTGACGTTACTACCTGGCTCAAAAAGACCTGGGAGAATGTTGTCACCTGGATAACAGACCAATGGAATAGTTTAAAAGACGCAGCTACCAGTGCATGGCAAGCAGTTCAATCGGCTGTTGAGACGTCTGTTTCAGACGTAACAAATGCCATCCAGTCGGCCTGGAATACCTCCATTCAATGGCTTACCGATCAGTGGAATAGCATGGCAAATCTCGCTACAACCGCTTGGAATGCTGTCTCTCAAGCCTTTAGCCGTGCCTGGAATGCGATCTCTAGCGCGCTCTCGGCACTCTGGAATAATATCAGTAAATGGTGGACAACTACGACAACGCAGGTGAGCACAGCCGCCTCCAATCTCTGGAAACAAGTCAGTACTGTTTTTGGTAATGCCTGGTCCACCTACATCCAAAAACCTCTTGCTACACTGTTGACCAATATTCAGAATTGGTTCAACGGACTCATCAAAAATGTGCAGACCTGGGTTGCAAACATGATGAATATGTTTGCACAAGGCATCACGAATGGCGCTCAGGCTGTTATTAAAGCTGCAACGAATGTCGGACAGCAAATCGCGTCTATCCTTGGATTTCACTCTCCTCCTCCCACAGGCCCGCTGGCAACATCGAACACTTGGATGCCAAACATGATGAATATGTTTGCTCAGGGCATCACAAGTGGTCTTGCGACAGTGCAAAAAGCAGCAACAAATGTCGCTCAGACCATCAAAAACTTTCTTGGTATCCAGTCACCAGCCGCAACCGGCCCACTTTCCACGGCAGATACCTGGATGCCTAATCTGATGAGCATGTTTTCCAGCCAAATTACGCAGAATACTCCAAAAGTAACAAATGCCACAAATAATATGACTCAACAAGTACAAAATGCTGTTAATCAAATGAGTATAAAGGTTCAGCAAGATGTACAAAACATGATGCAAAAAATAAGTAATGTAGGAACTTCTCTTCGGCAAATGCAATCGCAGGTATCACAATCTGTCAATCAAATGCAAACTCAAGTTTCACAAGCAACACAGCAAATGGCAGCGCAAGTAAATTTAGCTGTTTCACAAGCAAATCTAGCAATTACAAACATGCAACAGACAGTTAGTTCTTCTGTAAGCCAAATGAATCAGCAAATTGCTAGTGTTAGTCAATCTATTTCCCAGATGCAACAATCAGTTTCATCTGCTATTAATTCTACAGAATCAAGTGTGCAAAATGCAACAAGTGCAATGTCTGCACAATTACAGCAAACGAATGCTCAAATTAATGCAATGTCATCAAATGCGCAACAGCAAGAAGGCCAGGTGCAACAAGGAATGGATGTTACTGTTCAAATGATGAATAGTAGTGCACAACAAATATCACAAGTATTTTCCAGTATATCTGATTTTGCTAATTCCCAATCAGCATTAGCAAAATCAGATATACAAAGTATTCAACAAGACCTTTCTGCTGCTCAAGCGGCTAACAATAAATTGCAATTAATAGAAGATCAAGCAAAAATAGCACTTTTGAATATCAGTAATGCGGTGTATTCAGCTATGACAATGGTTGCTAATTCTGCGGCAAGTTTCTTTGGTCATAGTGAGCCTTCAGCCGGTCCATTGGCCGGTGACAGCCAATGGGGCATCCACTTTCTGCAAAATTTTGTTTCCGGCATGCAATCCCAGATACCTGCGCTAGCTACCGTCTCACAGCAAGCTGCTTTGCAAATCATCGAAAATTTTCTCCCAAATACAAAAGCTATGGCAACCGACGTAAAAACTGCGCTCGCGCAGGCCGCTGCGGCTGCTGGAGACACCATCATAAAGCTGAAACAGAGCGGCGATGATATCTACGCCACGATCAGACATATCACAAGTACAGGCGGAACAGCAGGCATACCGGCGACTTACGCAACTACCACAGCCAACGTTAGAGGCGATATTCCAATCGTATATCAACTCACGCCTGCTATACCAGGAACAGCAGGCACTCAAACTGCGCAAAATATGACAATTCATATTGACATGGACGGTAAGAGTATTAGTAAAATAGTCACGAAATATCAGCATGGCGAGCTTCGCGCTCAAGGAGGAATACGAAACGTATGAAAATTTTGTATCCCTCCTCTGAGGTTCTATACTCATCTTATGCCGCAAATCAGCCTCAGAAGCCAATTGGTTGGGAGGTGTTTATATGGCAGCAACTATAACTATCGGGCAATATACCTATCCAGACATAGCGATGATTGAGGATCAGTTTGATGCCACTCTCAATTTGCAGGAGCGTGGTCGTTTTCAGTGCGACGTGATCGACTATGTAGGCGTGCATTTTCAGAAAGGCGAGCAAGTTACCGTCACCGATCCAAATGTAGGCACGGTCTTCTTCGGCGTTATCAATACGGACAAAGAAGTGCCACAATATCCTACTGGCTGGATATTGCATAGCATCGACTGTATTGGACCTGAGTGGTTTGCAGACAAACGTACCTTTACGCGTACTTATAGCACATCGGCACAGGCCGGAAAAATCGTTGTAGACCAATTAAGCAACGTGCTCAGCCAAGAAGGTCTTGCAGCCAATTATGCTGAGCATGAGGATAATACAGCGGTGAAATTTAATCAGGGCATTCTGAACAATACGCAAGGCATTGTTGATGCTGACGGCAATAACTGGCTTGAATTAGCGCAGGCTGGGTCAAATATAACGATTACGGAGAATACAACATCAACATTTGCAACTGGCACACTTACCAATGTCCAGGCTGTCAATAATACTTTGAAACCAATAACCGTAAGCGGATTGAAGTTTCAGGCACATTTACCTCTTGATTCTTCAACTGCCGTTATTCAACTTAATATCTGGGCAGGTTCTCTTACACTTGGCTCAAGTGATTTTTTAAATTATAGTATATTTATTTCAAGCGTCTCACCAGAAATAAAATTCACATTAGGACTCAACTTTACAGATGGATCGAGTACTATCAGCGCTTCTGATCAAAATGGCTATTCAGACTATTCTGGAACTGATCTTGCAAATGTCGCCAAAGATAAATGGTATGTCAGGAGGTTTTCTCTTGCTACATATTCAGGCAAAACAATTCAAAATGTCTATATTACATTAAGAGGATTAAAAAATGGATCATATACAGCATATTATCAAAATGTCTATCTAGATTCAGGGACAGTTTTTTTTGGTACCACCGCAACAACGACACAATTAAGTCCAGCCCCAATTACCTATATTACGGGTTATGCCCCAGCTAGCGTGATCTTATCGGTCATTCCAGTTATCAATGTAGCCAGTTCCTTCAGAATTAGCCCCAATTACAATATTGATCCTGTTAAACTTATCAGTAATTCAAGCGTCACCTGGGTTTCAGGCGGTTCTAGTGCTACAATTTATGTTTCCTATGATGGTGGTATTACATATGTGCAATGTTCCAATAACGCTACTTTGCCCGCTTTACCCGCAGGGTCAAATGTTGCAGGATGTACCCTGACGCTGAAAGAAACATTTGTTAGCGGTGCAGATCCAGAAATTATCCCGACTCTTTCAAATGTTCAGGTCATTATCAATTCGGCACCATCCGCAACAAAATCGGATGTCATTGGTCAATTTGCAACACAAGCTCAATGGAATGCAGGGACTTATACAGGATTAACCGCATCTACAGGCGGGGACCTAACAATGGGGACTATCACATCACCATGGTTGAATAACTCCATAGCGAATCAAATATTATTTTATGGCCCAGCAAATACAACAACAGTAACACAATCAATTTCCAGCTCTCAATGCAGTATTAATATTAAGGTGACAAGCTCAAATAACCAAGTAGGGACTGCTCGTCTTGATTGGGCAGGAATAATAGGAACAGCAAATGGTATTTCTATTGATTTTGATGTTTCTATTCCAAATACAAATAATTTTTCGTCAGAAATGCATATTTATTATCTACAAACATACTGGTATAGTAACGGAGAATTTCCCAACTACCAAGCAGCGGCATATGTATTTGCATTCCAACAATCCGGTATTTCAAATAATTGCACACTCTCTAAAGGCGCGAACGGGCCAACAACATCTAATACTTCAACACTAGCACAAACAACAGTAGGATCAAATCCTACTCATATCAAAATTACTGTCTCAAATGCTGGAGTACATAATGTCTATCTTAACGGAAGTAGTACACCTACATTAACAGCAACGGACACGACATATACGCAAGGACAAATTGGCGTTGGAGGTTTCACCTATTCTCAAAGTTCTGGTAGTGGTCAAACGGCAAATTTCAAATTCAGCAATGCTGTCATTACCCCAAACACAACAACAAATGGTACTTGGCTAGGTCCGCAAACATCGATCAGTAGCCTGGGAACAATAGATAATTCTGTAATTTATTGGACTGAACTGAACACAGGCTCAAATATTGCTGCGACTTATGTTCAAACGAGCGTTGATGGAGGTAATTCTTACCAAGCATGTACCAATGGTGGACCGATCCCGAATTTGACTTCCGGGGAAAATGTCTCTGGGAAAAGCGTGCAAATTTATATTTGGATGGTAAACAATCCGGGGAATCTTCCTCTTCCTATCATACGACAACTCTCCTGGCGTGTCCTTGGGCATTATCCCGGCTCATCTGGCACACGCTCAACCGTTCCACTTGGCAACGATATGAGCATGACGCGAACGATAGCATCAGGCTGGGGAAATGCCTTTGATGGGCAGTCTTATACACAAGTAGGAACAGGTACAACTTCAGTGGCAAATGGCGAGGCTACTATTGCCAATACATCTGGCGATGTACACATGCATCTCGGTAGCAGGACCTGGACCGATGAAGACGGGACGGTGCGCTTTCAACTTTCTGCGTCAACGATGAGTGCAGGAATGGAATTGAGATACAACGATGCTAACAACTACTATCGTCTGCTTGCCTCACAAAATAGCCTCTCTATTATTCAGTGTGCAGGTGGGATTTCTACCACACTGGCTACCACAAACACAACAATTGCCATCAATACATGGTATCGCATGCGATTTCGCATTGCTGAATTATCGACAGGAACGTTGTTTGGACGTGTGTGGCAAGATGGAATACTTGAACCTTCAACATGGAATATCATAGTATAAAGGTACATAAAAGATGCCGTTCATCAATTTAATACCAACCATTTTTGTGAATGTCAAGCAATATGGAGCCAAAGGGGATGGCTCAACTGATGACACAGTAGCCATTGCAACTGCACTTTCATCGCTCTCCAGTACCGGAGGTGTTTTGTTTCTTCCGCCTGGGACCTATATTACCGGGACACAGACTATCCTTAGCAATGTTTTGGTTATGGGGGCCGGAAGAGGCGCGACAACTATTAAGCTCAAGAGTGGGGTTAATGCCGACCTTTTTAGCGCATATACCTCTTCGATCAATCTGAGCGCAAGTATGAATTCAGGTTCGTCCACGGATATTTCCTGCTTTGGTTTTATGTATTTAACTCTGGATGGCAACAAATCAGGTCAGGCCGCAGGCCCATCGTACCCTCTCCGTTTTTATGGACGTGACTTTATCTTAGAATATGTAGATATCCAGAACGGCTATAGCGGCGGAATGCTCTGCGACTGGAACTATACCGCACAGATATCTGGCGTGTCTGATCAGATGGAGGCCAGAATTAATCATGTCAAAATTCATGATAATAACGGCATTGGATTGCAAATGGGTGGACCGCATGATAGCCACTTGACCAGCGTTTTTAGCTATAATAATACATCTCATGGCTTCCATTTTGCTCCTAATGCAACAGGAATGCTTGTCGAAAAATGCCATCCATATCATTTATCTCAGAGCGTTTCTGCTGTAGGTTACATTGTCGAATCCACAGGTAATTCTTTCACGAACTGCATTGCCGAGGGCTCAGATACCGCGCAAATGGTGATTTTGGCCAACAACAATTCTGTGATCGGGGGCGAAATTTACGGCAATCCTGGCTATGCAGGGTATGGTGTCCAACTCGGCCAGCAGTCAGGCGATACTGTCATCCCCGGGCAAATATTGCAATCAGGCGGAACGGCAATAGCAAATATTGCATCGGGATGCATAATCAACACAGTCATCAACAGTTGCTCGTATGCACTCAACTGCCGCAACGAGAACAATAATATCATCAATGCAAATGTGTATCAGACATCAAATTCAGCGTTATATAGCAATACAATTAACAAAGGTTCCGATAGCTTTACACTCAATGTTTCAGGGCTTACGACAGATAACACACTCGGGAAAAGTGGCGGTGTGAATATCAGCACCAACGGGTCAACTTATGCTCTTACCATAACTGACTACGTGAATGGCAATGTTTTTCAGGTGGACAATCATGGCAATCTCTTCATGACTGGAGGAATAAATACCGCAGCAGGCTTTTACTTTACGGCTTCAACAACAGCCAATTCTCTGGCGTCCAACGGCACCATTAACGCTCAGGGGCTGTCAGATATTGTGGTTGCCCCAACTGCGAACGTGACCGGTGTTATCTTGCAACCTGGCTATGGGGGGCAATTTTGCGTAGTCGTGAATGCTAGCTCTTTTTCGATTACGATGGCAGCACAATCAACATCTCACGTCTCTAACGGTGTTAGCTGCATAATAGCAGCGAATACCGCGCAAACCTTTTTCTTTAATGGTTCAAACAATCTTTGGTACCCATGTTAGGTGGTGATGCATGAGTTACAGGTCAACGATTCTAGCAGATTCGCCTACAGCGTATTACCGCCTGGACGAGTTGTCTGGCTCCACAGCCAATGACAGTAGCGGTAATGGCTACAATGGCACCGTGTCCAGCTCGGGCGTCACCTACAGCCAAGCAGGGGCCATTGTAGGCGATACCGATACCAGCATGCTGTTCTCATCAACTGCACAGCTCGCTTTGCCTTATACGCTCAATCCTTCCACTTGGACGGCACTCAGCCTGGAATACTGGATTAAACTGTCAAGCGGCTGGCAATATGTTGTAGTCACGGCCTCCAACACTACAGGTGTGACTACGCTTTATCTGAATGGTAGCGTCTATACCAGCGGCACCGGCGATTTTATCGGGATTGACACGGACATCTACTACGCAGGCTCACCAGCATCTGGGAATCTCGACGAAGTCGCATTGTACAACTACGTATTGACTCCTTCGCAAATATTTCGACATTATCTTCAGCAGATTAGCTCAGGCGGATTTGCGTTATGTGCTAACGGCACCGGAACTGTAAGTTTTGATCATTTTCGAGTCACACAATATCCAGATCCAGCACTTTCTTTAGCGGCTATCACACCACGTGTTGGAAACACGTCTGTACTCTGGAATGCAAACGTACCATCTAACACAACTCTTGGTGTAGATATTTCCACTGATGGCGTGAACTGGATAGACGTAACGAGCAGCAATGGCGGTAACCTGCCAGGTATTTTCTCGCAGCCTGATCCAACCTCAGATGGTTTCGGCACCAATACGCTCGCCAACTATATCAACACCTTCCGCACTGGTGGGGCAGCGGCTACGGTCACCTACGATACTGCTAATAGCAGGATTAGTCTGACAGGTGGCGCCAATGGCGTTTATGTAAACTCGTCGATTATCCGATCTGATATAGATTTCTTCGCAGACCTGGATCAATCAGATGCCGGTGGCCTGGTGTGGCGATTTGTTGATCAGAGCAATTTTTACTATCTCAGCATCACAGATGGTCAGGCCACAAGCTCACCAAATACGATCACGCTTTATAAAGTTGCAAACAACGTTCGGACACAACTTGGAACAACAGCACTCACATATAATGTTGGCCCAACTACGAATTATTACACCGTCAGGTTTACCAGAGGCACATTTCGCCGCTTCCGCGTAACAATGTTTGGTAGTGTAATTACCTGTTACGTAGATGGAGTACAATTACTGACTTACACTGACAGTTCCCCATTGGGTGCAGGTAAGGTGGGATTATTTAATAATGGAGGCATTATTGGCTCGCGTTACTATCAGTTGTGGATTGTGCAAATTGGAGATTATGTCAGTGGTACGCCAGCATTGGATCTTGTAACCAGCACATTTATCTATACTCAGCAGAGATTGTCTACGACAACCCCAATCGCGACGCCGCAAATTTCAGACATCACGACACTGGCTACTACTCCTGAAATAGGTGTTGGCGATATCATACCAAGGATCGCTTACAATGCAAGTTTCCTCAACAAGAATTTTGACGATCTGACAAAATCTGGAGACTATACCTGGTTTATCAACTCGAATAAACGATTTAACTTCCGCGCCAACGGAACAACAGCAGCCCCGTGGATACTTCAATCAGCGCCATCTAACTTGGTGGCAAACGTCGATCTGGAGGTTGATAATAACCTTGAATTAGATGTTGGAAATGATCTGTATAGAAATCGGATGACAATTTTAGGTGTGCAAGGAACCACAATACAGACGGCAACATTTATGGGTAATGGTTCAACTACCTCCTTTACATTGGGCTATCCTCTGGCCTCCGCGCCAATAATTATTCTGAATGGTATAACCCAAATTATCGGACTCAAAGGTGCAACTGGTGCACAATGGTATTATGCATTGGATGATGCGGTGATTCAACAGGATACATCACAGAATACACTTGAAGATACAGATGAATTATTTGTCTCTTATACAGGTTTGTTTGATGAATCTATCACCGTGGATGATATCTCTCAGCAATCTGCATTTGCTCTAATCGAAGGCGGTTCTGGAATTGTGGAGGCTGTAGAAGATCATAGCAGTGATAATCCGAGAATGAAAGAGGATCAGGCTATTGCCTATGCGCAGGGTCTGATCAATAGGTACGCCATTGCAGGAAGAACATTCATCTTTGATACAAGTAGAGATGGCTTAGCTGTCGGCATGACATTGTCCATATTCTTGCCTGAGCATGGGGTATGGGATGGACAATTCTTGATTACGCAAATCGAAATAACACTTAAAAAAGCGGTAGGAGATGAACAAGTATGGTGGTATAAGGTGACAGCAAGCGAACTACCAAGACAAGCAAGTTGGGCCAAATTATTAGCTACTGGAATAGGGTTAAGGTGAGATTCTCAGTCACCAGACCGCTTCCGTGAGCGGAGAAAGAAACCACCCAACCTAACCAGCCTGAGAGGTTTTTATGAGTATTCAAACATATTATTTCTATCAATCTGGGAGTATTCCAAATGTACCAGGTACATTTGCCGCAGGCACAGCAGTAGACATTGATACTTCTACGTTGACAGTCGTTGCCACTCGTCCAATTGGGAGCACTGTACCTGTGAGCGTTTTGCTTACGACGACACAGGCGACAGGATCAACCTCTGCAACATTACAAAATGGAGCTACAGCTACAGGTACCGGAACAACGCTTTCCACACTTGGAATGGGAACCGTCGCCTTTACTGTGACTGGTACGTTCTCAGCAATTATCACCTGGGAAGGTTCGGAGGATGGCTTAAATTTCTTCCCGATTTTAGCTACGTCCTATGGATCTACTACACCGGCAACAACAACAACAGCGACCGGGATTTTTATTGCTGAATGCGTTGGACTACAGCAAGTGCGTGCTCATATCACATCGTATACATCTGGTAATGTGACCGTGACGGCACACGCGGTGCCGTTAAGTGGCACTGGCAGCAGCGCAGGAGGAGGGGGAGCGGTTACGATTGCCGATGGAGCAAACGTAGCGCAAGGAGCAACTACAGATGTAACTTGGTCAGGCTCTGGCAACGGCACGGAAATAGCCATCTTGAAAAAGCTAGCAATTCAACTTGCTGCAACACTTGGTGTACAACAAACGGACCTTACTACTACTGGAACCATTAGCGCTGCCCAACCCTCAATCAATACGCCTGTATCCAACGCCACGGTGACGCTTGCAGTCGCCCAGGGGCAAAGTACCTGGAAGGCCCAATTGCTCGCAGGTGGTGGTGGCTTTACTGGTAGCACCACAATTGTCGCAGATAAAAGCCCGGATGGCGGGACTACGTGGTATAGCGCTTCATTCAAGGTGGCAGGTGGAACCACCACTGTCTCTAGCGTTGTCGGCCCTGGACCTTTGGAACTAACCGGCAACGTGGCGGGCGTTTCCCATGTGCGCATCCGCTGTTCCGTCTTAAATAGCACGGAAACCATAGCGGTAACATTGCGCGGTGGGGCTGGCGTTTCAGAGGTCGGACTCCTCTCCTCTATCCCTGCTGGTACAAATACCATCGGAGCCGTGACACAGGCTAGCGGACCTTGGACGCAAAATCTAACGCAGGTAAATGGCACGGCGCTCTCAAACACCAACCCGGTACCATCCCAGGACATTGAACAATCGGGGTATGTTACCGCATCCTCCCCGCCAGCTCAGACCAACGCGGGCAGTGATACGTCCTACACCTTCAGCAGCCAGGTCAACCGAGTGATCATTCAGAACAACACCAGCGTGAATCTAAACTATGCCTTCGATACCGCCGCCTCTGCTGGCTCATTTTTACTTGTGCCAGGTGCAACATTAGTTTACCCGAAGAAATGCACAGTGTTGCATCTGTACACAAGTACAGCACAAAGCATTAACGGGACTTCAAGCGGAAATATCGTAGTTCTTGGAGCATTATAATGCCATATCAACTGACTGTACAGAGAAATCTCACTTCTTATAATGCCAAAGATTATGGCGCAACAGGCAATGGTACAACAGACGATACCACTGCGCTCCAGGCGCCTCTCACAGCGGCAAAAAATGCAGGAGGCGGCAATGTCTTTGTGCCTGCTGGAACTTATCTCATCAGCGCGCCTCTGATCATATCGAGCTATACATCCTTAATTTTGAGCAGAAATGCCACCATAACGCTGGCTGCTAATGCCAATTGCAATATGCTGCAAAATACGGCAGTAACGCCACAGCGCAGCGTGTCTGATGCCGCGATCACAAATGCCTCGACCACTCTGACATCAAACACCGCCAATTTTACGAGCACTGATGTAGGGCGCACGGTCGTCGTTACCGGTGCGTGGCAAAGCAGCAACAATCTCTGCACAACTATTGCTAGCGTGACCAATAGCACCACTGTAGTTCTAAACACAGCAGCAACTGCTACAGTGAGCGGAGCTGCCTGCTCAATTTTTACAAGGGATACAAATATCGAGATAGCCGGTGGAACGTGGAATAGGGGAAATAATGGCAACGCTACGAGTGCAACCGTCGCCACAAATACTACCAATCTTCGTCATACCGATAATCTATATGTACATGACACTACTTTTGTCTATGGGACACTTAAATCATACAATCTTGCATTAGTTGATGTAACAAATGTCTCAATCAAGAATATTACTCTCAACGGACCTAACACTGTCCTCAATACAGATGGCGTTTGTATTGATGGACCGGCACAGTGGATAAATGTTGACGGAGTGTATGGCACCACAGGAGACGATTTTTGCTCGTTTCACACGATTTCAATTGATAGTGCAGCTGGCAATCAGAGCGATATTACGGTCACAAATCTTTTTCCAAATCAGGTTGGCCAGGCCGCTTACAAATCACATGCAGATTCAGGAACAACAGTACGCTCGCTGACGGTGCGCGGTGTGCACGGTACGGTTGTTAGCGGTGGAGTGCATATTCAGGACTATGTGACTCCGAATAGCGACAGCAACATGTCCAATGTCCTGATTGATGATATTGATTGCACAATCGCTGGAAATAGCATTCCCCTGGTTTACATTTACTGTAACAACAGCACTGGTACCATTACCTGTAGAAATATTGTTTGGCGTGGTACAGGTTCTCCAACACAGGCAATCTATTTTGCCTCTGGTTCGACGCTCGGCACACTGATAGTAGACGGCATACAAATAGAGGCAGGCACGGGAATAAATGCTGTATACGTAAACGGAACGCTTAACAACTTGATAGTACAGAACGTTTCTTGTCCGAATACATCCGTACTAACAAATGCCGTTGTTTCCTGTGATACATCTGCTTCTATAAAATCTATTGCAATATCAAACGTTATTGCATATTTCACAACAACAGCGCAAAATCCTGTTCTGAGCAATAAGGGATCTCTGAAGGTCGTGTCATTCAATAATATCTATCTGAACAATGGCGGTATTGTCCTTCTCCACAAAAATTCGCCGTCAAGCATTCAGGCGCTCATGAATAACGTCACGCTTGATAGTGCGTATCAACTTGCACAACTTATCGCTTGTGCAGCCGATATAAGCATTTCAAATCTCAATGTGATCAGTTCAAATCAGAGCGTATTGATTGCCTGTACAACAGCAGGCTCAAATTTAACAGTGCGCGGTAAAGGCTTTATTAACCCAGGCAATAAAACGTGCTTTTCCCGAGATGGAACACAAACAGTGAGAATCAATCATCCCGAAATGCTGGCCGACCTTTCCACACTCACGCCAACAGATCAGGATATGGTGAGCAACAACAACGGTTCGCTTTCTTGTGGTACAGGCATTTGCATCTATCATACTGGAGGAACAGGAAACGGATGGAAAAATCTGTACTCAGGTGCTACGTACTAATTCTGTGTATAGTAACGAGCAACAACGACAAATAAGTCTGGAATAGGGTTACTATGCAACAACCATCATCACAAGATCAGGCAACGTTGATCTACCGTGTAGAAACGTTAGAAAGGCTGTTTCGTGATTTGCAACAACAACTGCAACAATATGTAAGGTCATCAGAGAATGAGTTACATTTGCGCAATATCTCAGATACGGTAGCGCGTATTGAGCGTGAACTCTCGCTGGCTAAGACGGAACTGACCAGTCTGAGCAACAAAATATCTGACTCCGAGCTAGAGGCACAAAGAAGAGACGCAGCTCAGAACAAACGCCAAGACGAATTGCAGATCAAGGTCCTCTGGGGTGCAATTTCGGTTATTATTACGATTGTTAGTTTAGTTCTCGTGAATTATGCAACTCATTGGTTTAAATGAATGAGAGGGTATGTTGTGCGTGCAAGAACACTACGAATGTACATGATTGGGGCTCTCGTGCTCACCATATTCCTCCTCCTCTCTCTTGCTGCATTTGACATCCTGCCTCTCGTCTCTGGCAACGACGATCTTGTGATTATGCAGCAGGCTAATTTTCAATTGGCACGAGACGAATTTATATCCAAAGATGTAATGATCCTAGCCTACCGCCCAGCGACATATCATTCGCAGGCTGTCAGTGAACTGCAAACGGTGCTACCTCAATTTCAATCAGTGCAGGTCGGGCTCCTGAAAGGCAATGTCGCATTAGACTTGCCCGGCAATCCACCGGATAGTGTGCAGGTGGCGCTACTAGCCTCACAATCAGATTATCTGGCCATTGTTACTGCGGTCAATCATCTGCTTGCTACTCCTGACGCCGCAAAGCCTGATATAGTCCAAGTTGAGATTGTGCTACAGCACGAGAGGCTATACATCAATGAGATGTACCAGGTGATTTCGTTGTTGCAGGCTGATGCTGAGGCACGCAAGGTCCAGTTGGTCATCATCAAATTGGCAATTATTGGTTGTGCAGGAGTGACAATTTTGCTGAAATACACACTATTTACGCGTCATGCATTGCAGGGGATGGAAGAGGTTAAAGAAGAACAAAGAAAAGAGCGAGACTTGTAGAGCCCGCTCAGCATATCGCATTACAGTTAACGGCCCATTCATCCCCGGTCTAAAGACGCGGGGCTTTCTGGGCCGTTAACTGTAACCGTCTATCCAGTTCTGGCGTGATGAGCCCACGTTCTCGAGCTTCATCAACAGGATCAATGTGGCGCTCGAGAACGCGAATGAATCGACAGTTGGACCAGCGCTGCTCATAACCGTCTACCGTCTCAATAAACCAATATTCACATTTTGGGCGTGGCCCGTCCTGCTTCTCGTTCCATTCGCCTTGCCAGGGCTCTTCAACAATCCTAAGTAATCTGCCAAAGCCATCGTGGCGGCGTGTCGTTATTTCAAGCACCAGATCGCCGGGACGTGGGTTACTGAGCACAAGGTACATGGCTTCAGTCGATGCGGAGCGCCCACCGTCGAGGGTGCGAGACCAGAGTTCGAGGGCACTGGTCATGAGGAGTGAGAGAAGTGTGTCTCTATCCATAGGTTCCCTTTCAATCATTTCCCAAGGATAACACCTTGATTTGCTATAACTTGTGACGCCGCATAGCGCATCGGCATAGCAATACTATTCCAACCACCGGCATCTTGTAACACCTTGATCAAAACATTGGCAATTGTGTAAATTGTAAATTGCCCTTATCCCTCGGTTTCTTGTTCTGTCCCTTTATTGCTTTCAAGAACTGGATATCTCCAGTCAGATCATAGATAACCTCTCGAAAACGTGATAGAGACATCTGGCTCACTTCGGACACCTTACCAACAAACAATGTTGCCCCCTGCCACTTCAGAAAAAGCAAACCATCCATACTATGAACAAAGTCTAGCAAATCTAGAGATTTCACCAATGCATCCACCTGTTTTATTTCGTCTGTAGCAGGAATGAATGGTTCAATGATAACTTGTTTGTTAGTATCTAATACGCTAATCCATATCGTGTCACCATAAACACTTCTATAGAATCTTTCCAATATCGCTATAGGAGATACTTGCCCTGTATCAGTTGTAACAAACATGATGGTTACCTCTCATAAGACTAGTACAAATTATTCGTGATACCAACTTCCAGATCATCAAGCACATAGTTATCCATTGTTGTACCGATTTTCTTGTGTCCCAGTGCTTTCTGTGCAGCGCGAGGGTTTGTTTTTGCTAACCGTGTGCCAACAAATCTACGGAAATCATGAGGTTTAATATGCTCCAATCCACATTGATCAGCGTATGCCTTGACAATACGCCAGATGGAGACCGATGTCAGAGGCTCGGCTTTCATCTGCCCACTTTTCCCTTGAAAGCTGGTGAAGAGATAGTCTGAAGCAATAGACCGTCGAGCCAGCCACTCTTTAATATCCTCATAGGCTTCATCTGATAGGGGTGCATCACGATAAGACTTATCATTTTTGCCTATCACTTTTAACTGATGCCCTCCATCCACAGAAACCACCTGAGACCTTTTGAGTGTAGCCAATTCATGGATGCGCAGGCCAGAGCTAGCTAATGTGTGCAACATGGCTCTATCACGAATACCTACCAACGTAAGCGGATCGGGAAGGCTTGTAAGCATACGCATTTCATCTGGAGAGATACGCACACGGCTATGTTCTTTCTGGCGACTCTTCAGGGCCTCTACTTTTACACCGTGAACGCGTTTAAAATCCTCACTTGTTCCTCTCGGCACATACCCTTGTGTCTCGGCTTCATCCATCAATCGCTTTACAGCACTCATCATGCGATTGATGGTATTGGGTGAAAAATCCGTGTTGGCTGAGAGATGCGTTCGCCATCTGGCCAGAGTAGAGGGCTGCATTGCTATCTCAGGAGTAACGGCATAATCAAGATATGCTTTAAAATCTCGTTGATACATTTTCATCGAGGATTCAGCAATACTGCCTGTCAGGATAGCAGTGTCAAATCCTAATGACAAAGGAACTAATTCTTCCATATTTTATTCCTCCACAGTTGCAGGCAAATCCCAATCACTCCAACAACCCTTGATGCCAAAGTCTTTGAATGCAGATGCATGTTGTACGCCGCTTATCCCATCCAATCCACCATATTCAGCAATCTCCCTCATGATAGAGGTTGCCTTATCTTCTCCAACATGTTTAAGCAAGATGACTGCCAATAAACGATGTGTTCCACAAAAATCATGATTATTGCGAGACTCTGCATATTGGTCGCAAAAGTCGGCCAGTAGCTTGAGTGGTATTGAATCTTCTGTCTTATCTCCTTCCGCGAGAAGAATTTCATCTTTATAGTCAATATAAAAGTCTGGGTCTTCTGAGTTGCGAACTATGACAATCTCTTTCCTTGGCATCAAATCCTCTCCTTAATGTTCAATGTACTTTAATAGTGCTTTTATTCGATTAGGGTCATCATGTAACGATCCTAACGCTGTATTACACTCACTACACAATAACCCTCTAATTTTCCCTGTTTTGTGATCATGGTCGACGTGTAACATGGGGATGTAATCTTCAGTGCGTTTACGACGGCCCGGTCTGCGCGTCTCAGGACAACCGCACACAGCACAAACTCCATTTTGAGCCTTGAATAGCTCATTGTATTCATCCAGGGAAATGCCATAGTTCTGCCGGAGTTGTTTATCTCTTTCCTTGTCGTAGTCATACCTACCACGAACATAAGCATTACGACAATCAGTACAATGAGACTCATAATAGTTCGTAATACCGTAGGCATCATACTTCCTTCTGAACTTCTTGATAGGCTTTACATCTCCACACTTGGTACACAGCTTTTCCGTTAACTGACTTTCATCTAACATTCGTGTCTCCATCTTATAGAACTTTTGTTTGAGAAAGATAATTGCTCTTTAATTACTCTTTTCTTCACACTATTTTACCACAACAACTTAGTAATTACAACTATACGACACGTCAAAAGAACAACCTACCTGCAAAAAGTAACAGAGTATACACTAAAATTCTTTAACCGTCAATTTGCTGTTTAGTAGTTATATTCTCTAAAAATTCGTATGCATCGATTTGGCAGGATAAGTGCAATGTCTCAGGTAACAAAATAGCCCTACGTAGTCGATCTTTCTACGTAGGGCCCAACATTACCAGAAGATATTATCCATCAGGACATTCTTGCCAGGGCAGTGAAAAGCGGTAACTACAAGAAGATCATGCCGCCTTGCTCACTTTCCACAGAATAGTCCACAGGGAACCACTGACAGATAATCTGGCTCATCATCCACACGTCTCTCATCAGCGCGAATGCCATAATAGACCATTGCTGGCTCTGTTCCGATCCACTCTTCCATCGGGATAATCTTTGAGAGACGTGTGCAGTATCTGGCTTTGTGTGCTGGTAGTATCTTTTGCTCGTACATGATGGCTTCCAGGTCATCACCCACCCGATGAATTGGAGCGCCGAGGTAAGACTCGACCAGAGAAAGCCATGTGTCAACTTCTGGCAAGTCCATTCCTGTTGGATTGTAGAGATATTCATAGCTTAATTCCGGTTGTCTTCTCTTTTGGACGATAGCTGTTGCTAGAGAATCTTTGCCTGAGATTGGTTGTATATGTCTCATCCTTGCTATCTCCCACTCCACGCCTTTAACGTGGCCCTCTTCTCTGCGTCCCGTCTATGATACGTTAGGTGATGCCAATAATAATTAACGAAAACATACTTCCTCAACGCGCAATGCCAGGGGCAATCACACATTAAGAGAAGATACTGCTCTAGAACTCTGTCCACAATCTATCCTTTCAGCAGAGCCGACCAGCAAACCGGCCAGCCCTGCTCTACAACTACGACGCTTTTTGAGCCTGACGCTCACAATCTGCTATACGAGCCTCTATATCACTGGCCTGGTCCTCAGTCATGTCTTTTGGATAGATGGGGACATCAAGCCCTAACTCAAACTGGATGAAGGTGGCAAACTCTTCGATGTTGGTATAGAGATTGCCCAACTTCCGCCCACGACTGTAGAGGGCATTCAGTCTCTCAGATGAAACAATTCGTGGAGGCATTGGAGCACCCTGCAACCACGCTTTCAGGATCTCAGCCACCGATATATCAGGCTTGGGAATAACAGCGCCGGAAAGTTGAGGGCAGCGGCTTTTATCGACGATGAAAGTATTATCAATCTCCATGTTGGCAAAGAGATCAAATTCATATGCTAGGTCGTCACGCTGGACAGGAGCCATGCCGACCTTACGAGGTGTCTGCTTGCCGGTGCGCTCATCTTTCTCCAGTACATAATCCATCTTGGAGCGTACCGTACAAATGATGTGCAGCTTTGAGCCGAGGATGGTATTAACCAGCTTGTTCTGCAACTGCGTGGCATCATTCCAGGCTGAAAATGTATTGCCGCCGTACTTTTGTTTAGCAATCTTGTCTTTCTCTTCCAGCACACCGCCTGTTCCGGTCCAAGCGTGGGACAGACTATCAATCACCAGCACTGCGTAACCTGCAGCCTCTGCTTCATGGATAGCATCAATATATTTCTGAGGATGAAAGTTTGTTAGCTCCATTGTATCGAAATCGAAGGAGTCTGCGTACTTGGACGCGCTACCATGCTCTGTATCGATCAATGCTATTCCGTTACCATCGGACAAACCAGTTGCTAAAGTAAGTGCTGTCCATGTTTTCCCTGACCCGGCAGGCCCGGCAATGGCTAGACGAAGTTTGCTCTCGAATTTAGTTGCTTTCTTGAATCCCATCGTTTTTCTTCTCCTGCAGGACAGGATGATAACCTGTCCTGCTACTATTCTTTCTCGCTACGATTAAACTACTCGGTCTCATACATGCCATGCTCTTTGCCTGCTAAACACGAGTCACAGACAGGAACACCATTCTTAATCCTCCAACCATAGTCTTTAGCATCTTCAATGGCTTGATCTGGCGTCTCTGCTGTCTGGGACCACTTGCACTGTGAACACACGACAGCATAACTTTGTTGCTGGATGTCTGCACGCTGCCTAATATAAGAGTCAGCATAGACAGACGTTATCTTCCAGCGATCAAACTCTTCACTTCGTCTCATGTGTTTCCTTCTTTGCTGCATGATACTTCCGTATCCGGTCCATCGCCGCGAACGTTGCGCGAGCTTGATCATCTCCGTCTGCTGGATTGACCGGCTCGTCTGCGATGTAGCGGGTAGCAGGCTGATCTATAGGTGAAGCTGTAACGCGCAGAGCGTGTCCGGTTGGGGACTCAGGACACTCAAAAATGGTGTTGCAGGTCCAGATCAGTTTTTCGGATTTGTAGGTAAACATCTCATCCTCCAGTTTGTTTGAGCCGTATGCCTCTTGCTCCAACGTCTCAGCTTGCCTGGTCAACTTGGCCGCCTGTTACGGCATTGCTCACGCTCACTTCTTTTCTGCTCCAAAGAGATACGGCTGTTCCCCGACCGGCGAACGTTCCGCGACGACCACATCCGCCAAGTAGCCAGTCCATGTTGACGTTGCGCACACCATTCTCTACCTGCGGCATGTTGACGTTGCGCACACCATTCTCTACCTGCGGCATGTTGGCAGAGTCAGTCGTCTTCATGGCTGGGAAGTCGCGTAAGAGCATTGCTGCGGCTTCACGAGCCTCAACACTCTTGATGTGGTAGCACCTGCGCTTGCCGTGGCTCTTGGTGAAACCGTCACAATCGCAATGGCTAGCACAGCCATTCTCGTGCGTCCACACCTGATACTCTTTGCCGTCTGCATTGCGCAGGAGATAACAACGAGTACCGTTGAATTTCTTGTTGCACTTGAACTTGTAAATAGCTACGAGCGTTAGCTCTTTGGTCTTGCTTGATTTTTTGTTTTGAGTTACCATGGTTTCATCTCCATTTGGTAGGCGATTCACCTGCACTTGTGACGGTTCCGGTGAGTCGCGTTTTTTGTTTCGTTCGATGTGTGTATAATACCATAGCTTGATGGTATTGTCAAGCGTTTTCCTATTGAATTTTCCATTTCTTCGTGGTATTCTAAATTCGTTCCCGAAAATGACAGTGAAGGAGAACGCTATGCAGAAAGAACGAGAAGTGAAGGAGAACGCTATGCAGAAAGAACGAGAAGTGAAGGAGAACGCTATGCAGAAAGAACGAGACAAGCACATAGTACAAAAAGTGCCTGGGCTCTTAGATAGATACAGATCTGAAATCATAGAAGGTCTGGGCAAATCTTCCTTTGATTTGTTATCACCTAAGCAAGTAGCAGCAGAACTGAATGTAGATACGAGAAAGCTACCAGATCTTGTAAGACAGGGATGGCTAACACCCGCCCCTGTTCCTGCTATCGGTACGGCAAATCTGTACTACCGCTGGCGCGTCGAGTTTGTCAAGCGCCATAAGCGAACCTACCAAAAGTCAGCTTAAATCCACCGCTATCCCTCTTGTAAATACCATTAAGAAGTGGTATTATATGGGTTTGCAAGAGGAGTAAGTAAGTGACAACAACTATTACTGTTAGCGTGACGCTCTCAGATAAAAAATTTGATTGGTGCATTCAGGAACTAGTACGACAGGGGACAAGCCCCACATTACAGAATATCGAAGCCTTTGTTCAAAAAACCGTCAATGACGCGATAGAACACAAAACGAATAGTACTTCTACCGGCCCATCCTATGTATATACATTGGCTTATCCTGAGTCGATGGGAGGGAGAATTTTCTATGTAGGCAAGGGGATGGGCGAGCGCATGCGCGATCACGCTAGAGAGGCTAAGAAAGGGGTTCCATCTCAAAAGTGCAATATCATCCGTGAAATCTGGGCTGCCGGTGAAAAAGTTATTGCCACCAAGGTACACGAAAATCTTAGTGATATCAGGGCATTGGAACTGGAAAGACAGCTTATCTGACCCGGCCCGTAAAACCCCTTGCCCTTTAGGCATGGGGAGTAAGTCAACGGCAAGATGAAATACCGATGGTCTTGTTCTCCTGGTACAAAGAAGGCGTCTTCGAGGGATACACAGGCCAACCATCTTTTGCTGAAGCCATACGATGTGATCTGACAAAAGATGCGGACACGATCAACTGACGTTCAAATGCTAACATTGTAGTTCCACAATGTTGATACATGTATCGTATATTGTAGTGCAAATTATTCGGTTGCAAAATGTAAAAAGGCCGCTAACCCGCATGAGGAGCGGCCCTACTTTACATTTTCGGAGGAAGACGTTATTATTGTTTTGTAGGTCAATATTCTCGGAGACAGCGTAGTCTCTTTGCTCATTTGGACTACGCGTCTCTGTTCTGCAATCGCCTGAGTTCGCGCCTTAAGATACGATTTTCTTTTACTAATTCCTCCTTTCTGGCTTTTTCTTTTGAGAGTTCTTTTCTCAATGAGTTACATTCTTGGATAAGATTTGCTCTTTGCTCTAAAGATTCTAGTGATTGATCGGCGCCATCGATTACCTCGCCTACATCAAACCAAGAAACACTAAAAAACAATTCCCAGGCGACAGGGAGGATAACTCCTTTTTTTTCAGCCAATTTGCGATAACTCTCAGCCAGCAACAAGACCGTTTCGCGTTTGGCCCCGCCTTTTCCATGCGTGGCCAGCGAAATGGCACCATCGCTGACGCCAGCCCGTTCGGCCATATCAGACATATTCGTCTGCAAAAGGATATTCAATGTCTGCATCCATCTTCCAAAGCGATTGAGATTTCCTTTTTTTTGTTGCGTCTTCCCCGCTAATGGGGAATCAAACATTGTTGTAGCGCACCTGCCTTTCTTCAATTAATTGTTAAACATCCAGGATGGCAACTGCTCACCATCAGGATTGATAATCGCTGGTGTCTGAGACGAATGATTTACATATGGCTCCTCTTTGCGGAGGTCCTCTAGCCAACGATAAGTATCTTCGTCAAGTTGCAATCCAAGCGAAATACGCAAAAGCGTTTGCTCGCTAATACTTGACTCACCTTTCACCGCACGGCTAATAGTAGCACGATGAAGTTTCCGCATCGCGATTTCTGCTAGCATTCGCTCTGTTGGCTCAGGTATGGCAGCAATCATCTTTCTGACCTGTTCATTGGCTCTACGTGCGATTTCTGCGTGAGACAATCCCGATTTACGCACCACCAGAGCAAATGCCTCAAAAAAAGAAAGCTGCTTTTCACTACTGATCATCAATGACCCTTTCTTAAAATTTGATTAAACTGCTACTTGACATCTTTAGGATTACTAAACTATACTTACTTATCTACGTTGTTGTAACAACGATAGTATACCATGACGGTGTTCCTATTGATGAGCCTTCATTCATTAGTTATAACGCCGTGGTTCCTTGTTCGCTTCTCTGCCGAGAAAAGTACTGGGTGTTCTATTCTTAAACATCGTTGTTGAGCCAGATCCCTAGACGAAGGAACGCCTGGAGATGTGTAGCAGAAGGGGAAATCCATGTTTTATCCAGTCTGGTGGCCCTCAATTCGTCAGCGTGCTTTCTTGAGACAATTTCAGGCTTCTCTCAATCGTCTGGAAGTTATGACCTCTCATCCTGGAGTGATTACGCCTCCATCTATTCCAATTCCAGTAGATTTACAGCCAACCTTTCGCATTCCAACGGTACACCCAAACACAGGAGACCTTGACATGAACATGATTACACAAGAAGCCAACCAATCAAGCAGACAGATAGAAGAGGAAGATGATGCCTATACCATAAAAAAAAGGGTACAAAAAAAACTATTAAGCTATTATCAACACAAAAAATATTTACCGCGAAAAATACGAATAAGTCCACATAACATTATTTCTCTTGAAAAAGAGGGACTAATCACCACAATCTTCTACCTAAAAGATACAAATGTTATCGTGGATTTTGATTCGCGAATGGGAGATGAAGTTGAATGCAGCGATGCTTAAAACAGGGGTATCTTATTCCACGATCAGGGCTAGATTGTTCCAGGCTCATTCATAGCCTGATTGGGTTAGACGTACCATCATCTTCGTTCTCAAACCAGGATGAGGATATATCACTCCTGACAACGATACATCAGGCAGTCGTTTTACAAATGAATTGCACTCAGCCGATGCCAACATTAAAAATGAAAACGAAGGAAAACACACAATGAAACACAAAAAACAGCAAAACAATGAACTTCTGACCGTCCGCGAAGTCGCACGTCATTTACGAGTGGATGATACCACGGTCCGCCGTTGGATCAAGAGCGGCGCGCTAGAGGCGATTGCTCTACCTCATGCGAAGAAACGCCAATCTTATCGTGTGAGAAAATCTACTCTTGATACTTTACTGGGGGCAGTGCTGTGAACACTACCATGCCACAACCAATGACGGCGATGCAACGGCTTGTACGGATATTGAGGAATATTCTCCTGGTGGCTGAACTGGAGGAATATCTGGAGGAAGGTTTAATTACAGAGCGGGAGATGCTTCGTCTCTTATCAAACCGCGCCGTCAAACCCCTGTCTTCAGACACGGGGATAGAAGGCGCGTTCCTTTAAAAATGTGTTGGCTGCGGGACTCGCAGTTGTATCAGCCTGTGGAGAGAAAAGACGCATAAAAGGATGTATATGTTATGGACTACAATTATGATGGCGAATTTGATGTGTTCGCTAAAATTCGCGAAGCGGACACAACCGCTCCATGTCCGCTTCTTGTCCTGTTTCCTGTTATGACCGAGCAGGACGCGCTCAACGACCTGGCCATTTTGGTTAGTAGGGGCCTTCTGAAATGGGAGGATGGTCACTACATCGTCACTGAAAAAGGCCAACAGTACCGACGCGCATTTGAGCAGGCTGTACTGGATGCTCAGAAAGAGAGTGTACAACTCTCATGAGCCATTACGATGTTACTGCGCTCCTGACGATTTTTTCGTTCGTGCTCCTTGCAGTCTGGGGCGCATATCTGAAAGGCTGCCGCGATACTTGGCGGCAGGCCGATGAGATGCTACAGGTCCAATCGATCTTTCCGACGGAAGAAACTTCATCGAATCCGTTGGATTGGCCAGAGATGCCATTTGCAGCCAATTGCCAGGAATGCCAAGCCGAGCAGGAGTCGCCGTGGTGATCGTCCTGATTGCGCTGGGACTCGTTATGCTTGCGCGCGGATTCGATCTTCTATCACGCAGTCACTTTTATATAGCACTGATGATTTGGAGCGTGTGCGCCAAGAACCCCGGCATGAATGCGCGGGGCTTGTCCCTAACCCGCGAGGGTTGAGACAATAGGCTGCTTGACTTCAGCCCTAGAGATATTGATCGCGGCGTTGATGTCAGCGTTCATCGACAATCCGCAGTTCACACAACAGAAGGAGGCTTGACTCTTGCGGTTCTCTTTTGCGCAATGCCCACATGCAGAGCACGTACGGGACGTGTACCGAGGGTCAACAACGCGCAATGGTACGCCTGCTAGAGCGGCCTTGTAGGAAAGGAACAAACACAATTGACCGAACGACCAGGAACTATGGCGACTACGCTGAGATCTTCTAACCGTGCGTTCCGTACGAGTACGGATGTGCCTAAGATCTTCAATCGCTATAGCTTGCCCGTTGGCTTTGGCCTTCTGCACAATGCGTTTGCTGATGACGTGGTTGGTGTTACGTTTGAATCTGGACTCACGACCAGAGAGTTTCTTGAGATGCCTTTTTGCGGACTTGGTACCGCGTTTCTGAAGGCGTTGACGAAGAGAGGACATGCGTTGACGGTTTTTCTCGACTGCCTCACCACTGAAGGTCTCACCTTCGGAGTCAGTGGCAAGGTTCACGATGCCCAAGTCTACACCGAGGGTCTCAGAGCACTCCCCTGGTTCTGGTGTAGGGGTCTCAAGAGTTACCGCAAGGTAGAAGATCCCGTTGCGATAGAGCAAATCAGCTTGCCCCTTGATACGATCCATACGTGCCTTCTGATATCCTCCAACAAGGAAGGGAACCAGGACGCGTCCAGAGAGTGCCGTCAGGGAAACCGTACTCAATCCCTTGAAAGCCATCACACGAGGGTCATAGACGATGGCTCCCTCTGGTCGAAACGAGGGTTTGATGCTCTTGTCCCGCTTGTAGGCTTCAGCCGCTTTACTAATGCAGCGAATAGCCAATTGAGCAGGAAGCTTGTAGGTGGTACGCAACTCACCATACACCAATTTCTGCAAAGCGAACTTGTTAGCAGACTTCTCTGCATAGGCAACGTCTGCCACATAGTTCGCCGCTTCGTTAAAGGCGTGCATGGTCTCAATCAAGGCTTGGTGCTGTTCTTCAGTTGGAGCAAGCTTCAAAAGCATCGTTTGTTTCATAGCCCAAGTATAGCACTATTGAAGAATATTGTCAATGGGCGAAGGTACCCCGGTGCCCAAGCCCCAAACAAGGAAGGCCCATTCCTCCCCCGCATGAATGACGGGGGCATCCTGGGCCGGTTTGGTGATGGCGCTCCAAATCTGCGAAGGGCTGATTCTCGATCGCGATCTCAATGCCGCGATCAACATTGTGAAGGAAGCATTAAGAACTACCGGCAGTTCGTCGGGAAGTGACGCCTGTGGAGAGAGCAGCTCTGGCCTTGTCAACGGACAAGGTGAAACTGCTCTCGTTGAAGCAGGAACTAAAGGCGATATTTGTGGCTTGTCCCAAATGTCCATGTTTTAGAGAACGGTGTAGGAGTGGGACTACAGGAAGAGAAGAAAACAGTAAATCATAATCACAGAAAGGTAGAAGGGAATGACCATTCAAGAGATACAAAAATTAAAAGAAGTGGGATTTACGGTAGAGCAGATCGAAGAGCTTGATTTGAAGCTGAAAAAGCGTGTCGGTTTCCGTGCACTCGTTCACATGATGCGCACGCTTCAGGACTATCAAACGCCATTTAGCGAAGTAGTGGAAGCTTGGCGACTGGCAGCAATCATAGGAATGCCAGTTTCCTCCCCTGCTTGAAAGACAGGGGCTTCCGCAGGCAGAGGTTCTGTGACAAAAAAACAGCAACGGTGCCAATCTCCCCACTGGCACTGTTGCTCATTTCTCACTCTCAAATATTATAACACAAAATTTCGCGAAAATTGGGGAAATACTAGGAATTAGCCATGGCTGGACAGAAAGAGGTGAAAATAAATATTCCATTGCAGATTGACGGTGGCATTTTGCCGCAATCAGTACGCGAACAACAAATGAAGCAACAGCGTCCCATCTCGCACAATCGCACAGATGAACGAGTCTAGCGGATTCAACCGAATCTCCAACCTGAAATGCAAAGGCTCTAGCGCTCCAATGGCGCATAGAGCACAATATTCTTATTGGCAATTTCGATCTTACAGGAGAGCAATAGCATGGACATACACCGTGAGATTAACCGCATCATAGCCAATCTTTCACAGCCGCAGTTACTCCGCTTCGAGTTCCATAGAAATGGCTGCACTGTCATTTTGTCTAACAAACGAGGAGAGCACAAATACGAGATGTCACTCTACAACTTGCTGTGCCTCGGTTTTGAGAGCCACCAACTCGCACAGATGATGGAAGATGAGAATGTTATTTATTTTGCGCAGGAGCCGCAACCATGAGAAAGCATCGTCTCTTTGGCAGGCTTCCAGGCCATCGCCGATTTGCGCACCCGGTGACCGTCACTGTCGAACGCCGTAACGATAGTTGTCCTCGTCTCCGACCCATGCGCTACGCGGTTAGTGATGGGCATACAATGTGTTTCGGCTATGGTGCAACAAAAGGCGAAGCATTGGCAGACTACAAACAAACACTTGTGGATTACTTGAGGTTTCTCGACAAATACAAATTGTTTCTGTCGCCCCAGCCAGAACTGGAGTGGATGAGACAAATGATTACCTGGAGATATTAATTCTTTTCATGGAGCTACTTGCGTTTTTGGCAGATGTGGTGTGCTTGTGCGGCATACTTCACAATTTCCGCGCAGGCGGATTCTGGGGGCAATCATGACCGAGACAATCAACTGGCAAGCCCTGCCTGAACTCCAACGTGACGAACTGATTCACACAGCAGTCATGGGACACAGTCCAGACGAACCATGTACCGGGCAATTTACGCCTCTTGACCCTGAACCCGATGGACTAGGATGTCCTACCTGTGGTGCTGAAATCACCTGGGGAGATCTGAAAGACGCCGATGAAATGCA